TTATCGAACAAATAAACCAGCAACTGTTTTTGTATTTGCATATAATTTTACGGATGTATCAGACATCCTAGAAACACCAGCAACATACGTTTTTCCATCATATACTGCTTGGAATGCACCGCTATTATAGTCACTTGTTGACCAATTCCAATTTGCTATTGGAATAACTGTTGAAGATAAAATTCTACCCGTTTGATAAGCAACGGCGGGACCACATGTCAACAATATTTCAGAATAATTACGTAAATTTTTTACTGTAAATGTTTTAGATGTTGCACTATTACCAGCTAATTCGCAAAGTTTTGTCCATTTATATTTACTACCTATATCATTTTTAATATTGGTTATCGTTGTCTCCAAATTAGTATCATCATTCATAACAACATACTCTGATGATAAAAGATATTTTACATAACCTGTTGCAATTTTAAACAAAAGTTTTATTCTCTTCTTTTGAGCTAATATTGCCATTTATCTATCACCACCAAATCTAAATATAACTTTTCCGAAAATTTTATAATATGGAGGATTATCGACTTCATAGTTAAACCATTTCCATTCGATATAATCCAATACGGGAATAAAAATTGCAGATAATAACATCCATAAAAAATAAAATGGCAAACATATTTGCCCTTTAAAATTTAATGGCATATTACGATAGTCCCATATTCCATAATCAAAATTCCAGATTAAACCAACGCATAATTCTCCAATTGTTATTGCAGTAGCACAAATAATGCATTGCAATAAATAATCCATATCATATCCAAATAAATCATTTAATCCATCAATGAAAAACAATGCTGAGAATCCAGCTAATAAGAACATTGTCCAATGAGAACTATGAACATCTTTAAATAAAACTTCCATTAAGTAATAAACCGTACCAGAGAATAAGAATATAAATACATGACAAAAAATTCGTTTTAAATAATATTTTATTTTATTCATATTTATTCACCACTTGTATTAAATTTCTTTTCAACATATGCAAGCAATGCATCTTTAGATTCGTTAATCTTTGACATCACTTTAAGATATTTTTCATCTGTAATTTCCATACCATATGTAATTGCTTTTACAGACACAAGATCTTTTGCTTCATTAATCATGGCATTTAAAACATTGCAATAAGTTGTATGATAAGTTTTATTTGAACATAAAGACATGTAGATATTCTGAATATCATTTGGCTGATATAAAGTACACAATTCGCCATCAGCATGATACGGAAGCGGAAGAGTAAAATCAGTAAAAATAGCAGTTATAATCAAATCTTTTACATTGCTTTGATCTTCGATTGTATAAGAAAAATGTTTCTTACCAAGCGTTGTTTCTACATCAACACCATTTTCAATCGCAGCAGTACACTCTTTCCCAATTTGTGTTTTATAATAATCCTTAAACTCATCCAATGTCATATTGTTTGGGTTTACAATTCCAACAATTGATTTCACATTATCTAATTCTTCCGATACAGAAGGTTTCTCTAAAATAACAGTAGTTATATCACAAGGAATTTCTTTTGATATTTTTTCTATCTCTGCTGGATGTTCAATCCCACTATCATCCGTCCATGCTTCTTTTACAACACGGTCTTCATATTCAACAATGGAAGATGACTCTGTTAAGATAGAAGTCCTTTTCATATAGAGATTATGATTTTCTAATATGTTATTAGTTTCATCTACAATATCAATATAATCAATGATATCCGTACCGAAAAATGTTTTTAATTCTTTTATATCTGCGTCAATGAATTTTACAATCAGTGCATTAGTAATTGCAAAATTATAATATTTTATTTTTTTACCATTTGGCAATCTTAAATATCTATCCAACTATATTCTCCTTTCTTATAGTACTTGTCTTTAACCAGAATCCTCCGTTTGGTTGACTCTCCGGCTCAGTATCACTAGGAATAATCATCTTACTTATTAAATCCAAAATTCCGACCAGTTCACCATTCGCATTTGTAGCAAGAATATCTGTAGCAACTTGAAATTTTTCATCTCTTGTAATGTCTGGAATCATTCCAACTGATACTTGATTATTGTCTCCAATAAACATAATTGGAACACCTTGCTCAATATTTAACTCATAATGATTTTCATTTGAAAAAGAATCTCTGATATAAAATTGAAAATTATAAGCCTTGTTATTATCCAGAACCAATTTACTTGATCCAGAACCAGTAATTCCAAAAGTATCATCCTTTGTGTTTTGAGCAAAAGATAAAATATATTCTGAAGAATTAGAAGATATAGTAACTCCATTAATTACAGAAAAGTTTACAGGATACGAACTTCCTTCTTCTGCATATCTATATCCAACAGTTTTTATTATATTCTTTTCAACATTGTCAACTGATATTTTCGAAATAATTCCTTGAAAATCCAAGACAATTTCTGATTCATAATCGTTAAGACGTTTTAGATTAATGGCAGAAAATTTAGGAAGAGAGTATGGTAATACAGTAAAAGATTTTTTAACTGTCTCAGAAACATTTCCTCTCGAATCAATAGCATAAATACTAATTGTTCCAATCCCATCTGTATTATATTTACCAAGATTACACAAAATTTCTGCCGTATCACTGTATTTTTTTTCGTAGGAATCAATGGCAACTCCATCAACAGATATTATATATTTAATTATCGATGCTCCATTTTTAGCAACTGCTTTTTTAGCAACTGGAATCCTTACTTTCATTAAGCCATAGTTTTTTATCATGTATGTTTTATTGCCTAATACAGCTTGCGTAGAGGTATCTTCATCACCATAATCAAAATCAGTGAATACTGGATTAGAATTCTTTACATTAATAGTACCTACTATTTTACTTGAGATATAATTTATAGTTTTCTTGTTTTCAGTAATTGTCGTACCACATTCAATTTTACATTTTTTAGAATTATCATTTGGAAGCTTAGAATAAAAAATAGAAGAATAATTTGATAACTGCCATGTATACGAACCCGCTTGAATAACTTCATCAGTTTTCAAAATTTCTTCCCAATTATCAGAATCATCTTTTATATAAAAAGCGAGCCATGATTTATTTTCAGAAAAATTATTAAAAGTAAGATTAAGATCATCTCCTATATTATAAGAAAATCCTTCGTTTAAATTAGAAATTGAAGCTACAGATTTTGTAGTAAATTCTATATTAGAAGAAGTAGTTGCTAATTGAGAATCTTTTCTTCTTACCCAGCATTTTATTTTATATTTCGTTCCAGGGTTTAATGTACTTTCATTTGGTATGCTTGCACCAGAAGATGCAGCTCCCGTATAAGTAAATGAACCGGACGTTCCATTAACAGACCCTGGATTATCTGTCCATTGAGAGGAATCATTAAGATAAACCCTCACCCAATCAACAGTATCTGCTGTAGCCCAATTCATTTTTACATATGTTTTTCCAACTTCAGCAACAGACCATGTTTTAATAGAAGTATATCTTGGAATCTTGTCTAATGTTACTGTCTTATTCGTATCATACGAACCAATTGAGAAGTTACCATTTCCCCAAACACGAATATTAATTTGCTTAGAACCATCTGAATTATGACCAACTGTCCAATTTTTTGCATATACCAATGTCCATGTATTTGGATTAGACATTGACACTGAAAACCCAGTTTCATTTTTTTGGCTACCACCATTAATTACACAATATGTATTAACTTTTCCGTAACTTGTATATCCTGAATTTGTTCTTCTAAAATATACAGATACACTAATATTTGAGCTATTCGCAGAAGATCCATTACTTGAAGAAGACCAATTAACCTTTCCTTGAATATAACTGTTCCTCGTTCCAAATGTCCATGAGCCACTTGCCATTCAATCACCTCATCTTTCTGAATTAAAAAAGAGAGGTAATTAAACCTCTCATAAAAATTAACTTGTACCTCCGGATTTTACAAATGCAACTCCTTTTACAACCGTTCCATTAGCATATTTATAAGCATTTGTTGTCATTTTAATATAATCAGTATCCCATCCTTTTTCGCACAATAACCTTCGTGTTTTTGTTGTATCTTTATCTATCCAGAATACTTTTTCTCCATGATATAATCCACAGAATTGATCGATCGTCATTTGTGTAGTTTGTCCTGTTGTCGGATTGGTAACAGTTATACCATTTTTGTTAAGCGTAATGTTTGTCTGAATATTATATTTATTTTTATTTTCACCCATATTAAGCTCGGCAAATAAAGCTTCCCATCCATTAGAACTCTGTTGGATTAATGATGCTAATTTATTGTTGTTTTTATCCACTGATTCAGCAGTTGCATATATATTACCAACTTCCACTTTGAAACTTGCCAAAGCTTTTTCTGTTTCTGATATCTTTGTATCTAAGTCTTCCCGTAATTTTACCAATGCGCTATTTGCATCTTCGTAATTTTTAGAAACAGTCCCATTGATTTCTTTCACTGTTTGTGTCAATGTACTTAAATTACCAGAAGCATCAGATAATTGTGACCTTGTTTCATTGAGTGTCATGCTTAATTTATTCATGGAAAAAATGATATTGGATTCATTTAGATAGTACAATTTACCATCAAAAGATTCTTCATAGCCACCAGTTATACTACTGTCATATAATGTTACCCATGTGACACCATCTATAGAAGTTTGGAGTTTATGGTTAAAAACGAATTTGCCATCAGCGAATCTATGCCATATGCGAATATAATCGATATCATTATATATCTGACCAAGATCAATTTCGATGCATGTTTTCCCGGTATTGATAACATAATCGTCCTCTGAATAATGATATACAGTATTCCCATCAACATCAATTGTATAAGATGATAATGTTCCGTCTTTAATACTTTCTATATTATTTACCATTACTGTACTTAAAGCTTCATTTTTGGCTTGTAATTTAATAGAAGAACTATCTAATACATTTTCTCCATCATGCGTAATTACGTTAATTTCACCCCAATAGTTCTTATTATCCACATTATTTCCATCCAGCCAATCTCGAATATATCTAACGGCAGTGACTCCAATATCTTGTTTTTTTGAAACTGACATTTCTATAGAATCTGCCCTTTGATTAAATTCTGATTTGATAGAATATAACTTTATATCAAAATCTTCCGGAGCTGGTGTCCACGCAGTAGCAATAATGCCAGTCTCCAATTTTGCATTGTAAAACCAATATTCTCCAGGAGAGAATATTAAATCTATGTAGTTTGTATTATTATTTTCAATTGTAAATTTCTGAATTAATCTTTGCCACGAAGTAGTAGAAGCAAGATTAAAAGATTGTGTGCCGATTTTTAATACAATGTTTGATGTAGCAGCAGATTTAATAACTATCTGATATACATAATCATCGGCTATTTTAATTGTATTATTTAACCTTAATGTTGCGGTTTCAGTACAAGTCACATGACCGCATGTTATTGTTTCTCCAAGAAGTCCAGAAACGGATGTTGTATCAAAAGTTTTCATGTGACCTCCTTTTTATATAATAAAAAGACAGCAGTAAAAAATACCGCCATCTTTTATAAATCTTTTGCTTTAATTCTAATATAGTTCTTAAGAACTTCTGATTGATGTTCTACTGGAATTTCCATTCCATAATACATTTCACTAATTGTCTGTGCATTCGTTTCTTTGCTAATCCATACATTTAAGCTATTGCAGTATGTAGTATTATATTTTACGAATCCCATTGCAGCAGCAATTAGTTTCTGAATATCTTCAACACTATAGTATATACAAGGATTACCATCACTGTGATATTCAATTCGTGTTTCACCGGATTCAATAGTTGCTTGTAATCCGAATATATTAATTTGATCCTTTTCAGTGAGAGAGAAGTGTTGTGTTCCTGTAGACATTTCAACATCAATTCCATTATAAATTGTCTGTTCACAAGCCTCTGAAATTTCACTTTTCTTAAGAGTTCTGATTTGCTCTAAGTCGTAATCGTCTACCAGTGTCCACACCTGCCTAATCGCATTCTCTTCCTCCGTCCACTCCGATTCCCAGTGCTTGCCATCCGTCACCTCAGCAGGCATATCTGTGTACACCACCTGTTTATATCCTAACTGTTCCAGTTCTTCCTGGAGCGGATTGTTGATTGTTTTTCCATCCAAAGTAATGGTTTTGGGTGCACTCCGAATACACCCGTTTTGTAATTTTGCGTGCATTTAATCACTCCTTTCTTATTCGAATATAATCTCCATCGAAGCTAGCAGCACCGATATCACCGTGAGAAAATTTATTATTGAAACCACATCCGACATACAGTGTGCCGTCTGATGGAATAACAATCTCAATGCTTCCAGATTCTGCAATCTGATTTGGAACATAGGTCAAGTACGCTCCACCGCATCTACGCATATCATAGATGTATTTATTCTGTGTTCTAACATTGTTCCATTCGATATAGTATTTCTCGCCTTGCTTAACATCAATCACGATGGCAGGACAACGTTTTCCGTACCAAGCCCCAATATCAGTAAGGTAAGCTTCATAGAGCCATTCGCTTGTTTCTTCTTGTGTATTATTAAGCAACCTACGCCTTAAACTGTGCTGTGCTGTGCTGTGCTGTCAGCATTTTAACATCAACTCCTTATCTAACGATATAATACCGTTACTTTACTGCCTGTTTTGAATAAATTGTTCGTAACGAGCGATATTTCTTTTATGGATTCTACATTCGTCAAAAGATTTTGAAATCCTACAAGTTCATTATTTCCTTTTTTTGATATTGTTCCATCCAAAAATCCATTTATAACTTCCGCTGTAATCTTTGTATAATACTCATTTCCTGCTTTTCTCAGATATGTCAATGGATAATTTGATACTCCTTTATTATTTATTCTTAGTCCATCAGACCCCACTCCTGTGCCACTTATGCTATCATCACCGTTGTTCTCTCTCCCCCAGAATAGTACTGTTATTTCATTTGCATCTGGAATTTTGACTGTAATAGTTTTCGCATCTTCTTTCAGAACAACGGTATCTAATGTTTTCCATTCTTTCATCTCATTCTCCTCCTGTCCATTCATAAACATCATTCTCCGGCGGTTCATATCGTCACCGCCCAACTTGACAGGAGCGAATCAGCTACAGTATCATCGCCCTGACTGACTGACTGACTGACTGACTGACTGACTGACTGACAAGATTGTGTTTTATTCTGTATTTCATGTCAATTACCTCCCGTAGATTTCTATTGTGCCAGATGTAAACTTATGGCTATCATACAAAGTACTTAATGTTATTCTAGTAATACTTTCTGGGAACCATTTATTCGGCATTATTGCCATTCTATACATTTGTGTTGACGCAACATTAAGTCCATATGTCCCGTGATTATTTCCCGTTCTTATCCATGTTTTTCCAACTTTCTTTATGTGCTGAATAGTGTTTTGTGCATTTGTGGATAATTCACCGTTTATTCCATTGAATCGATTGTTAGTTGCGATCGTAATAAGCAATTGCGAATTAGCCGTTGCTTTTAAATCCTCACAAAACAGGTATACATCTGTACAAGGTTTACTCAACTGTATCTCTACAGTAGCCGTATCTTCCGTTATACTTGCAGTACCGACAAGCTCATATTCTTCGCTCATTGTGCTTTCTTCCTCACTTCCTAATGTTCTCCGTCTCTCCATCAGCTCACACTCCAACTCTGGCTCGTCAGCAAGCCCTCTAATATAGACACCTCATAGATTTTGTTAGCATCTACCGTAAAGCTCCCGATATTGACCCCTGCCGGATGTACCACCCTTGTCGCTGTTGCTCCGCTTTTAAAAATAAAATGTACCTCGCCTGTTCCCTCTCCGATGGTGTATGCTAATGATGTCATTTCAGGGAATACATAGAGCTTGTTAGGCTCTAAGGTTACTGCGGTATCTGTAGACAGCTTTTCTACTCTTTCGATGCCACTTGTTTCTATGGTGATGGCAATGGCTTCTGAACCATCGTAAGTGTACTCTTTACCGCCATATGTGATTGTTAGTGCTTGTCGGTTTGGGAGCTTTTTTGGAAATTTATTTTCAACATATTTTGATAAATTATTAATTTTTAAATTCTTAATTTTTGATTCTTGATTATCCCAGAGCAGAAATAAATCATCTGCTCCAGGAGAGGGTTTGTCATCATATGAATTGAACATCTTTTCTGACATAATATACCTCCTTTTAGATTGTGATAATCATATTATTTTCTTCATCTACAACATAATTTCCATCTGAATCAACCACATAACTTGTAGTTCCTCCGACAAAATAGTAGTCTTCAAATTCAAGCGTATTAGAATTTCTAAGTAAATTCCTTCCACCAATTTTTAATGAATTTAACCCATTTTTTGTCATATAAGTTTTTTCTACTTCCTGTTTGAAAGAAGAGGAATCTTGTTGTAGCTTTGTAATATTGTTATTTGCATCTGTAACAGATTGTTGAATCTGTTTATTTGTCTGAATAACTTCTGTGATATTCTTTTTGTTGTCAGTAACTTTACCTTCAATTTCATCTGCACGTACAGATAATTCTGTTCGTACTTCATTCGCAGCTTCCCAAGATGTATCACAATATGGTTCTGTATATACAGTGCTAGATGGATTACTATAGACAATTTTATTCCTTGTCCACATATATTTTCCAGCTTCCCAAGATGGGGCAGTGTTATCAATCCATGATCCATCAGTTTGAGTTGTTTTAGAAGAAGAAAGATAATATTGAGGAGTAATAGATACAATACCTGTACCTGTTTCACCCTTTTCGCCAATACCATTTTCTCCTTTTGCTCCTTGAATACAAACCGGGTTTGACTCAGATGTTGTCCCGTCCGCTTTTGTAGTTACTGTTTTACTCCAAATGTATTTCCCAGATTCCCATATAGGCGTTCCAGAACTCCATTCTCCACCAATCAATGAAGTAGAAGATGTTGATACATAGTACTGAACTTCAGAACCGGTTGCACTTTCAGATTTTGTTGCATATGTTTTACTTGCAGAAAGATTAATTTCTTTAGCACTTTCCGAAATAGCGGTTTTCATTTGACCATTCGTAGGATAATCTTTCAATTTGTCATTGGTTACATAATTCTTAATGACCTCTTGCCTAAATCCTTCCGCAGTTTGTTCATTTGTAGAAACCCTTTCAGATAATTCTTGAACTGTAGATCCATCTGCTTTTTTCTCAACTTTAGATTGTACGTCTGATACAGTAGAAGTAATTCCTTCTATTGTAGTTTCCTGTTTCGACTGTTGATCACGAATAATTTTGATGGTTGTTTTATCATAATTGTCAATCGAATTTGTAATATCACTTTGCCAAACCTTATCTGTGATACTTTTATTTACAGCATCGACCTTTGAAGATACACCTGATATTGTTTCAGTAATTTCTTTTATCTTTTCATTTACTCCATCAGCATCAGTTAACACGACAACTGTCTGACTATCTAACTCATTTGTTATACCTCCAGATGCACACAAGATACATTTAATAGATGAGATAGAAGAGGAACTAGGAGTATATGTAACGGTATGTTCGTCTTTTGCAGATGTGTACTTTGTACTATACTTTAGACCGTCTGTAGATTCTGAAATTAAAAACCGTCCAAGATAATCATTTCTTGTATCAGATTCTCCGTCTTTATAGTAAGAAGAGAATATAATAGTAGAAGGAGTTAAAGTATCATCTGTATTCTTTTTGATTACATAAGTTGATGTATCTAAAGAGAATAATCTGGCATTCTGACCACTTTGACCTTGCTCACCAGATTTAGTTTTTGTCCATGTAAAATTCTTTACAACTTCCTTTTCTGCAATGGTAAATGTTAATTGAATTGTTCCATTTAATACATTTTCGCCACCAAGGTCAGAATCCTTCGCAACATTTAATATGATTTTTCCTGTTGTTGTTTCTGTGGAATTTGTAATTTCTCCAAGTGTGATTCCTTTCGGTAACAAGCCTACACTGGCAATACATGGAATTTGTGTTAATCCTACATATCCAACAAAAGGAATCTCAATCAACATAGGAACACTTGTAAGTCCTTTACTTGTACATGGAATATTTTGACTTTCATTTCCAACGGCAATATTAAACGATGGTTCTAAATCAGCAATTTCACTTTTTATAGAATCAATAGACTCTCTGATAGACGTAAATTCAACATCGATACCTTTTCCATTTACAAGAACCTTACCTGCGTCAATATTTCCATTTTCATCTGCTTCGACAATATTAAAATTCAGTTTTTCTTTGCCGATAGTTCCATTGGCGACCATATCATTTTTAATCAGACCATCAGAAATAGCAGATTCTTTAATTCCATAAGAATCAATTAGGACACCTTTTCCAGTTTCATCATAGAGACAGAAAGTAAAATTATCATTTGCATCTCGACCAATTTGAATCCTTGTGACATTATTCTTATCTTTGAACTGCATCGTATTCCCAACAATCTCAAGAGAACCGTCATTTGATTTTACATGAAACTTATCGGTGTCGATTTCACTTGCTTTTAGCATGGAAACGGTGATATTGGCAGCAATTAAATCTCTGATAACAGCTTCATCAATCTGTACATTTTCAGCAGTGAGCTTGATAATATGTGCCATTTCAGAACTGATGTTACCTGCAAGAAGATTGTCTATCTGTGCTACAAGAGCTTGTAAATCTTTAAATTTACCACTACCGGCAACAATTGTATCAGTAGAAATAAATTTAGATTGTAGGTATTCAAAGAATGCATTTTCTCCAACAATATCTACAACTTTGATCATCTTGGCATTGAGTTCAGAAATAGAAATACTTCCACCATTTGAGCCTAAATAAGAACCAAAATTATTGTTGATAATATTATTCAGTTGGTTTTGAAATGCACCAGATTGAACTAATTTCTGAATAAGAGCAGGAGTGAGAGATACACCTTCATTATTAAGATAATTGTTTGAAGAGGAGCTTCCGGTCGAAGAGTTCTTAGAGGAACCACCGGACTGATTTAAAATATATGCAATATCATCACGGGACGATCTGCTTTGAATCATGTTGGAAAATGTAATCTGAAGACTATTATCATAACATAATGGATTGTATTCCATTGATATAATTCTAAGCTTTACAACATAATCATCACGCACACTAAGATATAAATAATCACCAATGTTAAGCTTTTCCGAATACTCTTTGAAGTCATACAACCCTAAGAAATTATCAAGATCTGTAGTGTATTGATATTGCGGATGGCTTGTAATGTACAAATCATCTTGAGCAGCATTCAGTAGTTTTAACTGTTCATCTATGGCAGTCACAGAATCGTCAGAAGAAGTTAAGAACATGTTTTCATTAGAATAATCTCCATCGACATAAATATGAGAGAGTTCTTCTAAATCATCGACTGTAAATGAAATCTCTGATTGAGAAAGAGCTATACAATTTCCTTCCTCATCTGTAATATAATTTCCATCTTGATCCATGATATATCCATCGTCGTCGGTTGTAGAAGCATGAACCCATGTTTCTTTTGCGACAGACTTTGCGATTTCTTTTCTTGCTTTATCATAAGAATCTTGCAACTCTTTCAGCCCATCAATTTCCGCCTTGACTTTATTGTAAAACTCCATACAAGACCCTTCGTAATTCGGATCAAGTTGATGAACAGCATCAATATATTTATTGTATAACTCAGTATGATAATCTTCAGTATGACTATTTTTATCATTTTCAGGATTGTACGGCTCCGTACATTTTTCATCTTCTGCAACTTTCTTCTGCTTACGATACCATATTAATTTATTCTCCAATTCGTCTAGACCATACAATTTCCAATCCGTCTTGTAAGAATCAATATAATCTTCAAATTCTTGACCGGATGGAAGATTACGGTTGTCCATTTCAATTTGAATAGATGGGAGAATAACGTTTTTGATTTGATAATAATCATCCGCATCTACAGAATTTTTTAAAGCGATCTCGTCAAATTCTCCGTTTTCATCCACATAGTAAGATTCATAACCTTTTAATTGCGCTTGATAATTTTCTTGTGCTTCTTTTAATTTGTCGTCACCGAAAGAAGACCAGTCCGTAGAACAGTCGTCCAAAGGGACTTTATTCGTTAATTCAGAGATTTTAGCGTATTGTTTGTTATACAGCCGTGTATTCTCTATATAATTATTTCGATTACTTTCAACATCCTGTGACCACAATTTATACTTTGCTATGACTTCCGATGAAAGATACCTTTCATTCAGATAATTCTCTAAATTTTCGATATAATTATGACCAAAATTGACGTATTCAATGCCTAAATCATTAGAGCCTTGAACGCAATATCTGGTGAAGATATTGGTATCATCTGGTTTTATACTATTTGACTTCTGAAAATTTCGAAAACTAATGTTTACATTCGTATCTTTTCCGTAATTTTCTGGATGATAAGCGTTAATCTGCATTTTGTCGAAATCAAATTCAAAAATACATTTAAAAAACTTTGCAACATCCTGAGTTAAGAAAGAATATAAATCCTGACTATCGACGTCAAACACGCCAATTTCATCAGCAAGTAATGTCTGCTTTTCTTTTCGTATGCCCTCATCGAAATATTCATATGATTTTGGAACAGTATCTACATATCCAACAGTCCAACCAGTTACACCAGCAACCTTTAGGCATATATCAAGAAAACTTAGTTGTGGATTTGAAGCATTGTAAAATTTAATTTGTTCTTTGGCAAATTCAACATCGCCAACCATCTGAACATTTCCGTCTACTAGCATCTCATAAGAATCAGTAGTACCTTGATTTACTTTAAAGTTATGAAGATTATGTTGCTGAAATTCGATTTCTGCGGATTGCGCTGTAATAGAATATTTGTCAGTATAACTATCATTATCCTCCTCCGGCGGATCGATAATAAACCATCCATATCCGTCAACATAGAGGCGCATGAACAATGAGATTAATCTAAAAGCACGATTTTCCTTTTCTACGGTTTCGTTTGTAATAGGACTTGTATAATTAAGTGTTCTAGAAATATCAAAAGAAAGTTCATATGTATTTGACAGTTTTTCTGTCATTTTAAATGTAGATTCATCAATACCAGTAAGAGCACATATCTTTTTATTATTTGGAGTACCAAGATAGATATTTAGTTTTTCAGGCTGATTGTATTTATTAAATTTAGTATTCAATATTATTCACCAACCTTCCGAGCCTCAATATGTTCAATTGTAAATTCACAATTTCCATGAAACATGATAGAATTATTCCCATTCATTAATCTCAACCAATACATATATCCAATATCTGAAATTCCAAGTTTATCATATGTAACCATGCGTCCAATAGAATCTTCAATGGTCATATTTTTACAGTCAATAACCACATCCAAATCTTTGTATACTTTCATATACATAAATCCACCAGAAATTATTTTGTATTCTTTTGTATCGGTGTTATAGAAAATAGTACATAATGTTTCACAACCATAATTATCAATGAGTTTAAATTGAACTCCTGTGTCATTACAAATAGAAACAATATTAAAAGCACCTTTGCCGGTATATTCTAAATTGTATCCATTCAACTTCGCATAATTTTCAGCCTTATCAATAATGGTGTTAAAGACATCATCACTTGTAACAGATATTTTACCGTTCTCTAATAATGTGTAATCACTCTCATTACATATAAAAATTTCTTCATCTTTCGTTGGATGAATTCTAATGGTAGGGTAGGAGTAATCATTCAAATCATCCCCATCATTTTTGACTAACATATTTTTATATGTTGTACATGCACAAGAATTTGTTATTACATCCGTCCATGCAAATGAAGTAGTACATTTAAAATGCAACTTTAATCCGTATACTGTTCCATAAGCCACAAACGTTTCTACATTTGAAAACCATCCTTTATATCGCCATTCTTCTAAATTACCATCTTCATCTGAGAATCTAATCCATTCAGGATAATGAGAAGATGTTAGCCATCTGGTTATTTCTCTTAATTCACTCTTTGTAATTTCCATTTCTGTCTGTGTTTGATATTTACACGTATCTTTTAAAATATGTAAATCAAACTCTAATGGAGCAGACCATGTATCATAGAAATAGTTTGGTTCTATGCGATATCTTGTTGATTCACCCTTTTGCATATCACGCTCAAGTCCAAGTGATTTTGACGGGTCGGAATCATATTCCACAGATATATATTTTATATTTAGTAAATCACTTATTCTTTTTCCACAAAATGAGAAATCACTAAATTGTTTTGCCATATCTCTCACATCCTTTCATATTTTTATATAATAGAAGAGAGCAGTTGTGACACTGCTCCCTCTTAATTATCTCCGAATCTGCATACCGCCTTTTCGAAGTTCTTTGACCATCTTCTTAGACGTGTATTCATACGATCTCTTAAGAATATCTTCTAATCCAGGCAATGCATCTTTGTCAACATTACCCTCTACAGTCAACAACGAATCATAATGATTCTCAACCGTCACATTACCCATACCTTTACCTTCTAACTGACTAACAACAGAAGCAGTAACATCACTGAAATCTGGCACAGCAATACTCTGCATATTAGCCATATCATTGACATACTCTTCAATTGTTCTACCGTTGATAATCATATTTCCATTGTTATCAAGCTGTTCAGAAAGAGCCATGAGTTTTTCGGTTGCTGTATGTGGAATTACACCAGTACCTTTTTCAAGTTTTGTAATTCTTCCACCTTTACCATTAGGAATCTGAAGTTCACGACCTTCTTCATCCACAATAGCAATTTGATCTCTGTCAACTCCCGGAGTACCTTTCGCATATCCGCTAATCTGACTTAATCTTACCCATCCTAAATCTCCATATCTTCCATCCCTAGATTTGATATGAACTTTAAGATCTCCTGTATATCTAGCACTTCCGCCATATTCTCTGCTAGAATAGCTGTCGATTACTACACCATTGGTGACACCGGAATACAAACTTCCGGCAGGTCTTTTCCCCCAAGAATCGTAGTAATATTTTCCCGTGAAGGTTACAACATCACCAACTCTAGGTACTCCATCTCCGCCTTTATTTGAAGGAATTGCTGGTTTCGGAGGATCTGGCTTCTTTGTAACGGTAACAGCAATAGTCTTAGAAATTCCAGATCCGTCAGTAGTAGATACTGTTATCTGACATGAACCCGGCTTCTTACCACTAATCGTTCCATTTGATACTGTAGCAATAGCAGTATTACTCGACTTCCAAGATAATTTCTTATTGGCAGCATCATTAGGTCTGATTTTCGTAGTAACAGAAGTAGACTTTCCTTCTTCAATAGATACTGATGACTTAGATACTGTAAGCTCTGCAACAGGTCTATTTGTTGTATTTTCAGGCTTCATAATATTTTCAGTTATCTTATCGTTCTTTGAAGCGTTGTCTTTGATTCCGCTTGTATCTGTACCAGATGCAGAACTAGATGGTTTTCTGTTTGCTGTCTGCTGGGATTGAGATGCGTTAGACGCTTGATTCTGTGCACCTGTCTGAGACGACATCTGAGACTGATTGTTATTAAAGTCATTGCTTCCAACCCAACCAGTATTCTTGATGATAGAATTTATTTTGCTGTAAGCTTCCTGATACATTCCAACTTGCTTATTAAGCATACTTTGGATGATCTCATTCTGCTTATCGGCATTGTGTGAGATTTCGTATTCGGTATCTTCGAGTAGATCAGATAAATCTTGGCTCATCTGGTCATAACCTTTAGATATCAAGTCGTTACGATGGTCACGCTTAGTATCGTCAAGCGTTTGTTCCGAACTACGAAGTTCTTCTTGCAATTTCTTTCTCTTCGCAAGTGTTGCAGCATCATTTCATTTATCTTTTCACTTATTCGCTACATAAGTGAGAGAGTAGTATAACTCTCCTCATACTTTCATATGAGATTAGACTATATCTTCTATTTATTAATTATTCTTTTGGTTTGTGTGCTTTATATGTAAATATCCTGTTGTTAGATAGTAAAACTTTTTTGACATGTTTCGTATCTAATTTGTTTTCCAAAATTGTCTCTAAATTTTTAGCATCCCAATATGGAATTCTAAATAAATTAATATTATTGTCACTACAATATTTAGTTTTTATTGAATCATGATACTGAACCAATTTTAAATTTTCTTCTGCTTTATCATTAGACCAAGAAGAAGTCCATTTTACTGGTTCATAATGTTGTATGCCATCAAATTCTATACATAAATTATATAGAGGTAAATAAAAATCAAATGGTAAAGGTCTTTTATCAACACACGCACCATTAAAAGTTTCTTGCCGTGTATAAGAAATCTTATGATTATCCAGAAAGGATGCAATACATTCCTCATACCAACTTTGTGGAGAACATTTTTTACATTTTCCATTAAGAGAACTTTCTACAAGTCCTAAGCTTGATACGTAAGTATTGTTGCATGAACCACATAAAATTATCAAATTTTTATCAAAATATCCTGTATAATTTTCTGGATTTAATAATTTATTATTATTTTTACTTTCAATTCTTTTTGAGACTTCTTGCTTTGATAAAAGCATTGAACAGTTATGACATTTGCCAGATGTAAAATCTATATTGCCTAGAGAAGATAAGAAATTATTTCCACATGAGCCACATTTTATCAATAAATTTTTAGCTTCATATCCAACATAATCTTCTGGATTTAATAATTTATTATTATTTTTAGATTCGACCCTATTAATTACATCATCGATAGCTAATATGCTTCTACAATGAGGACATTTTCCTGAGCCATTTTTATATGCCACAAAACTTGTCGTATATATATCTGCACATGACCCACATAAAATAGAAAGGTTACTGGCTGATACATTTATAAACTCATCTTGATTCAACCATGTATTATTATTTTTACTTTCTATACATTGTTTTATTTTTTCACTTGGATATCTACGCAATTCGGTTGAACTATTTCTCCCACATTCATCACATCCAAATTTTTCATATTCCAAATTAGCTAATGTCGAATACTTTTCTCCATGAAAAGGACATAGAAAAGCCATTTTTGTATGTGAATTAACATAATCCTCTTTGTCAGTTAATGGGGTATACCCTCTTTCTTTACACAGCTTAGTAAATTTATTATATTGACGATTCAAATTATGTAATCGCTGAATTTCTACATTCTTATTATTTTTGCATTGCTGTTTATTACAAGAAGATTTTTGAACGTGTTTCAGTCCTTTATTGTAATCCCCATTTTTTGTTTCGTAAACATCTCCACAATAATCACATGTTACAGACACAAGAATTTTACAGGTTGGCATAAGATCTTCCGCCTTACATAAAAATGTCTCGCCTGTTTTTGTATATTCATAACCTTTTTCTTCATACCATCTAATGTTTTGTGGATTCCATCGTACTTCAACTTTTTGATTAGGTACTAGCATATTTCACCTCCATTTCTTTTATTCTCTTTAAATAAATTCGCACACTAAAAAATCACGTATGTCTCAACGTGATTCATAAATTCTATATTTAATTAATAAACAGTTTGTATTTTTCGAATCGCCAATCGCTTGCGATCCTACGGTAGTACACTCATCCTACCTAGTCGTTGAACGTATTCCTGTTCGGAATTTCGCTGCTGATTACCCAATTTACATATTTTTTAACATTCACGATTTATCTTATTTCATATATTCGTTGTAGTATATGTAACTCTAAGGGCGTTCCAGCAATTAAACAAATAGGGCAAATAATGTTACCCCTTCGAGTGCTGCAATTTGTGCTTTTAAGCTATTTACGTCATTTGTCTGTGAAGAAATCTTCTTTTGATAGTCATAATATGAGGCAAGAGAGGACTGTGCCGACTTTCTTTTATCTATGACTTTTTGAAGTGCATCTACTTCTGTCTTCAAAGCATTCTGATATAAATCAGTCAAACTCTTCTGATAAGATTTTACATCACTTGTAGAAGACTGAAGTTCTTTGCGATATTCCGCAGATTTTTCATTATATTCTTTAAGTGAGATAACACCATTATCATAAAGTTCTTTTACTTTCTGAAGTCCGGTAGTGAGGTCAGAAATTTTCTGTTTTGCATTTCCGATACTCTGAGAGAGAAGAGTAATCTGAGCCAATCCTTCATCTGTGATTCCACCCTTTTTATCTAAGAAAGCATCGTCATTTAAAAGATCTCTGAATCCTTTCAACTCAGTTTCTAAATCATCGTAGCCTTTGATGGCATCTTCAAGATTTTTGATTCTGAGAGAATAGATAGAGTTCTTTAAATCTTCGTTGTCTTTCATAAGGTCAAGAGTAGATTCATCAAGTTTCTGAATTTCCTCGGCGTATTTCTTATAGTTGTCCGAATTTACATCTTCAGTCGCTTGTCTCTGCAACCAAATGGCTCTGGCTTCTTGATTCTTACGAATTATGTCATTATTGTTATCAAGTCTTTCCTGATATACTGACTCTGGTACAGTTTCATCTTTAGCTTCAAGAAGAGAAGCATACTTATCCAATTTATCAGAACGTCTTTGGAAGGTATCAATAATCGTCTGAATTGCATCAACTCTTAACTTCACAAGTTTATCCTGTAACTCGATAAGTTCTTGTGATGCTTTATAAATATTTGCCGTAAAATCATTAAGATTTTTCTGTGCAGACCTATAGTCTTCAGAACCTTTCTTCAATGTCCCGGAAGTAATCTGAGAATTGACTTCCTTCTGATATGCATCAAGTTTTTTAGTAAGCTGATTGATAGTATCTTCCTGTGCCTTAATAGACTTATTAATGCTATCGATATTATCTTGATTATCATTGGCAACACCGTATGCAGAGTTGTAGCTAATTTTAGCATCAAGCATATCCTTTAAGGAATCATTTACCTCAACGATAGTATCATATTCTTTTCCTATGATTTCTAATCGTTTCTGGTAAAGTTCATTAAGTTTGTCTTGGAGGTCAAGGACTTTATCTTGTGCAGATAGACCTTTTTCGTAGTAATCCTTGTACTTGGATATTTTATCTTTAAGATTGTCATCGGTAATTGATTCAATGTCAAGAGTACCGTTTTTTATCTTATCGACATATCCTTGAGCAAGACCGAGAGAATTTGCTTGAGCAAAATATTTATTCGCTGCATTTTGGTTTGTAGTGATTTCATTCTGAGTTTTTGTGACCGCATTTACAAGTGCATTTTGCTTATTAGCCAATCCGACCGCACGATCAACAGCACTTGTGGCTAACTCTGTCAGTCTAGAAGCCCTTGAAAGCAGAGTTTCAATCCAATCTAATAATTCTTCAGATTTTTCTGCGGAATCAGACGAATCAGGATTTGAATTGGATTTTGTGTTTGAACCAGAACTTGATTTCGCTTTTGAAGTTCTGGAGGATTTGCTTCCAGACGAAGTATTTTTCTTAGCATTTGTAGTAGAAGAGGCTCCGCTGCCTAACCTGTAAGCAGTACCAGATGCAAATGCTTCTGTTCCAGGTAATGACACATTACCTTTTCCTCTAGAATTAGTAAATCCTTTTTTCAACAGCTCTTCAGTCTGCTTAGAATTGAATACGATTGATTCGGCAGGAATATGAGCAAATTCCGCACCATTATCACCGACGGTGTACCATCTGTTTCCAGAAACTACAAGTTCCTGTCCAACCTCCCCAACCAAAGCCATTTCAGAGTCTTTCGTTTTCCATCTATCTTTCAACCATGAGGAATCAGACAATGTTCCGCTTGCCAGTGCACGTCTTGATAATTGTGGAATAGGATATAAACCACCAGTAGATCCTTTTACATGCGCTGTTCCAAGAACTTTAGGTGCACCAGAAGTATCGTAATTAACTTTAACTGTTACAGCAGGTGGTTTTGCAACTGTACCAAGTTTATAGTTAACTGTTGCTGTTTTAGGAGATGTCGGCTTTGCCTGAGAACCTTTTTTGTAATTAACTTTGGCATTTTTAGGACTAGGCTTTTCTTGTGATCCTTTTTTGTAATTGACTTTTGCTTCAGTAGTCTTGCCATCTTTCTTTGTGTCAGAATCATCCGCAGTAATTTTTGCTTTAATCTCCGGAGTCATGTTTTTAAGGTCTGACTGTAGCTTTTCTTGTGAAGATGAATCTACAGAAACATCTGCATTTATTTTGAACTGACCCTTATTAGATGCCTTTTGGATTTCATCAAATAAGCCATTTACTTTATCCTCGGCATCAGATATTTGAGAATCATCAATTTGTACCCCAGCAGTTTTTAATTCATTAAGAGTATTAAGCTGATTTAAAGCATTTTGATACTCCTTTAATTTTGAAACTGCATCCGATACTCCGGAATCAAGCCCACTTGTATTTACTTCCATTATTACAGGATTAGAGGCTTGCTGTTTCTGCTGAATCAATGTTTCAAGAATTGTAACTGCTTCTTGCGCTCCATTGATTGACATATTAACAGTACCGTCATCGTTTTTAAACTGGTCAAGATTACGCTTTGCTTGCTGAATTTGATTTTCTATGTCTGTAAGATTAGTGGTTTTAAAATCAAAATCTAATTTAAGATTTTCATTGCCAAGTCCTCTTAATGTCTCGACTGCATTCTTTGCGTTTTCAACAACTTTATCGAATCCATTATCTTTTGTTACAAGATTATCTGATGTTACGCTAGTAGAAGCAACTGTATTAACATAATCCTCAACGGACATATTAGCCTTTTCAGCCTTTTCAGAGATTTCATCCCAGTATTTTGCATAATCTTCGGAATAAAGAGAATCATCTATATCATGCATCTTTTCGCCGGTTTCTTTGGCGGTGTCACCGACATCTGCAATCATATTAGAAATTTTCTTCCCGTCGACTAACAAACCTTCAGAATCTAATTTTAATAAATCTTCCGTAGTCCAATTTCCGTCACCAGTTGATTTTGCTTGATCAATGAGAGTATTAATATACTTGCTCATTGTGTTTTTGCTGATAACTTCACCTTTTCCATCGCCAGTCTTTAACACAGGAGTATATGCAATTTCTATACCTTGGAATTCATCACTTCCGCCCATGACAGTAGAATAAGATCCTTTTAAATCCTTTGGATTCTGCCCCCAACTCTTAAGAGCAGATTTATTAGATTTAAGATTTTCTTTATCCCAATAAATCATTGGACGATCACGACTATCTACATTTCCATGCACGGCTTCAGAATCGGATAGTTTTGATTTCGCTGCGTCACTTTTCTGTTTTTCTTGTATATATTTATCTACAAGATTAGTATCTTTTGCAGTAATCTCTAATTCGATTTTATTCTTTTCGGCATTTTCCTTAGCTTTCTTGGTCGCTTTTTCCACACCAGAAGTATCAGCAGTAGTGGTATAGGTAATTGTACCGTCTTCATTTTTATGTTGTTCTAGTTCTTTGCGTGTTCCATTGTCTAAAACACTATAATAATGAATTGTACCGTCTTCGTCTTTATAAGCTTGGATATCTTGTGTAACCCCAGCAACATCAGCTTTGAATGTAATTGTTTCTTCTTTTTCTAGATTGTTCTCAAGCCATTCCTTTGAACCATCAAAATCAGCAGTATAATGAATCTTACCATCAGCGTCAGCAATTTTATTTACTTCTTTTGGAACTCCACCAACATTTGCTGTGTATGTTACTGTACCATCTTCATTTTTTACAGCCTCTACATCAGTTTCAATATCGTCAACATCTGCTTTAAAAGTAATGCTTTCACCAGATTTAAGCTTCTTTAATTTGCTTTGGAGATCATCGTCGTTGAGCTTTGCATCAATCTCATAAGTTGCTTTTTCTCCAAACAAATCTTTGAGTTGATCTTTTGTCATAAGACCTTTTTTAATAATCTCATCGAAAGCAGCAGTAGCAGAAGGAGTATCCAAATAATCATTCCAATTTAAGTCTCCACCATCAAGTCTGTATTTCTGGAAATTATTTTGCATTTCTTGATATGCAAGAATTTGCTTATTAATTTCTGCTCGTTCTGTCTTTGTTGCGCCAGCCATTTTTTGTTGGAGCTTATCAATCTGATCATAAGAATATGAATACCCTTCATCAGAATCTTTTGTATATTTCGTCCGTCCCTCTAATAAATCACGCTCTTTTTTCTGAGAAACTATTGCTCCGGCTAAATCATTATTAGAACCACTGTTTGCAGCTTGATCGATCAACTCTTGAGTTTTTTGTTCAACTTGAGATAAATCATACTCAAATTTAATTTTAACAATCTGATCCTTTGTAAGATTCTTTAAATCTCCATTCTGGAATTTGTCGTATTCAGATTCAAAACTATCAATTAATGATCCAAGCCTATCTTTGGCAGTGCCATCCGCCATTTCATCATATGTAGACTTGATACCGTCAAGAGCTGTCTTGTATTCATCAAGACCTTCGGCAGAAAACATAATGTCACTAAAGTCATATCCGTAAGCTTCAAGACCATGTAACATTGTTTCTACAGACTCAACACTCATTCCGAACTTGTCAGCAGCTTCAGCAGTTGTATTAAAGTTTGTTTTGATATCCCAAAGACCCATTGCGTCAGTAGAAACATCCCACAATCCTTTATTTTTGAAGTCATTGACAAAATTCTTCATGCTAGTGGCTTCGTCATCACCAAACCATCTATCTGCTGTTCCCATTGCCTCTTGAAAAGCTTTCTGATAAGCATCAGCAGTATATTTACCGCCTTGCTCTGCATATTTCTTTACCGCATTGGAGTTAAGAAATTTTGCCATAGTCTGAAAATCATCGGTTCCAGTTTTGCCTTCTTTCAATGATTCCTTTGCAGACTTATAAGCACTTTGGATAGTAGACCAATCTTTGTCCTGATTTGCAGATTCAGTTGCAGATTCTACATCTGAAACAGAAGCAGAATAATCTTCCGCAGCTTGCTTTGCTTCCTCTGCTTGACGTTTTACATCTTCGAAATATGTAAGAAATCCATTTTCTGAAACATTAATATCTTTGAGACGCATTCCGGACTCTCTAAATGCATCGAGTGCATCTTGAGCAGATCCACCTTCTTTAACAATATTCTCCAGGTATTCTTTCATAGCAGAACCGGAAGACGAGTTGAAGTAAGTATCTAAATTACTTGCATCAATTTGCGTTTTGGTCTTTTGTCCGATAGTATTGTTAACATTATTGATAATTTTGTTCCAATTATCTACATATTTAGATGCACCAGATTCAAGCTTTCCATCTGCGTCATATGAAGCATCAATCCACTGTTGAAGTTGGTCTGTTTGAGTAGACAATGTTTGCTTGGTGTTGGCAATATTTTCACTAAGTTCTTTTTGCTGTTTTTGAAGACTTTTTCTTTCTCCTTTTGTTAAATCCGAACTTCCAAGTTGAGTTTCAATATCTTTTAATTGATTTTGGTAATCTTTAAGCGTTTTGATATTGGCTTTTGTTTGATTCTCAAGAGTGGTGTTTCCCTTTCCACCATTTTCTTTTTCCCAAGTATCCCCGTATCTATTAATATAAACTTTTCCATCTTTTTCAACACGTTCAGCTTTAAAATATTCGCCGATTGACTTTAGAGTTCCAAAAAATCCACCGCCATTTTTTTCTTTAAGATGATCCCAATATGTTTGGGCAGTATTAGCAGCTTTTTGAGCGTCACTTGAAGCAGCCTGTGCGGAAATTTCTGTGAGCTGTTTTTGAATTGCTACCTTACGCTCCAACTGGGCATTTTCTTGTTCAAGTCTAGATAACTCTGCCTCATCAGTGAGAGATAATCCACCATTCTGTTCTTTTGTAGCATTGAGTTCTTCAATTTTACTCTTTGTTGTATCAAGTTCTTGTTGAAGAGATTGGAGATTAGATTTATCTTCTGAAAAAGTAGAAGCTGAAGTTTCTGCTTTCTCTTTAGCCCTAGTATATCCTGTCTGAGAATAGTCCCAGAGTTTAAACGCTGCGAAAGCTGTTCCGGCAACAGCAAGAATAGGAATATACCCTTTTATCGATGCAAAGAATCCTTTGATAATATTACCAGCGGATTCAAACATTCCAGTAGATTTTTGAACATCGGCTCCAAGAGTCGTAAATTTACCAGAAATATCATCTAAACCATTTGCACCATTTATAATATTTTCTAACTGTTTTTGATATACTTGACTTCCACTTCCAAATTTATCATAAACTTCCGATAATTTTTTCTTTGCTTTATCGGAAACATCAGAAGATTTCATTAATGCCTTCCCTATTTGATCAGCATTTGTTGAACCTTCTTTTAGTGCTTCCCCCCAAGTTACTTTACCGACTTTTGCTTTGGCTGTAAAATCAGCGTCTTTTGACATAGCCATTAATTCATCTGTTAATGACTCGGTAAGTCCCATCGTACTCGCTTTTGCCTGAATTTGAGCCATTGTAAAATCACTAATATCATTGCTATCTATTTTAAACAAACCTTTTATAGTGTTTTTATCTATTCCATCCAAATCCGCAAAAGAAGAGGCTTTACTTGCATGTTTAAAATTAAGTTCTCCAAAACCATCAAATAAACTTCCTAAGTCTTTAAACTGCATAATGAATATAAAATTATTGGCATACTTTTATAATTCATGATATACTTAAATAAATTTATAAGATTGTTCGGAGGAAATAATATGGCATTAATAAAGTGTCCTGAATGTGGGAAAGAAATTAGTAATTATGCTAAAGAATGCAACCAGTGTGGATACCCTTTAAGTTCAAATTTAGAAGCAGAGGACTATATTTATATCTGTCCAAAATGTGCAATGATATACTCAAGCGATGAATTAAACGCCGACAAAAAATGTCGCTTTTGTAATATAAAAACAATTATTACAAAAGAAACCATGAATGATTTTATCAACAATATGGACAATGAAGATGACTATGATATCATTCTCTCAAAAAAATATGGCGGTAATCAATTTTCTGAATGTGCATATCGTCATAGATTGAGTTTAATAAAACAAGAAAATAAAAATCAATCCACCCACCAACACCAGTCCATCCAACAACAACACATAACTCAGGTAACTTGCCCATACTGCAAATCTACAAACACTAAAAAAATATCAGCAGCAAGCAGAGCAGGATCAATCCTTGGATTTGGATTGTTTTCTAAGAAATTGGGGAAAGAATGGCATTGTAACAATTGCAATAGTGATTTCTAACAACTCTATATATTAATTATGGTAAAAATTACCAAAACATTAGTTCCGTATATACAATAAAAAACAATTAATATATAATCTTATGTATAAGGTTAATGGATGTGACGATAAATGAATGTTGATATAAAATTATTTGATTCGGAACAAATTGAAGATGCGAAAGTTTCAACTTCTGTAGAAATCGAACCAACATGTCCAATATGTCATAAAGCTGGAAAGCCAGAATATGCAAACGGATGTTTAATTAGATCTTTTAATGAAAAGGAGAAGCCTCTTTTATTTACAGTTTGGTATTGTACAAATTGTAAACAATATTATGTATCTCTATATCATATGAAAAGTAGTTTGAAAAATGTTGAAAAAGATGTTAGATATCCATATCCTAAAGAGATTGAAGAAGGCTTGATTCCACAAGATGTCAAGGATAAGTATCCAGATTTTTCAAAAATATTTTCTGAAGCAAGTGAATGCGAAAAACAAGGCTTATTTACAATAGCTGGTACAGGTTACAGAAAAGCTCTTGAATTTCTTGTGAAAGATTATTTACAAAAAGAACAAAATCTAACAAAAGAAGCTATTGGAGAATGCCGATTAGAAAAATGTTGCCAAAAAATCGAATTTGAACCTATACAAAAATTAGCGAATGCAGCTACGTGGCTTGGAAATGATGAAACGCATTACGTAGTCAAACATCCAGAATACGATATAGACCAAATGAAAAGTTTTTTATATGCGTTAATAAGTTCTATTCATAATAAATACGAACTCGAAAAAGCAGAAGAATTATTAAATAAAAACAAATAAAATAATATAGAATAATACAATAAATAGGCTCATCTCAAGGGTGTATCTTGGAGGTGATTGCTATATGACGTATAATGTGCTGAAACCAGTACACGTTCACAAATATACAAGAGTCCGCTTCGGTAGACTGGAATATGTTTGTGAGCATTGGCGTTCTTTACCATCTAGATAATAGTAAATTACGTTATTTCACTGGTGCACCTGGTGGTCTAGCACCTGAGATGAGTCTATTTATTGTATTATTCTTTTTTATATTTATATCAAAATGAAAAATAAATCTATTGTATTGTATTTAATAATATTACTGTATTCTGGCTAATAAATTTGGAGGTTTTCAATTTTCAGAAAAAGCTTACGAAAACAGGATGAGTATTATAAAGAATGGCAAGAAATCGACAATCACAAACCATCCCCACAATCATCAACACCTCACTGCCCAACATGTAATTCTACAAATATCAAACGCATCTCCGCAACATCGAAAGCAGTAGGGGTAAGGTTGTTTGGAATATTTAGCAAAACAGCACGTAGTCAGTTTGAATGTAAAGATTGCGGATATAAATGGTAGGAGAGAAGAGTAGAGGGTAAAATTTTCTCTACTCTTTATTTTTGACATAATAAAAGAGCAGTGTGATTACTGCTCTGATGAATACTAAACTATTGTTTTTCTTTTATTTCAATGATCTCCAAGCGATCTACTTCTTTTCGTATGGTTTCCTCTAAATAAATTTCTTTCTTGCTTGGCTTAGAAATCAAAATTGTCATTGGAATATATATTTCTCCAACTTTTTTCAAACCGACATTCATTCCCTTTGTTCCAATTTCCGAAAAAATAATATAATTAACTTTTACAGATTTCGAATTTTTTACTTTACCAGAAGGAAGATAAAATACATTTGCTTCTTTTAACGTATTATATAAGCAAGAAAATATAGCAATTCTTTCTTTTTCATTTTTATATCTATTTTTTATTGCTTTATCTTCTTTAAATGACGAAAGTTCTAAACCATTATTTATTTCCTGAAATAATTTGTTTTTATTTATTGAATTGTCAATATGTTGAATTGAAAGCATATGATATATTCCCCATTCTCTAAATTCAACTTGCATTGTTGTTTTATCTGTAAAATGATAGACAAAACATTGTTTCAATAATATCTCTTCTGAAAATTCTTTATACAATTTTAAAGAAATATCCTTGACGTTAGGTGCTACTTTTTGTGTCAACAAATCATCTTTTGTAAGCATATAATACTCCAATATAGCAAAATAGCGTCCGCATAACACGAACGCTTAAGTGCTTATTTTAGACAGCGTCCTGAATATGAAATCATCAGGCTATTCTATGGTAGTTTTACGTCCCCCAATAGGGAAAATGAGCTGTCCCATTCACCTTTACTTCTGAAGCAATCAAGGCATCTCTCCTCAGAAAACATCTCTGTTTTCTTGTTTATATTATACCAATTCAATAAAGAAAATACTACACAAATAATACACAAAAATATAATAGTTTTATTGTGATTTTTGCCATTAGATACATTAATCTAATTACATTCGACACATTTAACATCAACATCTTAGCACTATTTTAACACATCACATCTTGAAATATATACTAAATATGGTATATTATTAATACATCTTTTACTTATGAGGTGATTTATATGAAAATTGATGACTTTTTATTTATCTGTCGCATAAGTCGGAGGTACAAAGGATACCGATATATCAAATATGCGATTGAATTAATTAACGAAATGGAAGATGATGAGATATATCTTATCACAAAAGACATATATCCTTCCATTGCAAAGAAATTCCATACATCTACAATGGTCGTAGAATCAAACATTCGTACAGTCGTGCGACATCTTTTTAATGAACAAAAAGATATTCTAAAACCAATATTCGGTTATATTCCAAACAAATGTCCATCAAATGCACAATTTCTAGATGCGCTTGCTTTTGCATATAGAGAATCATGTAAAAATCCGAACTTCATACAATTAATCGTTTGACTTATTTTCTGAATGTATGTTTACACCTAGAAAAAAATACATTATAATTACTTTATCTCAAACTATGACTGGTCTGAGACGCAATATTATATCTTGGAGATTGGATATTTTTCTAATCTCCAAGATTGTTTACAGTTATTTATTCTCTATCCATTGCCAATAACGATGGGATAGAAGACATCGTATTATTTTATTTGAATATGTAATAACAAAACATATATTGTTTCTTGGACTATACATTATAAGTCAATATTGTAAGGTCATATTGGCTTCGAAGATCGGTAGTCTCTGAGCGTCCTGCTATACAGTTATATATTCTCTATAACAGTGCGTTGCTGATCAGTTAGTTGGTTATTATAACCTTTGCCCTTATACTAGACACTTAGGAGCATCTTCCCGATGCCTTTTATTTCACCATATGTCATCTTAATGATTTTTTCTACTTTCATCGCATTCACACTTGCCGTTTCCGACTATGTTGTAGCTCATTAAGCATTAGGCTTCCCAGCAATTAATCTTCCTAGTTTTAAAACGTTAACAACACACACTTGTTTACAACACCATTTTCGTTATATTCTTATGTATGAAGTGACCAGTTTAGATAAAACAAATCTAAGTTTTTGAAAAGTTTTACGCCAGCGAATGCAGCGAAGGCAGTTTTCAATAAGCCTACTTTATCTATGAGTTGCGTAATGACATCAAGTGCCGATGATCCACTATCAACGATTCCTTTTACAAAGTCAGATGATACTAAGGATGATGAGAAAGATTGGAATGAAGCTTTGAAGTGTTCGATAGAAGCTTCAATTCCTTTGTTCCATGAATCAAGTTCTTTTTCAGCAGAACCATCTGATTCATTAAGGGCAGTATTGAGTGTTTTTTTGGCTACGTCCCATTGGGACATCATTGCACTCATTATGTTGCCTTGATTTTTGCCTGCAATGAGTTCAGTCACGCTTCAATTTTAAGATGTTTACATAATTCGTAAGATTATGTTATTTTATTGTATAAATTAATTGGATTTTATTTCAGATATAATTCCAATAGAAGTAAATTTATCAAATAGATAATATTCAAGATCTTCAAATTCATAATATGGGATTCGAATTAAATTAATAGAATTATCTTTACAAAATGCATTTTTCATTTCATCATGTTTTTTAATATATTCGTGTTTTCTTACTGCATCTTCATAAGATTGTGTTCCAAATTTTACTGGTTTAAAATGTTGTTCGCCATCATATTCAATACAAGTATTATAGTCATCTAAATAACAATCAAACGGTAGATATCTTTTATCTTTGCACCCTTCAAATTTCTTTTGTCTTGTTATTTTATAACCCCAATCTTCTATAAGAGAACACATAGCCTCTTCTTTATATGTTACAAATGATTTTGGACAACATGAAACTCTATCTAATATATCAACGGGAGCAGAAGAAAAATAACAGTCATGTACATTACAATAAAAATCAATAGGAGTCGTATAATTTATGTATTCGTCCATTGCGTCTGTTTCCGGATGTTTTTCGTGTAAACGTTTTAAAAATTCTTCATTTCCCATACCATCTCGTGCTCTAATATTTTCTCTGTAACACAAATCACACCCACTTATACATTGTAAGAGTGTACGATAACACCTTTGAAAATTTTTATTATGTTTATTACAGTACCAGTTTGATAGATTTGAAGCACCATTATATTTTACTAAGTCAACATGACTGTTAAGCTTATGAATATTTTGATTTATAATCTCTTCTGTTAACATATTTTGTTCACTTAGTTTATTTAAACCACAATAGTAACAGCCATGTCCGTTTAACACATTTTGCATTGTTGATTTATATTCAATATTGTGTATTAGACAAAAACAAGTAATTGGACTCGTTAAGTTAATATATTTATCCCGTATCTCTATATTTGGATTAACTTCATTTTTCTTTTCCATCACATACCATTCTGGAAATTGTTTTCCACTACAATATTTACAACCTTTAATTCCTCGTTTTATATTATTTTTTCTCATAGATTGCATTCCTAAATCTTTATGCTTATTGCATATAAAACTAATATAATAAATTCCATTAATCTTTTTGGATGAAATATATGTGAAATTATTTTTTAAGCACAATTCTTTGTCTTCAGGAATATTAAGTGGTGTTCTATGAGCTTCTTCCGTACGTTCTCTACCACAATAATAGCATCCCTGCCCTGAATGATAGAATTTTGTAAATGTAATTTGTTGTACTCCTTTGTCTTTATGTCTTCTACAAATATAATCTAATTTCGTGCTACAATTCTTATATTTTGTAGAAATTAGATCATATCCTCTATTATCAAATTCTTCTTTAACTTCTTCATAAGTATATCTTTTCCCCATATTATTATCACCTATTATTAATCCTTTCGTACTTTTATTTATTCTCCATATAAAAAGACACCAAAGCTTTAAATAACTCAGATGTCTTCGTATATTTATATGTTGTAATTCCATGAATATCTTTTACAAAAGTATAATTAATTCCTTTTGATTGAAGATACTTCATTTCTGGTACATATTGTGTACTATATTCTTTATCAAATTTTTTCATAAAATAAAATTCCTTTTATACAATAAAATACTCATGCTTTCACATGAGATCAGAGTATTTTTTAACCACATCACATAATAGTAATAGCAGCCACACCATTTCAGGCTTCATTTACTTAAGCCCTACATTAAGGATTTCTCCCCCCTGACGTTGGGGTACTCGTTTGACTCATTCCTATTCGGAACTTTGCGACCAAGATACCATTTCTAATTTAAGAAAATTAGCAAAATTTCTACGTAGGCTTTTGACCATATAGAATCTCTATCGTTGTTTTACTTTCGTTACATTCATATTGGCATATTTCATCCATATTGTAGTGACAGAGCTTTAGGTTTTACTGGTTTTAGATGTGTTCTTTTATGCACATTTCTGTACATACAGGCAAGCATTTGCCTGCTGGATATCTGTTAAACTAGACCATTTTTCGGCAAGCTCATCCAGAATATCATAAGTTGATTTGAACTCATTAGCATTTTTCATAATATCAACGCCACTAAGAGCTTTGATTTCTTTTCTTAATTTGGCTGTTGAAGTAGCCATACCTTCTGTGTCTAATCCGGCACTCTCAATTTCTGTCTTCGAAGATCGAATCCTCATACTGATTGTTTTTAGTCCGGTACCAATTTTCATACTATCCTGAACTACGCTGTTCGCAGCAGTTGTCATCGCAACAGCCTGTTCATACGTATTTCCACTGGCTTCAAGAGACGAAGCGGATCTTTGCATTGCTTCAAAGATACCTGCTGTATCGATTGGCTCAGTGTTGGCAACTTGGTTTGCAACATCAACGATTTTCTTAGCATCACTTGCTTGGAGTTTGAAGCCACGAAGAGTAGATATAAGACCTTCGGAAGAAGATTCTTGTGTCATGTTATCACCAACACGAGAAAGAAGAGTTGTCATATCGGAAAGTTCTTTTGCGTCATCAAGACCATACCTTTTTGTTACTACTTCTATAAAATAGAAGAGGGTGGGTCATTTCTGCCCACCTCTGCAATTTCATTTTTAGATTATATTTGCAGAGCAGATCATACCTTCATCTCTATAAAGAGATGTCCCCATACGCTTAGTCGTTACCTTCTAAGCTGTGATCGTTACGGGACTCATAAAATAATTTATTTTGTTTATAATGTCTTCTTTAGAATCCGTATATGGAATTCTTAGAAGTTTAATATTTTTCTCTTCACAATATTTATTTTTTATTTGGTCATTTTCTTGAGTTAATTTAAATTTTTCTTCACCGCCCCAACCTTTTATCGGTTCGAAATGATGCTGTCCATCATACTCAATTAAAATATTTTGTTCTGGGATATAAAAATCGAACGGCAGCATATCACTGCCTTTAGAATTTCGACAATCAGAAAATCTCTTTTCTTCTTCGAAATAGATATGTAAAGATGATAAATAATCATGAATAAATTCTTCGTACTTGCTGCGATTATTACAACCACATGAACGGGTGTGACCACGCTCTAAATTGTTTAATGTAACATCACAATAATTATTACAATCGCACAAACAATGCCAAATAACCCCACCATTAGATGCACGTTTGTCACTTGGATATAATGCAACAAGATGTCCGAATCGTTGCCCTGATATATCAACAAATGTTTTCTGTTTCATAGCACCTTTTATATGAAGTGTAGCACCACTTTCCAAAGCGTCAGCACGAATTATATATTCTTTATTGTCAACACCAATGCATCGACAATATGTACGCGGTTTCTTAATCGTTGGCTTTGATTTATATTGGTATAACATTTCAATCACTGTAAAGTCACCATAAACATTTCCAACTAAATTTTTAGCTTTTGCTATAATTATTCCTCCTTAACGGAAGAGAATAGTATTTTATAAATAAATTATTTTATGCATTACCCTCGGTATTATCCTTCTCAGGAGTTCCACCGATTTGAGAGGATTTTCACTTATGCCTCACGACATAAGGGAGCAACGTATGTACCCAATCTTGACCAATCCGCAGTACTACTAATAACGTCACTAACAGTAGCACCATATTTCTTGGCACTTTCCGCAGCTTGATCCCAATACTGTGACAACTGACTATCGGATGCACTGCTAACTTTTCTCAATTCAATCTGTGCAGAATTAATTTCTGTCACAGCAGACATAATTTGTCTCGGAATATCAACAACAGCACCTTGAGCCATAGCCCAAACACCGCTGAATTTAGATAACTGTGAAAAGGATTGTCTTAAATTTCCGAACAATCCTTTTCCATTCAATCCTTCAGCAGAAACAGCAGATTTCAATCTTTTAAATTCAACATCCGCTGTATTTTTTTCACCAACAGTAGTGGCGTTCTTATACATATCTCTGACAGATTCAAACTCAGCTTTATATTTCTTCAAAGCTTTTGTATTGTCATTCATATACTTCTGAACGCTGTTAGCAGAAGAAGTTGCTATCTTTGGATCAAGAGTTTTACTTTCAGCGACACGAACTTCTTCGAGAACATTCTTCATTCGTTCGCCACATTCTTCTAATTTGACCTTACTTTTTTCAAGTCCGGAAGTATCAATTAATTCTCCCTTGGTCTTCTTATCAGATAAAGCAACAACCTCTTCAGATATTTTCTTATATTCAGCCAACTCAGCCCTTGCTCTATTTAAAACTTCGGAGCTTTGTCCATTGTATCTGGATAAGAAAGTATCTGCCTTAGCAGAAGTGAGAGAATATTTACCAGAATAAGCTTCCCTTTGAATTTCAGCTAATTTATTCTGATGTGCGATCTCATTTTTAACTTGCTGAAACTCTTTGTCCGCATTGATTTTTTCACTTCGAGTCAGTCCTTCTTGATTGTACATATTGGTAACTTTATCAAGCATTTTATTTTGCTCATCACTAACATTCTTCAGACTGTCTCTATATTTTTCGACTTTAGAAATAGCGGTATCAACAGCAGAAGTATCTAATGATTTTTCCATTGTATTACCAAGAATGGACAATACGGAATTTAACTGCTCAACAGATGAAGCCCATTTATCATAATCGGCAATTGCAGCTTCTAAATTATTATCCGAAATACTTTTTGCCATTCGCTTCTGATATGTCTCTACTTGTGCTTGGAGATTCATGGCAGTCTCTAAATTCTTCCTATCTTCTCCAGAAACATTTTGTCTAGAATATTGTTTTAGAAGTTTTTGGTTCTTAGCATTTAACTCATTCGCATACGGATAAGAACTTACTTTGTCGGCAGCCATTAGTTTAGCCAAATCAGATTGATCTTTGCTTGCTTTGGAAGCACGGTTCTTCATTTGTTTATCCATTTTTGAGAAGAAAGAACTCATTGCCTTATCAAAAGATTTTGAATCAACTGTGAATAAATCAGAAAGATCTATCTTTTTGCTAGAGCCTTTTCCAGCATTTGAAAATAAATTTTGAACCTCTTTGACTTGTGATTTGACTTTCGATAAATCAATTTTTGGAGTGATTTTATCTTTCTCCATTTTATTTTTTAAATTGTCATACATAGTACCAAGTGTTTCCATATTGGTAGCTGCATTTGCTGTATCTATGTTAACCTTAAAATCTAATACGTCTTGTGCCAAACGATCACCTCCTTATAAACTACCCAGGACTTGATCAATCGCCTGGTTTACATAAATAGATAATTTTCCATTAAATCCGCTTTGAACATCACGTTCAATTAAATCGTGAGGTGGAGTAGAAATTCCGGCTTGGAATCTACCATGACCATGCTCGCCACCTTTGAACATGAGTTGCATTGCGCCTTCCTGCGTTAGCGGATTGCCTCCGATAATCGAAGGATATACACCCATACCTCCGTTATCTAAAATTAACGAACAATTTCCACCACCGTTGTGTTGCAATTTTGCAGTCCAATTTCTAAAATTACCTGTCCGTGAATACATAACTCCACCCCAAAAGCCATAATAATTATCTATAGCTCTTTGCAATGATTGATCTGCATCCGATTGTAATTTAGGTATAGCGATATTACATATTTCATCCGGAGCTTTCCGTAATTTATTGGCTATCTCAAAAAATGGATTTCCCATAAGTATCACCTCAAATTAAAAAATCCCCTGACATATAACTGTCAGAGGATTTACCAATATTATTTATTTTATTTCTGATTCATTCTTTACAACCTTTAGATTTTTATTCAAATCCTTCGGTTTCTTGAATGCACCGCTTTTCTTTGCTACATCCATTACAATATCAACAATTGCTTCTTTATTGATAACGTCTTTGATGTCAAGTTTGCTTAAAACACTAATAGCTTTTTTGGCAAAATCAGGGTTTTCAAGAACCGGCTTCGCTGCAATTGCAAGATTATTATTAATCTGCATGATAGAAGATCCGATCTCATCTAGCGATTCAAAAAGATTTTCTTTAATATCCGCACAATTAATTTTTCTCTGTCTTCTATAATCAACAATTGAAGCAGCATTTTTAGATACGAAGTTCTGAATAGAAATATATTCCATGTTTTTCTGATTCTCTTCATCACTTAAATCTTCATTCCAGAAAAATTTCATTACGAGAGAATTAAACTCTGGATCTGCCATAATAAGTTCATATGTATCATCATCTGGTTCAATTTCAAACCCTTCAATAAAATAAATTGCAATATAGCTTACCGTGCTACTTTCTAAAAAATACGGTGTATAGTCTCCATTCATAAAACATGAATCCGCTATAGCTTCAATTGCTTTGATTTTATCTTCCATAGTGATATTGTCTTTGATCTTCAATTCTGTCTTTTTCATAAAATATTTAATCTCCTTTTATTCCATAATTTTCTACATAAAAATAAGAGCCTGTTTCCAGACTCTTATATATTCTCTATATCTATGCAGTTTCTTTCTGTTCTTCTGTTTTCTCAACAGACTTAACGTTTTCTGTTTTTTCTGTTTTCTTTTTAGTATTCTTAACAAGTTTTTCTTTAATTTCGTCTAAAGTCAAACCAGACTCCATGAGTAATTTGGCAAGTTCTTGTGTCTGTTGACGTTTTTCTTCTTCGGCTTTTTGAATCTTATAACTTTCAAAATCCTTTTCGAGTTTTTTTAATTCATCTTTTTTAGATTTTAATTCTTCTCTAATCTCTACAGATTTCGTTTCAAGTTTCTCAATACATTCTTTTGTCGAAGAAATTAGTTTTTCATAATCTCTTTCCGCAACCTTACGTTTGCCTCTTGCCATAGTAAGACCTCCTTGAATACTTTATGAATTTTGTATTCTTAGAGTATCACCAAATGAGAGAGAAGTAAACAGTTATTAACACACTTCCTTTAAAAAATTGTCTACATTATATCTATAATTTGTTCTTAGTAAATGATTCCCAATCTTAATAGGATTCATATTTAATACATCGTCATAATTAATAGATTTTTTATCAAGAGAATTCGTATATTTTAAAAACTCATTTATGTAAACAAAAAATGTATCATTATTAATGGAAGAGAAGTTGATTACAAAACCACATATAGTATTATCAAATTTACTCCATGCTTCGAGTCCTAAAATTTGACATTTTCTAATCATAAAAGTTTGCTTCTTGGTTTTATCTTCAAAATCTTTTCTCCAATAACTAAGACGATTATGTTTCGTTGTCTTTAATTCCAAGCCAAGAAATTTCTGTTTCTGGCTTTCAAAAAGTATATAATCACATTGATTGTTTGAAGTAAATCTCGTATTATTTCCACCAGACCATGCACTAGCATTGTCGTTTAATCTTTTTACTAACACATGTTCCGGAATAGATCCACAAAAACAGTCTTCAAATTTTTTACCGGCATTAACTGCTATATTTATCATTCCTTTCATAAGAGCAGGAGAGTAGTGTTCAGTCTGGTCTACCCTCCAATAAAAAATGCCCTTACCATATGACTGAACATATATGGCAAAGACATTTAATATGACCGGCTTCGTTTGAAACCGGTCTTTCATTGTTAATTTATTCTTGATCGTTATTATATAAAGTTGTTACTGGTATGATTGGCAAATTATTTGTTACATAATTATACTTTTTCTCTCTGTTGTGATTGCCCTTAAGCTTCCGATATGCCTCGTAAACAGAATTAAATTCGTCAACTTCATCAGAAGGGATACTTTTTAAACGGATATATTTCTCATACTTTTTATCTATGGTATCTCCTAGCAACTCCTTTGTACCAACCATCAAAGATTCAATTTGTTCTGATCTTGTAATATCTGTTTTTGTTAAAAGTTCTATAGATTTTTTCAAATCTTTCTGAATGTCCATAGACTGTTGCCTGTACGGAGTATAAAATTCAACTAATTTTTCTTCAAACAAATGATCTGTATTATTTGAAGCTTTATTAAATTTATCACTTAATTCCGTTACTTTCTGTGCGGTTTCTTCTAGTAAAATTTTTTGTTCTTTCTTTTCACGTTGAAATTTTGTTTCAATTCCAAGTATTTTAAAAAACAGATTTTTACAAATTGGTATGAAATAATTAAGTCCAATAATAATTAAACATAATTGTGTAATTAATTTTACATAATCAATTTCCATAATTGGTCTGATTGCATCCATTCATAAGCACCATACCTTTCTGACTACTTACGAACTTTCGCCAATAATTCTTCTACTTCATCAGCAAGCAATTCTCCAGATTTAATCGCATCTACAACTTTCTGACCAGTCTGACTAGCAGAACTTACATTGCGATTCTTCCATGTGTTATATAATGTAGCCCCAATTAAGAATACAGTAGAAACAATTTCTGAAACATCTGCGTCAGCAATCGGAAGCGTATTATATCCAAACATTTGTAACACGGCATTTACAAGTGCTACGATTAAAATTAATACACCGGCAACCGCTTCAGATGTAACACCTTTTAAATTCAATTTCTTCATAATTTCTCCAATCTGAATAGGAGAGTAGCAGACCTTCCTGACTATTGTTCTTTGTTCACGTCCAATTCGTCCTCACAGGTATGTCATCTACTTTTGTGTTAATTGTCTTTAACAACCTATTCCTCTATCAGTTCGTATGTAATCAACAGAGGTACAACAACTAATTGCACCCCACAATTTTTCATACATTCGTTGCATAAGTCCTCTGCAATAGTTTTACTTAAAAATTTTGTACACGCTGCAATATTGTCAATAAAACTATAATTCCCATTTCTATTAGAAAAAAGGTAATTTGTCTTTTCTGATAAATCTGCGATTACATATTTTTTGCTCTCTTTTTCTTTGTATTTTTTCATTTTAATTCATGATTCTTCCATAATAGATATAATGGTCTACTTTCTTCTCTTGAAAACAACATTATTAGTTTATCTTCGCCTGTATCCATATCAAGAGTTGTATACATATCAATAGGATATACATCATGCTTAATATACAACTTATATTGCTTCGGATCTTTTATTCTACACACATCTTTGAGAAGATATTTCTTACCATTAATTTTACTAATTTCAAAGTCCATATTAATCCTTTCAATCCTTATTAAGCGTAAAAAAATAGGGAACATACCAGCATAATTGATATATTCCCTATATAATTAATTTACTGGCTTATTATTATCTTTTGCTGCACTGGTATCAATTTTTGACTTTTTTGATGCAGTATTTTTTGCGGCAGATTTTTGAGAGTTAAAAATCTCTTCGATCTGTTTCTTTGTAACTTTTTCAAAATTATCTAAATCAGAAAGATCTAGCTTTGATAATTTATCAAATGCTTCTTTTGGAGAAATTTTTTTATCTCTATAATCTGTACAAACTTCATAGATTTTTTTACAATTCTCATCATGGAAAATAAAATACCATGTAGGTTTGTTATAATCTTCTGAATTACATACTGGACAGTACGAGTATATTTTTCGACAAATGCAGCACGTTCTATTATTTTTTGTACTCATTTAATCCTCCAATTAAAGAGGAGACATAATATTTATGTCTCCAAGATTATTCCTCATCGTCTCCACACATTACTACACTATACAGTTCTTTATCTGCTGAACAGTAAGAAATCTGCATATCACCCTTATAGTCCAGAGTTCCTTCTGTTGATAAAGTAATACTCAACTCAGGAGATACCTGGAATGATGGAATAATAATATAACAAGCTCTTAATGTGTCTGGCTCACAAGGATCAACTGCGAGTGCCTTAAGAGTAAGTTTTACAGTTCCAGGGAACTTATCAGATGCATTAAGCACTTTTACAGCGTTAGCAACTTTTCTTTCAAATTTAACTACAAAACGATCTGCTGCATCATCTACAGGAAGTGTTAATACATCTCCTTCAAGTTTAAAATCTGTTGCACTAGCTTCACCGGAACCAAGTTTGTAAGCTTTTCCCATAGCACCGTTGTTTCCAAGAGCATTTACTTTTACTGTTCCAGTCACAAGTGTCTGATTTGTACCATCTACAAGTTTAATGCTTGTCTGTCCTTTCTTAACAATGACAATTTTCGGCATCTGAATCATATTACTTGTATCAGCAACAATCTTATCATTACCAGAAGCAGCACCAATAACATTAAGGTTAATCATTGCATTTTTAGCTGTAAATGTACCAGCCTTACCCTGATAGAATTTTTTAATCAGCGAACCTTCTGCTGATTTAGCTTCTTTTGATTCTGCTGTTGTCTCAATCGTTGCTTCTGAAAGCTGTGTCAGAGTATACAGTGGTGTTCCATCTGTTTTCTCAGCAATAGCAATCTGAATACGGTCGATTACGATATCATCTAATTTAAAAGCCATTATAATTTCCTCCTTAATTATTTTTTTGCAATAAAAAAGACCTCAACTATTTGTTGAGATCTCTCATCCAATCAAATGCACTTTTATCTATACCACTAACGTCTATCATACCGCTAAAACTTCCATGCAAAAGAGCAATGGCATTTTCATATATAGACAAACGTTTAACCGAATCCATAAATTGTACAATTCCAATGTCTTCTAACTCATTTGTTTTATATTTAAAGCCAGGATGATTGACAAGTGACGATATAAGTGGCAATAAAAAAGATTTTTTTCTATCTTCTTTTTCTTTTTTTAATTCTTGTAATTTTAATTTTTCTTCTTCTTCCCAAATCATAGCTTCTTTTGTTGCTTTATTTTTTGCTCGCTCGACTTTGGGATATATATTAAACATACACCTTATATAATTCACTATTTTTGTATATACAAATTCATCAATTATGATTGCTTCATCATAATCAAAATTCTGAACCTCACCATTTTCATTTCTTGGAACATATATTAAAATATCTGCCTGCTTTTCTGAATCATGTATTACTTCGAACCATGATAAATTCAGATCTCCAAACAATAAGTATGATTGATCTGGTGTAATTGTTTTGATTAAAAAACAGAATAATTGATATTCTGTTAGTTCATTCCAATCAATTCCATTCTTCCATAAAAATAGCCGATATGATGTTGGATTGGCGCATAATTTATTCACGACTGAATAAAAATCTGCATCTCCGAAGTCAACTATTTGTCCTATTGTCGGTTGAGATATTTTTATTTTATCTGTAACCCAATAATCTTTTCCAAAAAACATTTTAAGCTCATCAAAATCATATATAGATTCAAAATTATCATTCATTATATTTTACCGATATTATTAACAATTTTCGTTGAGCCATTTTCTGTTTTGGTAATAGAATTCATGGATACGGTTTCTAACACAAAAGTTCTAACAATATAATCCGTATCTGTCATACTTTCTTTGTCTGAAACAATTTTGCATTTCGTTCCAAATAGATTTGTCCAATTAATTTGTTCCTGTATAATTGCAGCGATCAAATCATGTCTTGGAATGCCGGTAAGTTTGTCTATACGGTCATCACCATGCACAAAAATAGTAAAAGTAATAGTGTTGTATTTTTCAATAGTGTTATATTTTGGAGTATTTGTAAAACCTACTTGATAGCACACATAATGTTTTGCTTCTGTCTGTGTATCAGGTATAAATAAAAACGGGCGTATATTGGAATCACTTCCAAAATACTTATCCCATTCTCCTAATGGTTCTCCTGTTTCAGCGTCCCATTTCAAATTCCCATCTTCATCAAATAATTCTGATTCTAATTTCTTTTCATTTAACGCATATAATAATTCGGGGCAACACATTAACATTTTCTCTATTTTTTTCTTATAGCGAATAGTGTCATTGTCTGGTGTTTTTATATACGCCTTAAGCTTATCAAGGAGATCCATTTTTGAAATCATTTTCATTATACAAACCTCCTAACTTGTAATTTCTATTTGACATTTATTACTATGAATGTATCCAATATCTTCTCTAAAAATCTCACAAGAAATTGTCATTATTTCTCCAATATATTTTGGATCATCAATAAATTTGATTTTAAGTTTGTTAAAAGAAATATCCTTTTTAATAATAAAATCTTTAATGTCAATAGACCCAACAAGAAATCTCCATTCAAATTGAGCTTCTTCGAAATCTTTTGTGATATCATTCGAATCATCAGATAAGTTCAATGTGATAGTTTTATAAGTTCCTCCAACTTTTATAGAATAAGATGATGCTGTAATGTCTGCTATTACATTTGTTCCAGGAGACGGAAGAGGAGTAGATATATCATCTGGATCTGACGGAGAAATGTTTGAGTCAAAATAATTTGCCCACATGCCAACAATAATTCCATTATTATCCTTTTCGATATAATCTACGTGATTATTAAACGGAGTTTGATATAAAGTAAGTTTTGTTCTTCCTTTGATATTAATCCGTTCTACCTTGGATACAATCCATGTATTAGGAGTCCAATTATCAATTGAATAATTAGGAACATCAAGAATAATTCTTTGATTTTTATCATTTTTTTCAGAAATGTATGTAATAGTATCAGATACATCATTCGTTGGAATAAATAATAATTCCTGATTTTGTTGGTCTGAGAAATACCTGTCAGTCCAAATTCCTGAATTGTACGAACTCTGTGTTCTCAAGACACACCACATATTTCTTTTGTATCTGTTTTCCCCTTTTTGCTGTATCCACTGAAGCTTGTGGTCACATGGCAAAATAAAATACTTCTGAAAATTTTGCTCAACGTCTTTCATACAAATCATATGTCGATGATAAACACCTTTTTTATCCGGAACGTCAAGATACATTCCTACAAAAATATCATCTAAATGATATTTCTTCCTATATGTTTCCATATAGAATAATTCATCATCTTCTGTAAAATTTTCTTTCTGACTTGGTTTGAATTGACATTGCAAAGTTGGAAGATCTTTTGAAATAGAACCATAAGTTGATATTAGAATTTTTGCATCGATAGCAGTTTTAGTCGTATTTTCATATGTCATTCCTATATTTTTCTCTGGCTGATCATCATGAAGATAATCATAAATATAACATCTTTTCGCTTGAATATCGTTATTCCAAGTTAGTTCCATAACTTTATCTGAATCTGATTTTAGCTTGTCTCCAAGCGTTAAATTTGTATGACCACTAGAAGACGGAATATTCATTTTTCTTTTATAAAAGTCGTACACTGATGACATTATTTATCACCAACTTTCATACGCTCTAATAGAGCACCTGCATCTAATACAAGCTTTCGATATTTATAAAAATTAAAATCTTTTGACTTTAAAATATTTAATGCTGATTCGAGTGAGTTTATAATTTCGACAAAATCATCAGGAAAATCTAGCAATCCATTATAACTAGAAATTTCTAATAATAAATTTTCATGATATTTAACAACATCTATATTATCGAAATCATTCTTTGTTTTTGAATCTGTATATAATATAAGCCAAAATATTTTTTTCCTAAGTTTTTCTTGATAATAGTCTATTTGAACATCTTTAAATTCTCCATACTTATGATGAATTATTTTATCCATTTGAATCACCATACTCTTTAAAATAATAAGAATGTCTTGATAACTCAAGTTCCCATTCCTTTCTAAGCTTATCGAGCCTTTCTATATTTTTAGAGTATGTATTAAGTAATTTCTTTTCTTCCTTTCCACCGATCATAACCGCAAGATTAGCAGTCGTTTCGAGTTTTGACGGCAAATAATTCACAATTAATCCTTTTGCTAAAGCAGAAATTACAAACTGACTATCATAATCATCATCAACCGAATCTACTAATAAAAAATTGATTTCTTCTAAATCGTCATCAAAAGAAAAATTAGAAAATTTTTTTCTTAAATATGGTTTAGAAATAGCAGAGTGTAACCATTCTTTCATATATTCTCTAAAGTCTTCTTCGGTATAATTTGCTAAATCCAAGTCATTTATTTTAGCAAGTGCTCTTTTATATACATCGTCATATTCAATAGAGGGCATAAGACACCTCCTTAAATAAATTCTTTAATACATGTACCCAAGACATCATCAATAATCCGGATTTTCTTAATAGATGGATAGTTTTCTGCACGAACCATAGTCATCGCAGTAGACTTTACAATTTCACCAAGCCAATCTGGAGCCTCTTTTATCATATTTTCAAATTCATCATCACTCATATCAAAATATTCCTCTGGGTAATCAATTGATTTGAAATATTTATATTTATCTCCAAGTTCACGTTTCCACTGACTTACGATATCTTCATCCAAGATTATAAAAGCTGGTCTTGTTACATATTCGGTTCTTCTAAGAGCCTGTAAATCACGATACTTTACATATTCAATATCACCAAAATATTCCCAATGATAAACTGTATTTTTATCTACACCAGTTGCGTTTAGTTCCCAAGGTGTTACACTTTTGCACGGAATTTCTTCATCTGGTTTAAATGTCTTATGAGACTTTACAGATTTTATTTCCTCAACTTTAAACTTTTTATTATCTTCTGGGATATCTTCTTTTAAAAATTCTTCTTTTACAAAATTATTACGTGCAAAATCAATCAGTTCATTATCAAGTTTTTGCATATGGCTAGATACTTTATATTCATTATCTCTAAAGAATGAAATCAATTCTTTTGGAGTAACATTTAATTCTTTTGCCAATTCAAATACTTTCATCCATTTTCTCCTTTTAAAATAGGAGAGTAGTATAATCTACTCTCCTATATATTTTTTATTTTAAGATGTAAATTTAATTTCTCCGAAGAGTTCGTTAATTGCAATTCCGATACCTTCCTGGTATACTACCTCTGCATCAACAGTCATATCTTTCTTAAGACCATCCATACCTGTTTCGTAGTACATAACATCTCCTTCGTTTACTCTCTTAATTGGTTTAAACTCAGGATCAATAGGAAGAATAAATACTTTCTTCTGGTCATCAGCAGAGAATACACTTTCTCTAGTGCCAGCTTTATTTACTCTTGCAAGTGGAAGACATTCATAACCTTCCCAGTTTCCAAGAATACCATTCTTATTTCTCTCGTCTTTCATTGCATCAGAGAACATATTATATGTAACTGTGTTTTGAAGTTTCTGAATGGCTGGTCTTGCACCAACAAGGATTACATCCTTACCAGTAGCAGCAGATACTGCCTCAATTTTTGCAATGATATTATCTTTGCTTGCCTCAACAGCAGTTGTTTCAAGTTTCATGTCTGTAGGAAGAGAAGCATCCATTGACATAAATGCAGTGTAAAGAGCTGCGTATCTATTCTCTTCAATAGACTTATACATTTTGTCTACAAGAGCTGCAAAATCAACTCTACCTGTCTGGAAGAGAACGAAATCTGTATATACTTTTACTCCGTAGAATGATGTATCAATTGAAAAAGCCTTTCCTGGTTTAACTGCCTGACGGAGTACATCATGATGATTTCCTGCAAATTTAGATACTGTTAAAAGAGAATTGTCTTCTACAAAGAACTCATTAGCATCTCCTTCTGCAATATTTCTCTCGTCAACATATTCCATAAAACGAGCATTTGCTGAATTCCATCCAGAATTCATTTTATCTGCAATCACATCTTCAATAAGAGACGCAATTTCTTTATTATGATCTCTCCAAGCCTGTCTACGTTTCATATTTGTAGCAGATTTGAAGTTAATACCCATAATCTTATCAAACTGATTTCGAAGAATAGTCTGAGTATCTTCTTTTGAATATTTCTCATAAATACCATTACTTGCATCCATCATAAGTGAATTGAATTCAAGAATGTTATCATATTTATTGTCAAACTGTGCTAAAACATTTGCACTAAAACATGTAATATCTTTCATTATTTAATCCTCCTTTCAATTAAGCCACGGTCTTGTTCTGAACTACAAGAATGCGAACCATTGTGTAATATGTACCAGCAGAGACACTGTGAATTTTTCCAATAAAACCATTAGTTGTTGAAAGGGTAGCAACAGTAGCATCATCTTCCTGTGCAACATACATACCTTTTCCATCAGTTGTAACGAGAGCACCAATTTTTACTTTGTCTGCTGATTCTGTCGTAAACTGATAATCAGCTACAGCAAAAATATCTGTATGAATCTCTGCATCCTGAATTCTGTATGCCTTTGCAGGTTTTCCTGCTTTGTTTACATAGTTGTAAGCCTGTCCCTGTTCTGTTGTAAGAGCTGTTTTTACTTCTGCCGGAGAACCAATAACAGCAATTGCATCTTTTACTCCTGCAATTGTTGCATATCTTTCTTCATATCCATTTCCTGTAAATTCTCCGATTTTAACCGGAACACCATTATCTACATCGATTGGATTTTCACTAGAATCACGAACAATTACATCAAAGATATCTCCTACATCTGTAGAGAGAAGATGGCTAGATTCAAACATGCCGTGTCTATTTGCTTCTTTTGCCTTAAGATTTGTATAAATCATTGCATTTCCTCCTTAATTAATTTTTTGCAATAAAAAAAGACCGCATATTTGCGATCTAAAAGTTATTTATCTTATTTATTTTTTTAATAAACCATCCAAGAAAGATGATTCATCCTCAACTTTTGCGAAAGCAAAGAAAGATGGTTTGTTTTCTTTCTTTTCTTTTTCTTCACTCATTGAGAAGTTTTTAGTTGTCTTAACGAGCTTGCCAAATGCAGCGTCAGCTTTTTCAGCTAATTCCTTTTTTGTAAATTTCTTTACATTTTCTTTCTTCATAAGAGATTTAAATTCTTCTGTGTCCAAATATTTTTCATAAGCAGCATCCTCAAACACAGTCATTTTATCTGCAATTTCCTCTGCTTCTTCATATTTAGAAAGCTTCTCTGAAATAGAAGAATAGTTAGCTCTCATTTCATCAAGTTCTGCCTTTTCTTCTGTCGTAACAAACTCGGCAAATACCTCCTGACGTTCACCGGATAATGCTACTGTATCATTTTCTTTCGTATATTCCTGTTTATAATAATTGCCACAACAAGACTGATAAATAAAATACTTATCATATACAGATACAATCCAATACCATTCATTTAATGTTTCTTCAAGAGGTGCTAGTAACTTATAAAGTGCACTTCGAATATCATCATGAGACAATTCAAAAGTTTTTGAATATTTTTCCTTATCTTTACATGACTCGTTTTCTTTTTTTTCATCATCTTTTTCATCAGAATCTACATCGTCAGAGTCATTAGAATCATCTGTCGCATCCTCATCGGAATTTTCCGGCTCATCATCCGTATCAGAATCAGTGTCATCTTTCTTATCATCTTCCGAGTGGTTTTCTTTTGTTTCCTTGTCATCGTCTTCAATGTCAGAATCTTTTTCATCGTTATTATCAGATTCAGCAAAAGCAGTTGAAAACGCCTTTTCAAGTTCTTCGTCCGACAATTCTTCGTATTCAAAGGTTATGTCTTCAGTTTTTTTGTTATATTTCTTTAAAAGTTCTTCAAATTTCGTCATATCTATCTTTTTATTTCCTCCTTTCTCAAATTTTTCGATTTGATTTGTTTTTGGTTCTATATTGAGACTAGATAATGTTTTATTTAATTTATCTAAAGTTTCAATCAATTTTGAATGTTCATCTTCCAAAATAGAAGAGAAGATCGAATTATTTTCTTCTGAAAAATCTTTAAGAGTTAATTTACTCCCACTCATTCCGGGCAGAACATTAGATCCAAGAAGAGTTGTCCCTTGTACATAGAAATCATCGAGATGAAGAGTTTTATCTGTATTATCCCAATGCATTGCACGAATGCAGAGTTCTACAGAACAATCTACAGTTTTTCTTCTTCTTAAAATTTCACATGTGTCAGTATATTCTTCATAAACAACAACATCTGAGCATACAAAATTTCTATCTAATTTTTCATCATACTCAAGATGAATATTTTCAGGATTGATAAAGTGACCAACTGGAATTTCCTTATAAATCATTTTGTCAGAATCTTCGTCATAATACATTGTGTGCCCAGAAAAATCTTTGATCGGCTCTCCATTTTCGTCTGTTTCACCCGTGTCAACAATATCTGCCATAATTGGTCTATCTTTGATAGATAGCATTTTTTCTTCCAATACAGCTGTTTCAATATGAGATTTATTGTTATTTGTTAAATCATGGAATGCTCTTATTTTTCCGTAAAGCAATCCCTCTGATAAATCGTCATTTACTTCAAATGTTGCCTTTGTCTGAATTGCTATATTATATCCAGATTTCTCTGCATTAAATTTTAAAGATTTTTTCTTCTTACTATAGAAATCATATAAATCTTCTAATGTAAGTAATCGATTATTCAATTTTTAACCTCCTTTCCTAAATTTTGGTACAAAAATACCACTCAATAGAAGAGTGGCTAAAACATCAACTTATTTGTAACCCCAATTTTGTCTGTTTGGATTGTATCGTCAAATTTTAAAATTGAATCGTTTATAAATATAAAAAAAGAATTACCAGAAGGAATTTCTGAAAATCCTAATCTTAATAAATTGTTTCTTGTTTCCTCATCCGAGGTGAATATAAAATATAAAATTTTCATTATTTCTCATGCCATCACCTCTTGATCATGTTGTTTGTTTGGTTATATTATTTATCAAATCTGTATCTTTTTCATATAAAAATATTTATTTTTCAAAAATAAAAACTCATTTTATTTATTTCCCTTATCTTCATTTTTACCAGACAATCTTGTTGCTTGCCCCTCGTCTGACAACTGTTCTTCTGGTATCTCAGGACGATAACCTGTATTATCAGATGATTGAGTATATGAAGAATTAAACGGAACAGCATATTGATTTATATTTAAAACCAATGCATCAAAACGAAGCTTGTTATATGCAACATACGGATCATCGCCTAATGAACACATATAATCCATTTTTCCAATACCAAATGCACTCGCATCCTTCATTCTACTTATATAATCATCTCGATTATATTGTGTTTGATCAAAAATCTGTAAATAAACGCCATCTGTAATATGATTTTTAATCCAGTAATTTAACCAAGATTCGATTCGTCTTATGTACACAGAAATCTTTCCAAGATCATTCGCATTTGAATATTTGATACCATTCGCATTACTCGAATCGCCAGAACTTACAATAAGTTTATTAATTCCAGCATTTGCGAAAAGATTATTCATTGCTTTATTTAAGTTATCTGTATCAGTAGCGGAAGTAGATTTCTCGAAATCTATGACTTGACTTGAATCGTAAGGTGTCGTTCCCCAACCAACTAAATCTGGAAGAATTTGTTTAATCATTTGATCAAACTGATTTACAAGTTCTAAACTAATTGCAAAATCATCTACGTTTTCAGAATCAAGTAACGGAATTTTATTTAGAATTAACTTGTAATTCTGCAATTCTTCTTTCGCAACAACAAGATTTTCTGTATCGAGAATATTCAATAAGGATTTAAATAAAGGTAAGAAATACGGGAGAGGTACATAAAATTCATCATCGGTACTTGCTATAAGTGTTAGTGTATTTTCTGGTGGGAGACGGAAAAATTCATAATTTCTACCTTCAGTTTTATATTGATTATATCCATCAATAAAAACTTGATCCCACACACCAACACCATCATTGTTCACACCTTTAATAAAATCTTTGTTATTTGATTTATCAAAAAATGCTGCATCAAAATATGTTATCCATTCCCCTTCTTGAGTTTTTCCATAAATACGACAATATTGTACGTCTAAAGGCATAAGAAAAATTCCATTTTCGTCGTCACCACTCATCCATCCAACATACATTCCGTCACGTATTGTATTAGAAATCACGTTTTGTAATTCTTTTGCCATATTAAAATGATGAAATATTTTTAATACCTTTTCATAATTTTTAAGTTGTTTTTCAACATCAAAATCTTTAGTATAATCTGCCAAAGGGGTGATATTATATGTATAAAGAGGCATAGTAGAGAAATAAGATATCATCTGCTTATAAAGCATTGATACTCTTGTTAAGAAACGAGATACTTCACGAATATTATCTATATTATTAAGAGGAGATTGCACATATTGATCTAATAATTCTCTTGTGTATTGAGTATAAGTTTTAGAAACGGTTTTTGTAACATTCCTCTGTAACAATTCCTGAAACTTAGCAAAATTTATTTTTTGCGCTCGGTTTCGTTCTACTTCATAACCAGATTCATCTGTTTTTGTGTAAACCTTTTGTACAATAGGTTCTTTTGTTTTTTCACTCAAGTTTTGCCATACCTCCTTTCTAAAATCTTGTTACCTTTTTAGGTGCTCGTATAGAGAAAAGTTTTGAAATATCTTGCGATGACTGGTTTTTTGGTTTTAATTTTAACGCCAAATCTTGACATATTTTAAAATTATATTCCAGTGCAGAAAAACGGTCTTTTCTCATACCCGGTCTTTCAATGATTCTAATATTTGTACCTTTTATTTCGTGATCCAAATTAATTAATTCGTTTACCATCAAAGAAGTCTGTATATATGGAAGTTTAAGCATAGATTGTTCCATAGACGACATTTTTGAATATCCCCTAATTTTCTTTACTAATTCTTCAGCCTCAAATTCTGATGTTAAAAGATTAATAGAACCATTCTGAAAACCTGCTCTAAGAGCTAATGCTGCTTTATTATTAAAATCAGCAGTTGCTTTTACAGACCATATAACTTTATTTGCGCCTCTGACTTTACATCTATCTGCCATATTATCATCATTAATACATGTCATTGCATCATAAGTAACACCATAATCTGCATCATACTGAGGTTTTATAATAAAATCATAAACACCAATACCTTGCCCATTTGTATCCAAAACTAAATCAGTGCATTTAAATTGATAGAATAAACGCATTGTAAGAATTCCCAACTCATCAGTTGTCATACCTTCATGTGTTTCTATATAAACTATATTTGATATATAATCATTTTTATCTGTAGGAATAGCAGAATTTATAATTAATGCAGCAGCGTCATTGTTATGTTTTTTGCTTGCTAATAATGCAACGTCGACAGACAATATTCTTCGTTCATTAGTTACCAATTCTGGGATTTTTATTTTATGATTTCGATAAATTTCAAGTGGATAAAAAGAATTCCTAATTTTTCTTCTTGGAGAAATATCATCGAATTTGAAAAAAGCTCCATCCGTATCCCCAAACCATTCAGCACCCATTTCCATTTTAAATGCGGTTGGATCAAAGTCAGCTTCTGACATTTCATCTTCAACTTGCTCACGAGATAAAAGGCCTTCTTTTATAGCTAAATTATAAGGAAGTCCACAACAAAAGTAACGTTTAGTATCATCTAACATATTTGCATAATAAGCTTTTAATTTTTCATAACTCCAATGAGATTTATACCAAGCAGAACTCATATACATTTCAATATTTCGTTCTTGTAAGTGTTCATATTTTGGATTATCAAGATACCCTGGATGTCTAGGTGCTGTTAAGAATTTTCTAAGAACTGTATTTATTGTATTCAAATCAACCATACGGAACTCATCAACAACAATAAGAGTAGCTCGGTTATGTCTGGCAGAATCATTAGAACTTACAATTTTTATCCAACTTCCATTTCTAAAATCTACATGAGCGTTATTAATAGAAGTAGATATTTCTAATATTTCAGATCGAAGATTGGCAGAACCCCAACTATAATTTTTCATAAAATCGTCATTGATTTTTTGAATTACTTCAAGTGATTGGGATTTGTACCCTGATGCTACACATATTTTTGTTCCTGGGTATAAAATACATCTTACTACACAATACAAAGAAGTTAACCATGTTTTACCAGAGCCACGGCTGGCTATATACATGAAATTCGTGCTTATCATCATCATGTATATCAATATTTTTTGGAATAACTTTAATTTCACATTTAAATATTCAAGTACAAATCTTTGCGGATTTTTTCTATAAAATGAAGCCCAGTAAGCAACACCCTCTAAAACACGTTCAGATTTTTCATGATATACTTCTTGTAATGATTTCTTTTTATCTTTCTTTGAAGTAGCCATAATTATTCATCTTCTTTATTTCCAAAAATCTTATCAAATAAGATTTCACTATCAGTTTCTTCATCATAAGATGGTTGTTTTACAGCATATTTAGCCATTACTTTTTCGTATATATTTGAAAATCTATTTTTTAAACCTAACATTTTTGAGGCATGTCCTCTATAGAACGCATCGATATATGTACCAATTTTATCTACATCTGCAAGTTCTGGATCTACTTCAGGAAGAGGGCGTGTTTCTTCATATTTTTGAATTAATGTTCCCATTGTCTGTGCATCTGAAAAAGTATCAAGAGTATTTTGTTTTGGTTTGAGGTTTCCAGTATCAAGCCATTGTTGGTAGGAATAATCTAGGTCTTTTGTTGAGACACCTTTCCTTATAGCATTACGTTTCATCAATTTTAAAATTGATAAATTTTGAAAAGTTTCTTCTTGTGCTTTTTGTGAACAATCATATCTTGAAATCCAATCTTGATATTCATTTTCTAAGAACATTAACTCTTCATCATTATAATCTGTTCCAAATCTTTTTTTTGCAGCTCGTAATGTCTTTTGCACAATACGTACATTTTCCTCTGTGTTATTTTCTACATCATCAACAGCAAATTCAGAATCACTCCAATGTTTATTCTGATATTGAGGCAATGAACGAACCATAACAATAAGCTGTTGAGCAGCTGTCGCTCTAATTTTTTCTCCTGTTCCTTCTGATAAAGAATCTAATTGTGATTCATAATCAGAATCCGAAAATTTCCAATCCAATCTTCTAAAAGTGTCAATCGTTTTTTGTTTATTGTCAGTACGACTTCCATTTTTATCAACATCTGTACACATATCTAAAATGCAACTTTTACAAGCAAAATGTTCTATGCCACTTTTAGTTTCCTTCGATGTATAAAAAGTTTTTGAAGATTTCCATTTTCCGCAATGTGGACAGTAAACATAATCTAAATCAAGAAGATGATTATAATCCATAGCCAATTCATGATATGCTTTTTTTACATTATTCACAGTTAGCTTTTTAATTTCTTCATCAGTCTTTGATTGTCGTAAATTAGCCATAATAATCACTTCCTTTCATTTATTCCATAATAAAAAGACACTTCACACAAAGTATGAAATGCCTATTTCTTTACTATAATATTTTATTTTTAATTGGCAGTGACGAACTGCCAAAATCAGAATGTTATCATCATTCTTACGTCATTTTAATGACAAAACGACGCATCTCTGACTCGAACAGAGACACCGATTACTCGGCTACTATTAGTTTTCAAGACTAATTCCTTACCAATTAGGATTAATGCGTCATAGTGGGCAGAGCAGGAGTCGAACCTGCGGTGTTTCTTTGTGGGGCTTTTACAGAGCCTTGCCCTCGCCTCTAGGCATATCTACCCAAAATAGGAGAGTAGTACCCGCTCCATTTGACATCGATCAGCATAAAGCACTAACTCACTGACATTGAACTCCGAATGTTCAGTTTTAGAATAGAACTATTGATCATTTTGTTCCATTCATGCTACCTAATTCACTTCTGATTTTGTTTTTGGTATAGCCCACTACCAATAGTCAAAATTAGCAAAAACTAAAATTGTTATACGCCACCAGATATACGTCTATATCTTCGCAATGGAATCTTTCCGCATCCTAATCAATCTATAACATCCCATATTTATCTGTCTTTCCAGAATGTCAGACTGGATACCAGCCATAACATAAGCTCAAATCTAGTTTTGTGCAAGCACAATCCCTAGTAAAAATCTCGAAGATTTTTGTTCAATATAATATTCTCTAACTAGAACACCATATGATGCTATCCTTACAACCTGAATATTATGGTTTGATTGTTGTTTATAAATCAGAAAGGGACTTTTGTTCTACCTTTTTGATTCCACCATCAGCGAAATATTTTTCAAATTCTTCATCTGCTTCAATATCTTTATATAGACTAACCATATCCAGAGAAGACCAACCAATTAACATCTGGATCACATTATCTGGTAAACCGCTTCTTGCACAAGCCGTTGTGAAGTAGTGTCTGAGACTATGAAAATAAAAATCTACGCCTAGCAGTCTGCTAAATGTTTCCGCCCAGCTATCTAATGTTTTAGACTCCATTGGTTCATCGATATATTTTCCTCCAACTTTTTTAGGGAATAACCATTCTGATTCAATTCCATTTTCTTTTCTATAGTTCATCCACATATCGAAATATGGCTTAAAAGGCTTAGAAAGTGTGTAACATGTAAGTCTTTTACCTCTAGACCCTCTTCCTTTTGTTTTGATCTGTTCTGGAGTTTTATATAAAGAACCATAAATAATGTTTTCATCATTAAAATAAGATACTTTAAATCTAGGCAATTCAGATTTTCTACGACCACTGTTCATAGCAAGAGAAAGCATACAAGCTTTATCATATTTGCCTTTTTCTACAAGGATATCCAAAAGTTCTTCTAACTGAGAATCATCTAATACTGTTTTTGTAAATACTTTTTCGTTTACGGGATTTTCTATTTTTCGAATTATTGGTTTGAAATTTTCAAATTCATCATCCAACATGGATTCGACATAGTTAGAAAGTGACGAAAGAGTTGATTTTACTCTACGCATTCTTGCAGGACTCCATTTCCACTCAGTAAGACAGTAACTTTGATATTTAGAAATTTCTCTTTTTGATAACTCTATAAAAAATTTATTATTACAATGTTGTAAAAGATATACCCAAAATATTTTTAAATCATTTGCATAAGCATCGATTGTATTAGGAGATCTATCTATAGAGCGAAGATAATCAAGAAAATCTTTTCCTAATTCTATATTCTCTTTATTAACTTGAGATAATAATTCATCCGTCACTATATTATTATGTTGTACTTTTCTTCCCATTTACTTGCTCCTTTTTATATAACAAAAAGAAGTGGAAGATAAGCCCACTTCTTTACTATGTAATCAAATTTCTATGTTTTCATGCCACTTTTTGTGTTATTCATTGGAATTTATTTGAAAAAATTATTAGATACAACACGCCCACGCTTGCGTGGAGCGTAAGGTGTAGAAAGTCGGAACGACTTTGCATACCTTAACCACGTAGGACATAAGAAAAGAACCCATAAGTTTTTACGCCTACAGGTTCTAAGAAAGGAAGGTAAAACATGAGTGTAATCACAAAAAGAAAACTTCACGTCAAAAAGCACTATGAGTTTTTACGCCCATAATGCCTAAGAAAATCTATATTTCTAATAATATTTATCTTACAGTCCAAAGATATCTGCCAGAAAATCTAACATCTCATTCTGATCAAGTGCATCTGTACAATAGATACTATGTGAAATATATCTATCTCCGTCAGAACTGGAAACAGTCATACCGTGTACTTCGCCATCTTCAGTTAATCTAACATCACAATCATCTTTGTGTTCACACATATCACAGTCAATGTCATCATCATGACCACCTAACTCTTCGTCATCCGGTTCAATCTGAACAAGAATTTTTGTTTTAGCGTCAGGATAAGATCTTAAAATGCACTTAGAATTTACATCTTCCATTGCATAAATTGCAGTTGCCCAAGAAGTAATATATTCTCCATCTCTTTTTAATTTATCGCAATAAATACGATCGTTAATAATCATAACTTCATATTCGTTTGGATATTCATAATCTAAGTGAATATATCCAAAATCATATCCATATAAAACAAGTTCTTTAATAATTTCTTTTGCATCATTATATTTCGCCACAACTGAAATGGTTTCTGTAGAATCTGTAAGTACGTCATCTAACATTTCGCAAAATTCCTCAATGTTTTCAAAAGTAAAAGTATCCAAATAATTCACTCCAATCTATTATGCTTCGTTAACGGCATCCTTAAGTGCTTTACCAGCTTTGAATTTTGGTGTTTTACAAGCTGCGATCTTCATTGATTCCCCTGTCTGTGGGTTGCGACCTTCACGTTCAGCTCTTTCTTTTACTTCAAAAGTTCCAAATCCAACAATCTGAACCTTTCCATCTTTAATCATACCATCTTTAATAGATTCGATAACTGCATCTACATACACAGCAGCATCTTTCTGCGTAACTCCGGTTCTTGTAGCAACTGATTTTGTTAATTCTACTTTATTCATTTAATTAATTCCTTTCGTTCCATATCATTTTTACAAAAATAGAAGAGTACACGCCTGTTTAACGGTCGCATCTCTTCTCAAGAAATATATAATAACAGCCCATACAATTCCGATTTACGAGAGTTTGAATTATACCGGGTGTAGTATGAGCTGTTATACGACTTTATAACATGACTGGACTAATATTAAGTAATCCAGTTTCGTCAACAATGCAAACCATTTGTGACGGTTTTCCGTTTAATCTTTTTTCGATTGTATAATCACATCCAGAACCAGCGAGGCTTCCGCTTTGTACGAATTTCGATTCTTGACTATACATACAAAAATGCTTATGTCCACAGAAAATATTCTCCGGGAAGAATCCACACATTGATGAAAGATTCATATACCCTTGTTTTGTAGGAGTATCATAATCTCCATGAATAAGAAGATAATCTTTCCCATAAATATCAACTTTGGTAATTCCATCATCAATACTGCAATCTAGCAATGAATGAAATCCATCTATATGCTGAAGAACTCTGCACACATCCCATGCAATAAATGCATCCAGACGTTCACTGTGCTGTGCAAGATCCTTCGCCTGTAATCTTGAGTGGTTCCCAGAAGCAGAAGCTAAGTAAACATCATCGAAATGCTTCGTAAGTTCATGACAAAATGATGTGATATATTCAATACTTAATTTAAGTTGATCAATAACATTTTCTTTGTTTGAAACTTCAATTGTCTTATGCAAGGAGTTACTAATATTGTCTCCGAGCAAGAAAATATGTACTGAAGAAACCATATTCATTTCGCCGATTTGAATTACTTCACTTAAGTATTTACCCAATCGTTCTTTAGCAATCTGAGAATCAAATTGTCCAAATGTGGAATGGAATGTCTGACCAATATGTAAATCGGACAAACATACAATCATTGATTTCCCCGTTCCAATTAAAGGTCTTGGAAAACTTCTAAACTCTGTTTTTCCAAAGTTATCAAGTCTTTCAATAAGAAGATCCATTACTTCATCGAAACGACTATCCATATAATTCTGTTTCTGCCAAGATCTGCGTTCATCTCTAATTTGTATCTTTGAACGCTCTAGTTTTCTCTGAGCTAATCGTATTTCTTCTAACTGAGCAGAGTCGTTTACGAATTTATTTCTATTCGCAGCGAGCATTTTATCAAATGCCTGTCTCTGCTTTCTGAATTTTGATTCGGTATATTCTGTACCAAGAAGCTCATTTAATATATCTGCCACATCCTGCCAAGAACCTATTTTATCCTTGTCACCTGTGATTCGATAGATAAGCTCTTCGTCTGTTTCTCCATCAAAACGTCTATAAGAAGTTATAACAAACACATCCCTTCTTATTCTTCGGATTCCGGAACATCAAGCTCCTCGTCTGTTTTAAGTGCTACAGAAAAGTCAATTACCTCATTCTTAAAAGCTGAAAGTAAATCTCCAACTTTAATATCCTGCTCAACATCATTCTCATCTGTATATGAAATAGAAGTACAATCTTCAGAAAGCACTCCACCTTTTACTGTCAATTTATCTGTTGTAGTTCTTGTAAATTTAAGCTTACTTGTAGCCATAATCTATTTTTCTCCTTTTAATTCATTGAATTTCCGATACTTCGGATACAAAAATAGAAGAGTAATAATTACTCTTCTTCCTCTTCATAATATTCTTCTAATTCAGGATCAGGTGCTTGAAAACCTATTGCAAATGTTTGTTCTGTCCCGTCACCTTTGGACGTAACTTCTTCATTCCATTCTGCAATAATCGAAGATGGTTTGATCTTCATAACCTCAATCCATGAGTATAATACATTTAATAATTCATCTGTAACCGGTAACAATACAACACCAGTTATAAGACCGAATATATATGATAATAACTTTTTATCTTTCATAGGCAGTTACTCTTAATCTAACAAATCTGCCATAGCAGCAGTTTCGCTTCTTTCTGTTTTCTTAAGCTGAACATATCCAAATTTTTCATGACCAGCTAATTTCTGAACAGCAGATAATAGTCCGTTGTTCATTCTAAAAAGTGTAGAGTCTGTTTGTTTAAAATCACCGTTCATCCACAAAGCTGACCCTTCTCCGACACGACCAATTAAAAGTTGAACATGTTCTTTCGTGAGATTTTCTGCTTCGCTCACATAAATGATAGAATTCTTAATATCTCTACCACGAATATATCCAAGATGTTCAATTTCAATAGTTCCTGCCATCATCTGCATTTCTAATCCAGTCTCTCCACCAAGATGATCAGCCAAAGGCATAGCATAAGGAAGAAGTTTTTCTAATTTTGTCCCTGGAAGGAACCCAACTTCATTTGCATCTTTCACGCCAATTGCATTTCTGACATAAATTAATCTATCGAATTTTCCGTCCTCGATTAGCTTAATTGCATTCGCAATCATTAAATAGTCTTTTCCTGATCCAAATTTTCCAGAAATTACCTTAATAGTTTCATCTTTATCTTGAAGCATATTAAATGCTAAAACCTGTTGTGGATTTCTCGGTTTAATTTTACCCATAAAGTGACTATTAATTTGTTTATAAGGCGCAACTACATATTCAGAACCATTCCATTTTCTATAATCAACAACTTCTCCATCAGATTTTTTAATAATCAGATATTCATTAAGAAACGAATCATAAATATTCTCTTTCATATGTGAATAAAAATAACTCATTTCTTCGTCGGAAAGAATTACTTCTTTATACCCTGTATATTCATTTATATTTTTTACAAGATTGATTTCGTTAATACCTTTTGTTTCTAACTCAAAAATATTTTTCGAAATAAATTTACAATTTAAATCATCTGTACAAAAAATAATTGGAGATTTTTTAGAGTTATAGTAATAAGCAGATGCCAAGATAATATTATCTGGCGTAATATCTAGATCAAAATCAGATACGATTTCTTTAATTTCAGAATTGAGTACAACGACTTCATACTTCCCATAATTTTCATCAAGAAGATGAGAGATTAGTCGTGCTTTATATTTAATTTCTCCGTCTTTGTTCCCGGAGACTTTAATATTTTCAATTTCTTCAAGAGTCTTTTGTGAAATCACGAATGACTCATTAAATGCTTCCTTCTGTAAGTTAAGAAGTGCATTGGTATCTAAGAATAATTTATATTCCAATACACAGATACCACCTTTCTATAAGTATTATTTACTTGATTCCATTAACCATATCAGCATATTTATCCTCAATATAGATATGATTTCTGGTAATACCTACTCCAATATGAGCATAAATAGTTTTTAGATAATTCTTATTACCTTTTTCTTTCTTTTTTCGTCTTTATACTTTTCAATATCATAAAAACCACAAGAATGATATCCATCGATTGAACTATTGGATCTAACATGAGTTCTTCCAATAATTTCACGCTCAACTAGAGTTTCTAAATCATTTTTACTAATTTCTTTAATAGTAATTCATTCCTTTCGTACATTTTTCTCTCCGGAATAGGAGAGGAGATAATTGGTGTGATGGGATTCGAACCCTACGACTTACCGGTTAAAAGCCGGTTACTCTACCAACTGAGTTACACACCAAAAATAATTGCTGAAGCCCCGGAATTGAACCGAGTTTTTACATGGTTATGAGCCACGTCAAGATCCAACCTTTACCGCAAGCATATGAAAATTGGCAGTAGATGTTTTACCCACCGCCAATATATTAACTAATCAAAATAATTGTTTAATTTTCTATTATAATATCTTGTGATTTTAGGTTTTGCCCAAATTTTCTCATCACATTGAATATCCTCATATGTACGGATTGTTCTTTCCGGAATATATTTGCATTCCAAACTCAATCCATCTAAAATTTTTACCACTGTATTTTCAGTGGGAGTAGTAGAAGATAAGTAGTCAAAAATACATTTCTCCATCCGTTTGATTATTTTTCGGACTGTTGCTACATTCATATCTTCTTTTTCTGCAATATCTTTAATAATATTTTCTTGTGTAATTGTCAAATATTAAATTCCTCCCAACTGCACGAATTCGTTTTTTAAGATATATCATTAGTTCGTAAAGAGCCTATACAGTAAGGCATATCGATATATTCTCCATATAGGCACAAAAGAAAACCCATATATAATGGACTATTTTATTTTTTATGCTTTAAAATAGTCCATTAATTATGGTTGAAAAAATATACGTTTGTTACATCGACATCCTTTTTTTTCGTCTATATTCCCTGTCTATTCTACGTTTTTCAATAAGCTGACAGCTATCACAACGAATAGTTTTATTATCTTTTATATCAACCTCAATCCATTCACCACAATCAATACATTGGATGTATTTTGTCTTTTTCACCTTAACATTTTTCTCTAAATTATTTACGACATATTGACCATAGCAAAACCAAAAAAGTTGTTTTCCTCTCTTTTCATTTCCATATAAATATTGAACTAACATATCTGTTATCATCTCGTCAGAATATCCGAGATCAGAAAATTCTTTCCTAATACTGCAAGCTACATAATAAAGATTATCAATGTATTCATCTTTCATGTTTACCATATACCGATACTTTTTATTAAGTTCATCATAAAGAGAAGAGACTTCTTTTGAACAAACAATATTTACATTATTCATCATTTTCGTATATTCTAATTTACCTAACTTCATACCCCTTGTATTTATAGGTTTGTTTGGAATACGTTCATACAACTTATTTACAAAACTTTTATTTCTTTCTTCTATCTGACTTTTCTTTTTGTCCTCATTAGGTTTTTTATCTTTTGCATACTCAAAAAACGCCGGTAGCTTTTTACTTGTAAATACTTTTATTTCTTCTCCAATTTTTTCTGGAAATTCTGGCTTATATAAAGTTTTAGCGTAATCAATAACAAAATTGTTTTGACAGCATAATCTTTTCACACAGTTGACTGCATGTTCTTTTTCTTCGTCAGTTCCATCAATAAAGACATCATCATTCCATATTTTTGAAATATCATTACTATACAAACCAATATTACCACCTGTAAAAGCTGCATTTAGCCCGTTATAAATATTTTCATTGTTTAAAATCTTTGGCTCTGCCTTTCTCATATTATAATATAACGGAACAATACCGTTCATATTTCTTTCTGCTATTTTAACGAAATCTGGATCAGCAACCACCAATGATTTATCTCCATCAACATCAAATTGAAGAATCTTGCTGATAAGATCATACGTGCTTGTATAAACACCATTAGTGGTAAACCATTCTCTTATTTTTTCTACTCGTTCTCCGTAAGCTTTGTTAGCTATATTAAAACGAATTGCATGTTCTTTATAAAGATGTGGACTTCTAAGGCAATCCAATCTATCGTAATTTTTAAATAGCCAACAAAAAACTTCTCCATCTGCAAGCAATCCATTTGGTTTTTCTATATGACCAAACCAATACTCACACGCTGCATAAAAATCTGGAAGAAGAAATGTGTACTTACCATTTACTTCAAGTTTTCCACTTCGGTATTTCTTCAATAAGCTATTCTTTATTTCACGAATGACATCTTTTGCAAATGTATCATTGAGTAATGCCGGATAAATTTTTACTGCTTTTTGAAAAGAGGTAAGATTATCATTATAAGGAGTGATTCCAAGAGCTTCTTTCATGGTTTTCTCCGAAGAACAAATATTTGTAATTTTATCTATAGATTTTTTTGTTAATAAATCTATCTCATCATCGGTTACATTTGTCAGTGTTTGTAACATCTGATAGTTAATTTTTGCGTTTTTAATTCTATCTTCTTCGATATTACAACGACCTGCCTGACAATGATATTCTTTGAAATAGGTTTTATATTCATCCCAAGAGTCATAGAACTTATACATTTTAAATTGACTCTTTGTAAAAATAATTTGGATGTCATCATCAATAATATTGTATTCTTTACCGTAGATATCTTTAATAATAGGAGAGTATTCATTTACTTCAATAAATTTTTTGAAGTCGAATACACCAAGTAATCCTTTTACCCACGGGGCACGAAACATTGTATTCTTAGTCATTAATGATGGTAATATCATACCGGCTCCATCGGTATGAGGAACCGGAACTTCTCCGGTTTTACGTTCAATAGAATAATCTGTCTCATCAATAAAATCAAAAGTCCCAGGTACATTCGTCTCGAAATCGTCTACAACAATACACCTATCAATGTCAAAATCCACCCACTGATCAGTAGCAGAATTTGCCAATGCCATATATGCAAGGTGTTTATTGACATTATTCCCACCTTTTGAATTTATTTTCTCAATTGTTAGCCCGCACATGATTGTCTTTTCTACATCATTCCAGACAGATTCTTTAATAAAGACTGCTTTCTTTTTACGAATTTGTCCGGCAGAAGAAGTAAAGTATCTATATTTCTCGCCATTATACACAAACCCATAAAAAGACAAATCTTTAAATACATCAAAATAATAAACTTGAACTACCATCAAAGCATCTGTCAATTCATCTTTTTTAATTCCAATAGCCCTGGTGAGAGAAGATTCAAATACAGAAATTATATTTGTATCATTTAATTCATCCTGTCTGAGTTTTCTTAATTCAATTTTTTTATTACATGGGATGTTATGAGATTTAGAATACTCAATTTTATTTGAAAGATCTTCTTTCTGTTTCATTTTATTTGAAAGAAGTTTTAGAAGTTTTTCTTTTGATTGTTTAGCTTTGTCTCTTTTGTGCTTAATAAGCAAGCTCCAACCAATAAATTCTTTAATAATAGGATCTATTTCTTGATTGTAATCCTTAATTTTTGATCGCTTTAATTTGGAAATATTGTCTTCTGTAAAACCATCTTCTTTTAATTTGTTTCCTAACTTTTCCAATAAATTGTTCAAATAGTTGCGTTCTTGTCTATATTTACAATTCATATTATGTAAATATTTTTCATGATTGCTGTAGAAATGACCGGTATCTACAGAATACATATTAATTTGTGTATCTAACATTTAAGCCCTCCGCATAATATTCTCCATCTTTTCATCGGTGTATCTATTTTGTTTTATTTTGCAAATCTAAAATTTCCATTATTAAATCCTCTTTATATATTTCTTTAATTCTTTTAACATAAATTCAACATCTTTAATTTCTCCACGAAAATCAACAGACATATCCAAATAACTATACCAAAAGTGTGGATTTATATTAAATTCTTTGCAAATACTGAGAATCTTTTCTTCAAAACTTCTTCTTTCTTTTGCATATAATTTTTTGTGTCCAGTTGTATAGCAATCGTATTCATCAACTACATCATCGTATCTTCCAACAGTAATGATATGATGATCCATTTTAGAAGTAAGTATGTATTGGCACACTTCTAAGTAATTTTTTCGTAGTTTACCGGTTTTTGTTAAAAAACAATACAATTTTTACTCCTCCTCATATTTCTTACATCTTTCTTTATTAGCAGCTTCTTCCATATATAATTTCTCTTCACGCTTTCTATCTCTTTCAATCTGTTCAGCGATTCTAGAACCTTTATCTTGTCCAATAGAAATGGGGTAGTAGTCTGTGCAAAAATCATACCCCCGGATTTCTCCGCCATATCTCTTATGAAATTCTTCACGGCTTGGGATATGTAATGTGTTATGGTTCTGTGAGTTTACTGTTTCTGTTTCGTTTGTCATATTTGTTGTTCTCCTTTTTGTTTATAAAATTATTCATCTCTGGTCATCCTTTCTTGATGTGAGATTAATTGTTTTAGCATCAACTATGAGAACGAAATGTAAATAGGTACGAATCTTTTCTATTCCGTCTTTCATTCTCATACGCCATCCAAATGAGAGGTGTTGTTTTATAATGACATCTCTCTACTTATATATTCCCCATATATTTATTTTGTTTTTGTATTTCTACCTTTCAATTTCCCAAAAGAATCTATATTATATGCTTTCAGCATCTTTTTAAGTGCCCATTCTATTTCTTTTTCGTATCCCTCCTGATTCAAGACATAAATGTTTGGTAAATTTTTAGGTGGCTTATTTGGATCTTGTTGGATGCTTCCAACTTCTTTTTTTATAAGAAGTGGATTGATATCTCCAAATTGAGAAGTTAGATATTTAATACATTGTGTTATACTGTCTTTTGATGTTTTTAAATCTTCAGCCATCGTTTTTAAGCTTCTGAAAAAAGCTTCCGGTTTTTCTTCTGGGTTATATAACACCTCTTCATTGTTAATTTTTGGTCTGAAGAATATGTAAGAATTGATATAGAGAAATGTCATTAATATGTTCTCTTTATTGATACTAGATTCATTCATCATAATGAAATCTAATTGAGACGATGTGATTTTAGAAAAATTTTCTCTTGCTTCGAAATTATCTGGAATAACTTTTATTTCTATTCCAGTATCATAGCCGATAGAGTCTAAATCTTGTTTTACTACAATCATCTTGTTATTTATCATGTATTCAAGAACGTCTAATATTTCTTGGAACGCTTTTGGTTTTCTTTTTGTGGTTTTATAACCATAAAATTCAAGAACCTTTCTGATAGTAATCCAACTATAGTCCTCGTAGGATCTATATTTGTCAATTAGAATGTAAGTAATATAAAATTTCCTACTAACTCCAAATTTCGTTTTAATATCCCCCTGGATGTATTCGTTGGGGAATCTAGTAAAGTATTCTGTTTTTTGCAATACAAACCTCCTTCGTTTTTTACGTGAGTTCGGCAAACGTCACTTTTGGGTACGTCGGATTTCTAAAAATCGGAATTTTGACGTCACCTTTGGGTACGTCTGCCGAACCGAAACAAGATATATAACTATTTAAGAAGACAGACTAATACTCCGTAAATGAACTGTCGTCCATTTACTCCGTAATTTTTCATTCGATTGTTTATGGTTGGATTGAAGATTAATAAATCAAACAATCTGTCTTCTTATCTATTCTCTATCCATGATTAGAAATAACATCACATTTTCTTTCTTCATATCCTTTTCTACATTCTTCCAAAAGATTATCTACCATTCTTTCAAATAACTTTCTGATTGTCTTATCATGCTCAATAGCATCCAATGTAAAACATGTCTCTAATTTATTCTCGTAACAATAATCATCAGCGACTTGACGCAAATCATAATCTGGATACATGTCATTGAATTCTTTGTAAAGATATTTATATAATTCTCCATTTGATTCGTATCCAAGATAATTCATTAATTCCTCATATTTCGGAAACATCTTAGAAGTCCAGTAAGAATATTTTCTTTTTGGTCTAGGTTGTTCTTCTATATTGTTGATCTTTTCATTGAGTAGATTTAATGTATGTGCCATTGCAGCCTGTGTATTGGATAATGATGTAAGGATATCTGTAACTGCTTTCATATCTATATTATTCTGTGATGAAAAAGCATTGTTTCTGTAGGATTCGATAATATCCCATGCCCAATCCATGAATTTGTCAGCCTTTGATTGTCTAGACCATCTGCATAATTCCATAATTCCTCGTTGTGTATAATAAACTCTTTCTTGTTCTTCGCTTTTTGACAGGTTAGCCCCATTCTGGTTATTATCTAATTTCAGCCTTATGCATAATGGCTCTAATCTGTCCTTGTGTTTTAGATGAATCTTACGAATTGCCTTGGATGGATCTTTGTATTCTAATGCTTGTCCAATTTGTTCTCTTGTAAGTAACATGTCATCATTCATATTTCTATAGAAGTCACATGATACTGTACCAAAGGTTTCTGTTGTAATTAATTTTAGTTTCATATTTTTTCTTATCCTTCCTTTTGTATGTGTTTGGATTTTTTAATTTCTCGGTTTGTGATTGCATGAGTAGATATTAATGATAAAGCGATTCAATATAGTATTCTCCGTGAAGAGAATTGTTTGTAGTGTAATTTTCATTCTGTGATTTATATTCTGGAACAGAAGAGTAGAATCAATTTTTCTTACTTGTGTATGTGGAGAAAATTTTAATGATTTGATGCTGTTTTAAATTTTTATACGCTTGATGTAAAGTTGGTAGGGTATGGGTATTTGAATTAAAATTGATGTCATTTATTAAGATTTGGTGGGCGGATATAGAATGATATGTTTTTATGATGATTTAATAGATATGAAATAAGACAGACTTTATTGCCTGTCTTATGTTGTGTCTGTTTTTCGGTATGTAATATATTATTCTTTACATGCTGTCTGTGGAGTATTTTTGAGCTGAGAGAGATTTAAGCGACTTTACGCCGGTAGATGGTAAATTGGTAGGGTATGATAGTGGAATTGATTTTAGATGTCATTTTGTGTGATTTAAGCATCTGTTTATGTAATCGCCATATTTTCTGCAAGGATATCAAAAATATTTTTATCTGCATCTGAATCTTCTGTTGATAAGTGATTTGCTGGAGATCCTTGTTCATTTTTATTGCAGAATCCTTTTATTTTTCCGGTTCCACGAAGAGACAGAATTGATAATGCTTTTAGCCCGTACGTAAGATTGACATAGATTGTAATTGGTTTGTTTCTACATGGGATGTTAATGGAACCGTGTAATATTTGCTACGTAGATGTTTGTATGTAAATATCTCCCGGTATTGTTTTATAAATGTAATATGTTCCGTAATTTGAATAGATATATGCATTTGTACATCCAATGTTTAATATGTGTCTGTCTGTTTCTGATTGATAGCGATTGTATGAATCTGGTGTATATTGGCAATCTGGTATATCTCCACAACATACTTGTTGAATATTGCCTGAAGGATGATTATTATATATTCTCTGAATGAGATTGTGAGATTGGATGTGATGTGTAATGTGATTTTTGAACGAGAAAAGTGATATCGAAAAAATCCTTATATAATAGGAAGAAAGTTGGTTGCGGAAGTGATTTTTGAATAAGTGTGTGATCAATTTTTGAGGTTTGAGACGTAATTTTTGGCTTAAAATGGGGGTTTTTACGATATGGGGTACGATAAAGGGTTGGAAAGGAGAAAAGTGTAATTTTTGGCTTAGAATAGGGATATTTTGAGGATTAGGATTGAATGGTGATTTTTGGTGTTTTGGAGACTGGTGGAGATGAGTGGAGAAGAATTTTGGATGTGAAATTTTTGAGTTGGTGTGTAGATTGATCAGCTAGTGAGTCCTGGCAAACTGCGAACACCTGTTCGAGTTTTAAGTACCCCCTGCCTTTATTTATAGTGAAAGTATAAAATTCTATACTAAAAAAACCCGTAAAAATGGGAAAAGTACGGGAAAATTTAGTAAAATAAAATATTCTAATAGATATAAAAATTTTTTTCACGGTCTGCCTGAAAAAGAGCGGTTTTTTATTTTAGCAATACCTAAATGAAAATTTTCTTTCATTGGAAATTAATTTTTAGGGGTCTGTATACTGGACATGGAAAGACGTTGCTATAGCTTAAAACTATAACAGATATCGTGTTATAGTTTTTTTGTATATCATAATCGGGTATACTATACGGCGTATAATATCATATACAATATAACATACTTATCCACATAATGTGGAAAACTATACTATACTATGTGGATAACTACTATACATTCATACATCAAACACTAAACTATATACAAATTAATTCCACACTAAACACGCAAAAATCCAGTCTAGCAGCCAATCTTATACCGCAATATAGTATACTAATTACATAACCATACTACACTACCATATAAACATACACTTTTCCAGATCTGCACTCAATCCCTAACCTGACATACACTAATACATTAACAATATTACAACTAATATTAATCAATAACTAACATTAATCTATCTCAATCAGTCCCAATTATCCCAACTCAACAACTACACTTCACCGACTACCCAACTACACTATCAACTATATACCATATACCATATACTATACAATGATACTACAATACCTATAATAATATACTATAACATATACATCATATATATCATATACATATATCAATATACTAACATTATACTATCATCATACAATATTAATTCTATTCCTACTATTATATGTTATATACATATTATACATATAACTATATAAATATATACTATAGCTATCTATCCAGTGTACTAACAACTTTCTTTTTTTGCATTATATAGAAGAAACACGTTTTTACATAAAAACTTGAAAAAAATCAATATTAACGCTTGACATTTGTAAAAATATAGCGTAATATATGAGACATCAAGAAAACATTGAACTTGATACAATTCAATATAGCACTTGACTTTTTTGTAAGATTAACAGTGCTCGGACACTTCAAAAAAATCAAAAAAATATATTGACAAACATCAAGTAAAATGATAAACTTGAAACAAGTCAAGAGATTGACAGTATAAGCTATAATAGCCCACACACGGGTGGCAACCGTGAAATAACTGGATAAAAAAGAATAGGAACAAAAGCGACAACTTTCATTCCTATTCAGAATCACATCTGTAATAGATATGACCTAAGCAATCATTATTCTATCACAAATCGTGAAAAATATCCAGTAAAAAATAAATAATAGCCTACGTTGTGGATTAGGTACAGGGTCTTGTCCTAGACAAGATTTCTAAAGACTACAAAACACGCGCTACTGGGGCAGGGGTATCCCTGTATAGACAAGAGTCGACTCATAGAGTTGTTAACCCATACAAAGTAGTCCCAAAAAGGACGAACATACCAAAAAGAACAATAGACACAAAGTTCTGAAAAAATAGTGTAGTCTCTCAGCTTATTACTTTGGAGATGTGGCAAGTTTAAGCTTGTAACAGGGTAGTTCCCTTTAGACTTAGGTAAAAGCTTCTAGGATATATTCTAGGTAGTGTCTAACGATGAAGTGAGTAAAACGGTCAAAAAATAAATAACTCAGCTAAATGAAAAAGCTGTCTCGATTGAGTTCAATAATCAAACTTATCAATCGAGAAATACATATAGATGCAAGTATTATCTAGTATGGCAGAGTACAGAGTAACATCTGACTTCTTGGTGTTGGGTAAAACCAATCCGCATGACCGCTAGATTTACGCTTGCATATCCAAGTTATACATAGTTCGAAGGGTAGACTTTAAATCTACGCTATCAGTCTACCCTTTTATAGTGTGCATAACACACATAACAAATAATCAATCAAATCACGTTTAATACGTATCGGTGGAGATAGTATCAAGAGCCGTAGGAGATATTATGAAAAACACATTAGCAATCAACTTTTTAAACAAAAAAGCCACAGTTGAGCAGACAGAAGAACTTATGAGCGCAATTTCTCACGAAGAATATGAAATGACAATTCAGCTCGTACAGGCTGATATTACACGGATTGAGAAACAGCTTGCGAACCTCAAAGATAATGAGGATAAAACTTCAGAGCAGAAAGAAGTAGAAGAAAAAGCTCTCACAATCAAACTCGAAACGGCTCAGACTAATCTTGAAACAGCACGGAATAACTCTGCTGATACATTACAGGTATACAATAAAGTTGTCTCTGTAATGACAGAAGAAAACCATGACCATTTTAAGAATGATAAAGATGTAGTACGGACTGTTCTTAGAGTTCTTGCATCATGGGATAACTCTAAACTTGTAAAGTATGCGATTATTCCAGCTTTCGAATCAGAAGCACTTTACAATGCTTTAGAAACAATCCACATTAATTCTAAAGCTGGCGAAGACGGTAATATTGTAATGTCGAAAGAAGTAAAAGACGCTTATAAGTCAGCGTCTAAAGAGCTTGAGACTATTATCAAGAAAACTTTTAGCTTACCGTTTGAAACACCTTACACGGACAAGACTCGTGTTAAGCTTACAGCAGATGACAAGAAACTTTTGAATGATTGCTACGTAAAAGGTTTTCAGAATAAATTTTCTGTAAACGATAAAACTGGTAAAGTTGACTTTAGTCATCGTCAGATCAATACTCTTGTCAAAGTTAAGAAAGACAAGAAATCTGGCAAGACTACATACGACTATAGTGGGCTGGCAACCTGCATTAGCAACATTGTAATTAAGCATTACTTTGCATAATCATAGAAAATGTTTAGTTCGAGAGGCGGAGCAAGAAGTTCCGCCTTTTTGTAGTGAGCATTTTCACAAAATGTAAATTAAGAAAGTGAGGAAGAATCATTATGTTAAAATTTAGAAAAAGCGAAATCAAAAAAGTAGCAGAAAAAATTACTCGCAATAGTGAATTATTCGGTGATGAAGTATCATCAGTAGTTGCAGATCTCACTTCACTGTCTAATTCTGCTAATGAATTAGGTTGCGAACTGACAGGTGAAGTTTCCGACTATTGGGGCGGTAAAGTTTTTGTAACTGCAATCCCTGACAAACGGAAACACCAGTGGATTTTTTAAGGAGGAAACGAAAATGAAAAAGAAAATGGAAATTATTATTTTAGTAGTAGTATGTATTATTATTGGCATGGGATGTGAATATGTAATGATGTCACATCTTACAAACCAGTCTGCAAAGACAAGTGTAGCAGAAATTAAAAAGGCAAATAAAAAAGCCATTGCAGATTCTCATAATCCTGACAATTGGTGGAAGGATTACTGCGAAAGCGAAATAACAATCGTAGACTGGAATGTTAGCGGTAACGAAATGGCTTTTCAGTTATCCGACGGAACGGAACTTTATGCTACAAAAACAGAAAACATCTACGCTCCGAAATTCAAACAGTTTGTCGCATTTGATGAAATCCAAGATATGTCAAAGGCAGGCGACGGAACAATTACCGTCGAAACTACGGACGGAAATTCATATACTGTAAATCCGTCCGTAAAGGCAACTGAGCAGGGAACTAGAATTAAATAGAAAGGCAAAGTGATATTATGAAATATTCATGCAAATATATCTGGTTTACAACTAAAATGGAAAATGATTTCGTGGTCTATGCAAATAGTATAGTTATGGAATTTGAATCCAAAGCAAAAGTTGTATGTAATAACTTTCGCCCTAACAAGCGAAATAAATATAAAGTTTTTATCTATGATCCGCAGAATAATATCTGGATAAAGGCAAATATAAACAATGAATGTGTTGCCATTATGCATGAATGTTTCCTTAAACATCAAAATGTAAACTCAAAAGGCAAAATAAAATCTTTGATGGCGCATCCGAGAGCAAAGAAAAAAGGTTCTGGCGGAACACGTTTGTCAAAATGGAACGGAACCGTAACTGACTACGAATGTTCAAAGGTTCCACTTCATGATTTTCCACGTTCATATTGCGTAAATTGGAATTAAACGGAACTTGAAAAAACTCAAAATATATGCTATTCTATATAAAAGGCAAAGGAGATATTGTAAAATGATAGTATATTATAAATTAGATAGCCTTTTAGAAGAAAGGCATATTACAAAGAAAAAGCTCGGTGAAGAAACTGGACTTAGCACAAATATTATTTCTAAAATCTCGAAGAATGAGGGGTTCAAAACGGAAACCATTAATCGTCTGTGTGAATTCCTAAAAGTACAGCCAGGAGATATCATGGAATGGATTCCAGATAAAGAGTATACAAAATCATACGAAAAAAAAATGGAAATAAACAATCAAATTCAAGCTTTACAAGCACAATTAGAACAGCTTGAGAAAGAGAAAGCGAATCTTTAAAAACAAACTAGCACCCAACAAAGAAAGGCAAATTGTTAGGTGCTATTTTTATACCAAAAAAATATTACCGCATAGTACAAAAGACAGAAGGTAAACAAGAACCTCCTGTCTTTTTTAGTGTGCATTAATATTTGCTCGGCTAAATGCAAAACAGCACACTTACAATACATTCAACACGCAACTATTACAGTAACGGGTTGTACATAAATCTTAACAGATGCCCGTACAAAAGGCAAGTCTGTTCGTACAAGGCAGACTTCCGAAGGAGTAAAAATGACAACAAGGGAAAGAGATCTTGAGATCAGAAGAAGAAAGAAAACAGAAGACAGAAAGGCAGAACTTGGTGCTGGGTTCTGTATGTTATGTACTGTATTATTTGTTTATGCAATGATAGCACTTAAATTGTTCGCTTTTCTGTAAGGATAAGGCTAGGGTTAGACCAATATGTAAATATATATAAATACATATTGGTTATATAAATATTATTATAGGAAGGCAGGTGAAAGGCAAATGCGTAGATGGGAAATCGAAATCCGGAACTTAGCTGATGACTTCGGACTTGACAAAAAAGATGTTGATGATGCAGTTAAAAAGGCAAAGAGGATATCTGTCGGAAAGTATGAGCCTGATGCAACACGGCGGTATGAATGCGCAAGACGTATTCTAATGCCGTTAATCATGTCACTGTAAAAGAGAAAACAAAAAAGAAAAGGGGTAGATGAAACATGAAGAAAATGCGGACGTTTGACATTGGAAATAGAAAGGCAAAGTTATTTGAACTTTTCTTAAAGGCAAATAAATATGTATATGTTGCTACAGAATTTGATACATTCACAAGGTTTTATTTCGAAGCAAATGACATTGATTTGATGGATGCAAGAAATTTCTGTGAGCAGTATATTAAAAAGCAGCCGGAACGGAAACCGGAAGTATCACGGGTTATTGTTCTAATATGTGTATAACTATCTTGACAAAAACAACTTATAAGTTGTATAATCATGTTGTAAACAAAGGAGGAAACGCAAATGATACTACATGATTATGAAAGCAGTTCAGGGAGAAATCTTATAACCGATTACATTGATGGGCTGACTGAAGATGAAACAATTGATGGTTATTCTGTAAGAGAATATATGGAAAACGGAGAGTTCGAAAAAATATTTTACAAAAGATGGAAAAAGAAAATATATGAAGTGTATTTTTATAAACACAATCGTATATTTTATATAATACCAGATGGAGAAAATATATATTGTATCCACGCTTGCAGAAAACAGAAGAATAAAACGGAAAAGAAAGACTCTAAAATAGTAATCAAACGTGCAAAAGAGTTAGAAAATCTATTAGGGAAGAAGTTCGTTTAGAAAGGAGAATGTCATATGCCATTTGTAGAAGTAAATGTAAAAAGACAAATTGAAGAAAAAAGGCAAAACGATCCAGAGTTTAGAAAGGCATGGGATGATTCCCGTGCTGAGTATAAATTAATTGGTGAAATGATTTCTTTAAGAAAGAAAGAAAAAATAACGCAAAAAGAATTAGCACGGATAACAGGCAATTCACAGCAAGTAATATCACGGATTGAGACAATGCAAAATGTTCCAACTTTAAAAGTATTTAACAATATATTAAATGCTTTAGGCTATGAATTACGCATTGAGAAAAAGAAAGCAAACTTATAGAAAATAATGTAGTATCATATCTAATAACACCTTACAAATAAGTAGGGTGTTATTTTTATGCAAAAATAAAAGGCAAAACAAAAAACAAATACATATATAAATAAGGAAGAAAGAGGTATAAAAATGAGAAGAGTATATTTAAAGGCAAAAGAGGCAGAAAAGGAAATGCAGGAAGCAAGAGAAAACAAAGAGTTTACAGGCAAAAACGAAAAACTGTTAATTGAAAATCTTGTAAAATCTGCAAAGAACAACTCACGGATTGGAGATAAACTTCTCATGGTCATTGATCCAATGGAAATCCATATTCCGGATTGGCAGAGAAGAATCAAACTTGAACGGGCTTATTCAATCGGCAATAACTACAATTCATACAAATGGGATGAGCCAAAAGTTCTGCTCTACAAGGGAATTCTTCTTTGCATTGATGGTCAGCATAGAATTTACGGAGCTTTTAAGGCAAAGAAAGATGCAGTTGTTGTAGAAGTTATGGAATGCTCGCTCGAAGAAGCTATTGATTTATTCTTAAGTCAGTCAAGTGATAGAGCGAAAATGCAACCAATGGATATTTATCATGCAGCCTTGGCAGCCAAAAAGCCGGAATATGTTGCATTACATGACATCTGTAAAAAACACAATGTAGCAATCAAGGGAGATGATGAAACAGAAAATGTAGTTGGTACATTCTCTTCAATCTCTGATGGAATCAATTGGATCAAGGGAGGCAAAGCAGAATTACTTGATTCAATGCTTACTTTACTTGGTAAGTTAGAATGGAATGGGTATGCAGATACATATAACGGAAAGGCATACACCGCAAAGATTATTCGTGCATTGAAATCTTTGTATGCATACTGTGAAGGCAGAACAGATGAAATGGAAGAAGCAATGATTAACAGATGTAAGGGAACCGAGTTCTTTGTAGATAATATTATGACAAAAACTCAGGCTCAGATCTTTGATTATCTTTCAGAGATTGTTCGGTATGAAATGGAAAGTCCATTCAGGAATAAAGCCGGTAAGAGAAAGTCAAAAGCGAAAGAGAAAGCAATGTAAATAATAATACATAATACATATAATGATTAGATAAAGCAGGCAAGGGAATTATCTCTTGTCTGTTTTGATGTGACCATTATAAATGCAAATGGTTAGAGAATATACAAATAACAAAGGCAAAAGGAGGGAAAACAAAATGTTATCAAAAGAATTTTTCTTAAAGATAGGGAAATATGCGAACGAAAATTGGAAAGCAAACATGTATGATTGGGAGCTTGAAGAACAAGCGGAAGAATTGTCAAAAGAATATTCTATCTCAAAGGCAGATGGAAAATTCACACATTCAATGGCGAAGCTTGTCGAAAATCTCACAGAAGATATTATTGGAAGTTCCGATAGCGAACCAGAAGATATTCTGAACACAATCATGGGAGATTTTAGGAAGGAGGAATGATTATGAGTGGTAAACTACCTGGCGTTCCTGTAAGGGAATTCAGGAAAACGTTGGAAGACAACGGTTTCAAGTATGATCGTTCTAATAGCGGTCATGAAATTTGGGAACGGAAACAGTCAGTTTCTATTCCGATTCACAGCAAAGAAATCAATGGTGGTATTGCCAGAAGATTATCAAAGCAGTATCACTTAAAAGACAAATAGGAGGAAAGCGAAAATGAAATATGAAGTAATCATGGAAGCCAAAAATTACGCATTGATTAAGAGAGGGATTGACCTTGAAGAGTATGCAGTAGTTTCACGGTTAGATAGGGAAACTGAAAGTTGGGCACATACCTGTGTTTATTACAATTTCAGTCCTTTTTCAAATCTCACACAGGCGGAAGCATTAGCTTTAAGTGTAGATTATTTTTGCTACAAAACGCAAAATAATTACATTCCACGGTACAGGCTGGAAGAACTTGCAACGAAATTTAAAGATAGGATAGCAGAAGATGCATTAGAGTTCGCATTGACAGATGATGATTACAAAGAATTTTTTACATGTGAATGTGAAATGACTGATTCGGAATTGTACTTCTTTGGTATTCCACAGAGATAGGAGGATAGAGAAATGCAAAATAAAGAATACAGTATCTATGCAGACGGAGTTCATTCCGGAGATTTCAAAGAGCAACGGAATGCGGTTAATACCGGTAAACGGTTTGTAAAATTTCCCGGAGTTAGAAAAGTGACAGTATGTCATAAAGGGAAAGTTGTGAAAACAATAGCAAAAATGGAGGTGTAAACATGGCTCGATTAATATATAAAGCTACAGGCGAAGAAGTACAGAAGGGAGATGTTCTTACAGATTTTAGAGGGGATAAGGCAATTGCTTCTTATTGGAGAGAACCTACGCATGGAATAGGCAAAATTTCAGTGAAGAGAAAACCTGATGACTTAATGTCTTATGGAGAATATTATGTATCTGTATTTGGACTTGAATGGGTAGAGGATGAAAGCGATATTTCAGAGGAGGGAAATTAAATGGAGAATCCAAAATCATTATTAGAGCTTCTTAAAGATGAAGACAAACTCAAGTACGATGTAAGATTTAACAAAGAGACTTATGAGATATTAAAATTTATAGAGAAAAATGAAAGCTTAGCGTCTGAGTACAAAGAATACTTAGAAGAGTCAAAACAGGAACTCTTGAATTGCAGAAAAGAAATTGCACGGTATATGAAATTTCTCGAAGCGTTAGTAAAAGAAGATGAGGAATAGGAGAACAGATATGCAGATAAGAGTAACCAAAGTGTTCGCAAAAGAACTGTCAAAACGGTTAAAGGGAAATTACTGTATTGAGTCTGTGGAACTTGTTAAAATTCCAAGAGACAGAGCATATCTTACAATAGGTGGCGGATATTCAGATGTAGACATTGACTGGAATGATAATACAGTCAAGGTTCTCAAGGTAAATTATAAACCTGAGTGCTACGCTATGTCTCAGTATGTTACCACTAGAGAACTCGGTAGATTGACAAATGGAATTAACAAGTTAACCATTGAAGACTATGTAGACGCATTTAAAAATGCATATGAGATCTAAAAATTCGCATTTTAAAAGGAGATTAAAATGGAAAAAGAAATCAAAATAGATTTAGTTCCAAAGGAACAGACTTTTGATGAATTTGATAGCGTAAGAATTAAATGTGGCAATATCTGTGTATGGGGTGAATGCTTAGAAGTTGCAATCAAAGCATTTGATGAAGCCTTAAGACAGCACAGATAAAACTAAGATTTCATTTTAATGGAGGTGGTAAAATGACAGACTTACGGAAACAATTGTCTTCTTACAAAAGAAATGAAAAAGATCTAAAATATCTTATCAATTATCTTTTTACAATCTATGACGATGAACGGAAAATAATTGATGAGTTAATTCTACTCGGATATTCGGAAAGCGAAATTGTAGAAATGTTAGAATATGATTTTGCACTGGATATGAGTTGGAATAAATTCAGTGTAAATTACAACCATGGAATAACCGTATAGCAACCGCAAAGGTAGTTAGAGAATAAATCTTTAGCTGCCTATTTTATTGGAAGAAAGAGAGGAAACGAATTATGGAATTACGGAGTAATTGGTACAAGGCAGATAAAGGAAAGCGTTTTGTGCTTACAGAAAAAGGTAAAAAAGAGTGTGCAAATTATAGAAATAAAACAGTCGGCGAGCCTGTAGATGAGTATGACTATGAAGCAACTAAATGGTCAGTTGACAAAGGTTATGTAATCGAAACTGATATTCCTGGATGGACAAAAGGGCTTAAGGGATATGAAGTTGTGTATTATCATGAAGGGAAATATAGATTGTCAGCAGGTAATCCACAGATATTTCCAACACGCAAAGCAGCGGATGTATATAAAAAACATTATGAATCTTATCCGTGGTTTGATGAAGAATTATTAATTGAGGAAACTGAATACGATGGTGTTCCATTAAGCGAACTGAAAATGCACAACGGAAAGGAAGTTGTAGATAAAGAACATTACTTTGGACTTGATGCACATGAAGTTGGTGAGTATTTCACAGAGGATATGGTTAATTACTTTATGGATTTATTACCACCGGTTTGTATGAGAAGTGATTGTTCACAGATTGGTGAGCCATGTTCAAGTAGAATTGATGAAAATGGAAAAGGCAGAACAACATATTCTACATTCAAAAAGGTAGATGATGAAATTTGGGAATATTGTGGAGATTGTTTTAGAGGTGAAAATTATATGCATGGAAAAGATATCCCATATGTGAGATAAGGAGATGGTTATATGACAAGAGCAGAATTTGAAGAGAAATCATTTGATGATGTAATGAGTCAGTTCAATGAGGAGTTGGACGAGATTACAACACTTGATAGATTAAAAGAGTTTGCAAAGTTAAAAATAGATGAAGGCAATTATCTTCTTGCTGGTCACATCATTGAAGCATTACAGGCTGGATATGATGAAGATTGGTGGGATTATGATTACTGCATGGGAACGCTTGATACACCTATTCCATTAACAGGAAAAACAGATGTTGAGCATTTAATCGATGATTAGAAAGGCAGGTTGATTAGTATGAAAGTTAAATATGTAGGATTCGGAGGATACATGGAAGTTCCATGTTACGAGGATGAAAACGGAAAATTATATTTCGATGAAAATAATGGTCGTAATGGATTGAATCTCTACACAGGTGCTTATAGAACTGAATGGGATGAAATCTGTGGTGAGCCATGTAACAGAGTAACAGAACCAGTTGAGTGTGATGATCCTTTTGTTCGGCATCCAAGAGAAATGGATTACATGTTATTAGACAGAATGAGAAATGATTGTAATTACTTTTTAGGCAATGGAAATGGTTATGAGGGTCATCTGTGGGGTGGCAGCGTAGAGATAATTTGTGACGAAATGGAACGGATTTGGAACTCGTTAGAAGAAAAACCAGAATGGTTGACATTGGAACAGATTAAAGAATATAGAGTAAAAATGATGAAAGCGAGGAGAAAATAATGAAATACATACCAAGAAACGAATATTACAAAATGATTAGAGAAACCGGAAGAATTCCAAATGAAAAAGAATATGATATTGCTGATTTAGACTTATCAGCATATCCATTAAACGAAGACACAAAACGGATTGCAAACGTAAACTTCATAGAAGAGACAGAAGATAGAAATGGAAACTATATGTTGGGTGGACATTGGTGGTCTGATTTGAGCTATCAGTTCGCAAAGAAATGCAAATTCGATTTAGTGCAAGTAGATGGATATAGTTCTTATGCTTATTCGGATGAACAGATGGCGGTGTTTACATATTGTGAGGGAGATATTTATCTCACGTTGTTTACTGACAAAGCGAAATATGAAGCTGAAAAGGAAAGAACAATTAAATTTTATGAGGAGGAATATTGATATGAAAAAGAATACGGAATTATGTATAAGAGACAAAAACGGATATATTGTAGGTTGGAAAGCTGGGTATTCGGATGATGAATTAAAACAGTTGTTAGAACGACATAAAGACGAAGGATGGCATATAAGTTATGCAGAATATACAGAAGGAGGATTACGATAATGGCATATAAGAGAAAAACAAAGGATTGCTATGCAATTGAAGGAAATTGTGGTTATGGATGGGATATTGAATGTAATTGTGAAGACTATGCAGATGCAAAAGCACAGTTAAAAACATATGAAGAAAATACAAACTATCCTGTACGAATTAAGATGTGGAGAGAAAGGATTAGTGATTGATATGTTGAAAATTGAAATTGAAACAGGTAATGCAGCATTTTGTGATCCATGCACAGGAGAAGAAAGTGAATATTGGGAATCGGTAGAACTCAACAGAATTCTTGCAAATGTTTGTTTAAAGATTGAAGAAGGTGAAACATCCGGTATTTGCATGGATATTAACGGAAATAAAGTTGGAAAATGGAGCCGGTGAAATTGTAATTTGAAAGGATAAATTGTTATGACGAATAAAGAATATAGAGAAAGATATAAGAAATATGTAAAAATTGCAGAACGTGCAGAAAAAGAAGGATTATATCATGACGATAGACAGAGCTTATTAATGGATATTGAAAGCGCAGATCGGAAATTCAATCTTCGATTAGATGACTGGTTAAAGGCAGATGAATTTAATTTTGCTCATGATTTATACGGAATTGTTGATAATATTGTGAGAAATGAATTTCCAGCCACAAAATTTAAATGCTTTGTTCCGAGATTTGCCGGTGAAAGAGAGGAGTAATTGAATGGATTTTACATTAACTAAAGAAAGTATGGAGTTATTAGTTGAATCAATTGTGGACGCAGTTGAATCTACAGATGATAGGGATATGCAGTTTGAAAAAGTAAAAACAGTCCTTACAGATAATGGGATTGTAGAAATTGAGGAGAATGCAAATGAAGAAAAATAAACCACGGTGGAAAAATTTAGATATGTGGGAACGGTTAGCAAGAAGATGCAAACAGAGTGGATGCTCTGAAGATACTGTCGAACACATTAGAGAGCATGGAAGACAGAGAATGGAGAAAAAATGTGGTATCTAGCAGCATGTGATGGTACTGGAAAATGTATTGGTTTTCTTAAAAAAGATAGAACAATTTCTTCTGATCCAGATAGTGAAATGGAGAAATTAATGTCTTTCAAAAGAAAAAAGGACACAAATGAAATAGTAATGCAAATTAATCTTAGCCATGCATTACTTAAAGATGGTTGTGAATACAGAGTCACACCAGTAAAATGTTAAATAAATACAGAGAATAAATAAAGGCAGATGCAAATAATTGTGTCTGCCTTTTGTAATGGAAGGAGATGAACAAAAATGATTATATTGCAAAGAGAATCTAGGTGATCCCGATTGCGTATTCAAAGTAAATGTGCACTTACGAAACGATGGAGAGCATTATGTTACAAGTGCAGATCACGGAATGAAATTGTGCAGTGGAGAAAGTCTTAAACAGAAACAAAAGCTGCGACAGGAAATTATAGATGCTTTTAATGAATTGTATTAGAGAGAATAAAAATGGTGATTTAGAAAGGATAAAAAATATGAAATGTAATTATATTGAGTATCACAGATTAACAGAACAGATGTTTTACGGAGTTGCACAAACAGATTCACATCTGAATCAATATACAGAGATTTTAAGGTAATATCTTATAAATGGTGGCGCTGGTAATATAATGCAAAAACTTGGAGTTGGAATACAGATTACAATTAAAAGATCTATGTTATTACCTGAAGAAGTTGTTATGAGAAGATTCATATGGCTTAAAGGAAATAGGAAGGGAAAATTGTTAGAAAAACATGAAATAGAAGCATTGGGAATGTTCCTTTTTGGTGGTGCTTTATATAGAAATGAAGATAATTATATATGGGATTGAAACGGAAATTTCAAAAGGAGGATTGTGAATATATGACTATTGAAGAGGCAAAGAAATTTAAAGAATACAAATTCTTTTTAAACGGAGTTGAAAATCTAATTGATGATCTTCGTAAAAATTGGATGGAGAATATGGAAGAAGATGGAGAAAGGCACATAGGGGTTGCGGTTTTGGAATTTGGATATATAGATATAGAATTAAATATTCTAACCGAAGAACAGGTATCCCGTATTCCGTGTTCTGGTAATAAAACACCCGTTATTGATTATTTTGTTTGTATTAAAAACATTGAATGGGAATCAGATGGATATGCAGACTGGAATGTGAACGTAAATTGGAATTCAGATAACTGGGTTTCCCAGTTAGAACGAGATATGTTTGCAGCACTTGAAAAGTATAAGGATGAACACGGGTACAGATACAACCGTCCTAATTATGGTGTTATGGAGGAAGATAGAAAATTATTGGAAATAGATGCATCAATGGAATGGTAATTATAATTTGGGAGAACAGAAAAAATGGAAAAACAATATATTTTGAATGGTTGTAGTCAAAATGGGTATCAATGGGATGGCTCATTATATGAAATTTCACCAAAAGCTACAGTTGTTCTAATTCGTAAGAGACTGATTAGAGATAACTTATATAAATTAAAAAGTGACGGAAGAATATTAGCAATTCCTGAAAGTATTATCAATAGATATTTTGTTGAAACATAAATGGAGATAAAGATTTGAAAACGGATGAAAAGCACATCATGTGAGGTAAAAATAATGGAAAATCTTTTACAGGAAATAGGAGAGTTACAAAATGAATATCAAAATCTACTAAGAACAAAAAAAACTTACTAAAAAGGCAATGTGCAACTTAGTAATTCCTTTTAGAGATAAATATAATCTTACTGATTTACAGGCGTTACAAGTGGCAAGAAACGAATTATCAGTAATGGAAATGGCAGAGTTGATATTGTAATGAACGAGGTGATGATATGAACGGAAGAATAGATTGGATGGAAATGATTGTAAACGCACTACCAGATTATTCAGAAAGAATTATATGGTCAGACGGTGAAACAGAAATTCTTGTAAAGACGGAATCAGCAGCGAATACGATTGCAGATTTGATCGAGGCACTTTATAGAGCGCAAGGAGAAGAAGTTCTTGTCAATACTGGATTTTATGATCCCGAAGAAGACGAACGGAATAATGAGAAGGATAGGTACACTGGTTGGTGGTATGTCAATATTGATTAATAGATGAAAGCACGATTTAAGGAGTGGGAAAATTATGGAAGAATTGTTAAATGTGGTAGAAGAACTTAATGCTAATGTACCAGATGGTATTGTAAAAGATGCGGATACGATTCTTGCAGATATGGTTCAAGAAAATGACTTCGAGATAACAGGGATTGCACAGGATATTTTTAATATTTGGAGAAACAGTTCGGATAAGAAAGCAGTTGAGCAGATGTTTTTTGAGTTTACAGATATGGAATTTAAAGATTTTCTTGAAAAATGCAAAGATGAAATAACACGATGAAAAGCACATTTCTTGGAGGAGAAAATCATGGACATTATAAAGAATTGGTTCAAAGATAATGACTATGAAGTCGACGAATATGAAACCACACTACAAGCGAAAACAGATACGATTTTATTCCTGGTTGTAGAACCACACAACGGAACAAATGGAAAATGGATGTTACGAGTAGCTGCGTTGGTATCTTTTGACAGATGGGCGAATTCAACTGCTGTTGAGGAATTCTTTGATACAGAAATAGGACTATATAATTATTTGGGAAACAATCAGCTTTACATATATAAAGATGTATTGAGAAGTTTATCGGAAGAATATGAGGAAATGTACAGAGTTAATTATGAAGATTAATCGGAGGTAGATGATATGAAAGTAAAATGTTTAAATTGTGGACATGAATTTGAAACGACAGAAATTAAAGAAGATTATCTTGGAAAACATTGTGTTTGCGAAGAATGTGGAGCAAGTTTTGACGTAAATGCAGATTCTGAAGTGTCAGAATAATTGAGGTGATTGTATGAATACATATTATTTATATTATAATCAACATAGAAAAATCGTATCAGCAAAGTCTTTTGATATGGTTTATCTCGGATGGAAACACTGGCTTATGCCAGGAACGATATTATTTATCGAAGATGTAAAGACAAAAGAAATTAAAAAATATATTGTTGAGTAGATGAAAACCGCATTTGATTGGAGGAAATAAAATGGAATGTCCAATGTGCAAAAATACAATCGGATTTAATTGTGGCACATGTATTGAATGTGGATATAACTATTTGAAACATGACTTTGAATTTATAAAAGTGAATGTTGATATTTTGGAAAATATTGTTCCGGAAAATATTTTAGAAGAATTGTTATACCAACATCAAAAATACGTATCAAAATGAAAATCGTATTTGATTAGAATAGAAAGAGAGACAAATAATATGAAAAATTTTGATCCTATACCTTATATTAATAGAAATGAAGAAGCTGCACGACAAAAATACGGCGAAAAGTTAGACGAAGACAGAAGAGTAAAAGGAACAAAAATTTGGTTTGATGGCTATTGGCGGTTTCACATTTCCGATTAAGAATGTAATGGAATTATATTTCTAAAGAAAGGGACTTTAATTATGGAAAGATATTTAAATACAGGGCATTATCTTAATTATTGGAAAGATGATGGTAAATTTGATTTATTCATTATTATTAATGAAGGGAATTACGAAGCAGTTGATCCAATACCGATGGAAAAACTTAACACAGCAATTTCTATTTGTGATAATTATATAGCAGACAGGACAATGAATGAAGAAGAATGTGAAGAACTTGATTTGTTGTTAAGCGAAGTATTTGAATTTGGGGTACAGGTGTTTAAGAGATGCAGATAACAATATGTTGTCTGCTTTTTAAGTTAGAGAATATAAAATTGAAAGGTGGTAGATAAAATATGAGCACAGAAAGTATTGAAAGAAGCAAACAGGAAGCAAGAGACTATGAGGAAATCGGAGATTATTTTTCTGAAATTGTAGAGAACAATAGTGACAGGTACTCTTTTGAATGGGGAATTTCTACATCAGCGAATGCAAAAATGGAAGTTTATGATAAGAAAAAAGAAGTAGGATATATCGTAAAAATTGAAAAGATCGAATATGATGAAAATGATGAGCCAGTGAATATTTAAAAAATGAGGTGTTGAATTATGGCAAAGGAATTTATTTATAACAAAGTAAAAGAAATTGGGAAACTTGAAGAAAATACAACGGTGGAGATTGGGCATTACAAAGTGGACGGAAAAGATATGCCGGATAAAGTATATCTTGTATCACATTTTACACGGAGAAATGGAACGGAAGATAGCAAAGCAACTGCAATTTGTAAGGTTGAGAATGCAAAACAGCTTGGGGAGTTATTGATAGGAATTGAGTAGATGAAAGTCGGATTTGATTGGCAGACAGTATAAAAGCTGTCTGTTTTTTAGTACATAAAACGGAGAATAAATATTTAATTGGAGGTAGATAACATATGGAAAATAAAACATTAAAAATTTTAGAATTATTTGGTGGCATTGGCGCACCAAGAAAGGCACTGGAAAACTTAGGATTCGATATTAAGAGTATTGATTATGTGGAAATTCTTCCATTCGCAGTCCAAGCTTATAATTCAATATTTGATATTGAGTATAAACCGCAAAGCGTAGTTGGATGGAATCTCGATCCAGATATTCTCATACATGGCTCGCCTTGTCAGGATTTCAGTAAAAATGGAAGAAATAATATTAATACAGGACGTTCAATATTATTTGAAGAGACATTAGCAATTATTGATCACAAGCTTCCAAAAAGACCTACAGTGGTTATTTGGGAAAATGTACCGAATCTTCTTTCAGAAGGCAAAAAAGTAAATCATCGTGTACATCATTATCATTATTTGAACGAAATGGAAAGAATGGGATACAAAAATTATTATAAGATTTTGAATGCAGCTGATTATGATATCCCACAGGCAAGAGAAAGATTATATACAATTAGTATTCTAAAAGATAAATTAGGAGATAAAGAGTTTGAATTTCCTGAAGCAGTTGAATTAAAGAAAGACATTAGTCATTATCTTGAAAAAGATGTTGATTGGAATAAATATTCGCTTAGTCCGGCAGAGAAGGCAATTTTCTTTGCAAGAGAAGAAGATGGTCAGATGTGTGTAAGAGAAGCCACTAAACTCGGATACAAAGAAGTAAATGAATATGATGTAATTAATGTGGAATTTCCAAGCAGTAAAACAAGAAGAGGAAGAGTAGGTCGTGGAGTAGCGAAGACATTAACCACTGCACCAAGGCAAGCCGTTTATTACGATGGGAAATTAAGAATGCTTACGTCTAAAGAACATTTGAGATTAATGGGATTTAAAGACAAAGATTATAATCACATGAAGAAAAGCGGATTAACAGATCAACAGATAAGTTATCTTGCCGGTAACAGCATTTGTATTCCTGTGTTGATGGAATTATATAAGAAACTTATGAAGCTGGAATTGATTTAAGAGGTGATAATATGGATACGGAAATCATTGGAATTATGTTTGGTCACAGTGATGGGACAGTAGGATATTGGAATGGATTCACATTGTCCGAAAAAGAACAAAATGCAATTTGGAAAATTCTTTCAAAACATGATACGGAAGGGTGTTCTGTAAGAGGAAGTTTAGAAGATGTAAAAGGTGAAATTTGAGGTGATTAAGTATGTATCAAAAATTAACATTATCTAATGCACAGAAAGAGTATATGAATGATTTATGGGATGGAGATGAACTTTGTCCTAATTGTGGATATGAGACATCATTTGAAAGTTTCAATCCGATGGAAACGGATTTCATAGAATGTAAAGATTGTGGAAAGAAAATTCGACCATGTAGTTTATGTGATTCTGCTCTGTGTGGAGTATATGAAACTTGTCAAGAATCTATATTGGCGTCGTTATTACATTATAATGATGAATGGAATGAAGAAATCAATGGTAAATATCCAGGCGAATAAAAGCCAGATTTTACAGTATGAAAAAATAATAATTGAATAAATACATAGAGAATATAAGAGTGTCAATTACGATACTCTTATTTTTAATATGAAAGGAAATTACATATGGAAAAAATATTCTGTGAAACCGAAGAAAAATTTTGCGAGATGCAAAGAAGATATGACTTGGAAGATTGTGGTGTATCAGGTTTATATCCGGAATACCACTGGTATCAAGACAGTAATGCAAACGTGGCAGTATATATGAGGTGTTGATATGTTATATAAGAAAGTAGCCGGATTTGGAGATTATGATATTTTAGAACCAGCTATTAAAGAAATAGACATTATGGATTTTCAGAATGAAACTGCGAAGGAATGTATAGATGTACCATTTACAATCGTTGGAAAAGAAAAAGAAACGGAAGAAGATAAGCAGAAAATGGAAATCAGTGATTCATTTGTTACCAGTTTTGCAATATTTGTAATAGTTTTTGGATTGATAATGTTAAAAATTTGTTGGGTCTAGGAAGGGGGGTAATGTATATGTACGAATTAGGAAGAATAATTGGATATGTAATTTTTGTCGGATTTATCATTGGTATCTTGTGGGGAGCAGCACAGTAAAAGGAAAGTGATATAAGAATGATAATAATTAGATTAATTGTAGCCGGAATCGCATACTTAATCGGATGTATTTTAGACAGGTAGGTGATAAGAATGTTTGGATTTTGAATAGTATTGCTTATCATCGGATTTGGAATAGCCGGAATTATTAAAGGTGAATAGCATGAGCAAAAGAAAAGGGAATCCAAAGAAGTCATCGGAATTTATCTGTCTAAGATGTTTGAGAACAGAAGGATGTACTTGCAACGGATTACAGCGGATACACAATATGAGAAAAGAGAATCATATAAAAAATCAATGGTGTACTTTTTGTAAAGAGGAAGTCAAAGCATTGGAAATCAGAGAAAGGGATTTCTATTGTGAGAAGCGTGTAGAAGCAGAAATTTTACATGAGAAATATTATGGAGGAAATGATTATGCATGGATTGGCAGTAAAAGATGTAGAATTTAATGGTGCGGTATTGAGAGCTGCACAGGTGGAAGATATTGTATATGTAGGTGTTAGATGGGTGTGTCAAGGCTTAGGGCTTAATGATGGAAAAATAAAAACAGAAAGAAAAAGAATACAAGAAGATGTTGTCTTAAATAAGGGGAAGAAATTTCTTCCCCTAGGCACAGACAACGCAAACAGTGATGTTTTATGTCTGATGCTTGATTTTCTTCCGTTGTGGTTAGCGAAAATCAACATTACCCCGACAATGAAAAGAGAAAATCCGGAATTGGTTGATAGATTGATCGAGTATCAGCTTAAGGCAAAAGATGTGTTAGCTGAAGCATTTCTTTCTAAAAGGAAAAAAGAGATTGTTCCGGCAGTTAGGAATAACATGATTCAGATTCCTATTCCTGAAGTTCCAAACTATGCAGAAGAATTTGAAATTCTTTATGCAAAATTAGACGACCTGGAAGAACAGAATCAGAAATTATACAATGGAATGTCAAATATGGCGAAGTTGCTTCTTGATATGAGTTCACGAAAAGAAACACAATTGCCGGAAAATAAAATACCTGTAAAAGAAATTTCAGAAGAAGATTCGTGGAAACAGATTGTGTACGGAAAAGCGGAAAACATTGTATGTAATAGTAGTTTCCGTAAAACAGCAAGCGTCTTAAAACATATTTATGATTACATGAGACAGAATTATGGTATCTGCTGGGAACAGGAGGCAAAAGACTATAAGGAACGGAATAATCTCAGTTATTCACCAAAGACCATTGAGGTTGTGTATCAAAATGAAGATCTCCGAAGTATTTTCATAGCTGTGTTGACAGATATGGAATATAAAGCAAAAGAAGCTAAGGAAAAGAAGAATGAAATTGATTGGTCAGATCAACAGATTCTTCCGCTTGTAAAGAAATATGATGATCACAGTAATGGTTTTATGGTTACATATAAGAAGGTGTACACAAGAATGGAAGAGAATAGCCGGATTGGTTGGAAGAATCTTGTAACAAGATATATAAATGAATGCGGTGGAAAGCCAACCAAGAAAGATTTGATTAATACACGAAAGTCTTTGCAGAAGAAATTTACAAAGGCAATTGAAGAACTAATGGAGGAATAAGATATGAAAGTAATTAGTAGATTTGAGACAAATGGAAAGAAAATGATTACTGTTATAATTGGATGTAATGTTTCTGTTATGACGGAAAGAGATTATAAATGGATTTGTAACCGTTGTGTATAAAGTGTGTATTAAAAATATTGACATTACACACTAATTGTGTATAATATAAGTAGAAAGAGGTGATACTTATACGTGAAGAGAAATGATTTAGTAAAGAAACTTGAAGATGGCGGATTTATTTTCGAAAGACATGGTGGGAGCCATGATATTTATATAAAAGGAAATGTTAAAGAAACTATCCCAAGACACAAAGAGATTAATGAACGGTTGGCAAAGGCAATATTAAAGAGAAATGGACTTTTATAGTCCATTAATCTTTAATGATTTTTATTATATAAAACATTGAATGGAGGTTGTTAATAGATGAAAAATGTATATCCTGTATTTTTCACCAAAACAAACGAAAATATATTAGTTGAAGTTCCAGATTTTAGTATTCTGACTGAAGGAAATGATATGAATGATGCTATGGAAATGGCTAGAGATGCAATCGAATTAGAATGTGTATCAATGGAAGATAATAATGAAAAAATTCCATCTCCATCAGATCTAAAAGATTTAGATATTACAAAGGGAACATTTGCGAATGATGGGGAAACAATAGTGTCTTTTGTTGATATTGATTCGGCTATATATAGGAAAAAGATTGATACAAAAACAGTTAGGAGAAATGTTGCATTGCCTAGTTGGTTAAATTATGAAGCAGATCAAGCAGGTGTGAATGTATCACGGATTTTACAAGAAGCTTTGATGAATGTATTAAAAGTGGAAAATAGAATGTAAATGATGAAACAATTTTTCATAGGAGGAGGTAAAATGTATAAAGAATTGAACGAAGGAATTCAAGAATTTGGATATGAAATTTTTGGACTTAGAAAAGATGATCTAGAATATAAAATCGGAGATATATTGCCAAATTCTCATCAACTTTACCAAGACCCTCAATATACAGATTTTACATGTACAGAGCTTTTATATCCATACATAGAAGAAGGTATATATAAAGGATTTTATGATGCAGGCGAACTTAACGGTACATCAGCTATATATATAGATAAAGATAAAATCAAGGAGTCTATGGAAGATGTGAAATCTTATAATGGAAAATATTTATACTTAATTGCCGGTAATGATTATTCTGAAGGAAATGATATTAACGAAATAATTATTGAGAATGCAAAAGTAATTAAAATTTTAGAAATGAAATAATAGATTCAAAGATAATGGAATTGTCGTAAGGCAGTTCCATTTCTGATATAATAGAGAATATAATATTGAGGTGATAATAAATGAACAAATTACAAAAAGCATGGAACGATTTAGATAAGGCATATGAGAAGATGGAAAGAGCAATCGAGGCATTGTCAAAAATGGATGAGGTGAGCATTGAATTGAAAAATGCAATTGAAAAATTTGATATGTCGGAAATTTCTTATATGAAGCAGCTTGTGGAAGAAATGATGGAGAATGAATAGATGAAACCAAGTTTTCATAAAACGGTAACGATGTCCGTAGGCAGAAAATCTCTGATGTGTTATAGTTAATTAAAAACACAAGGAGAATTTAGTATGAAGAATATTGATAGAATGAAGCTGGCTCTTATAGATCAGATTACAAATATGACAACGGAACAATTTAAAAGATTAAACGATATATTGTGTGAAGAATATGACTTTAATCCTAAGTATATTAATAAAGCTGCAATATTTACTTGTGAAGATTGCAGGAGATTATATGGAAAATGTATTGAATCTGAACGAAAAGAAGAATGTGACGAACGATTTATGAAATATTTGGAAAGCGAAGTGTAATTTAAATGAAATCTAGTTTCTTGCATGGGGTGATATTATGCTAAAAAGAGATGAAAAAATATTAGAGCATCTTACAGTATATGATACAGGCTTGTCGGATACATATTTTTGTTCAATATATTATAAGAACAAAGAGAGGTTCATGTATTCTGTATATGAGAAAGTTGCAGCATGGGTAGAAAAGAATGGTGGTAAAATTCAAAAATTATCTGGAAAGATAATTGATGGAGACAGGAAAGGTTTTGTAGTTAGGATAATTTTCCCATGTTACTGGAAACGAGACATGAAGAATATTATGGCTACACTATATTAGAGGAAAATAGATTATGGAATATGCAAAATATTATAACGTATCAAAGATTGTGGAGAAGATGCAGAAATCAGAAGAGATTGACTGTTATCCTACAGGCGATGATAAATTTGAAGGTGTATATGTTTGCATGGATACTAATGACTTTTGGATTAGTAGAATCAATAAAGGATATAATGAAGAATACGAACCGGAAGAGGGAAAATATCTTGTCGAGAGAAACAAGTTTAGTATCTATGATGTGATGGATAAATTGCATGAATGGTATGAAAAGAAGTTACCGGAATTTAGCGAAAAAGATTTGGGGTACGAACGGAAAAACAAAATTCATGATTATCTGAAGAAATTTAAAACAAAAGATATTTGCAGAGCAGTTGTATCCCTGGATGATTACGATGGGTTATCAAATTGGGATAATTATGAAGCGAATTCTTTAGAAGAAGCTATAGATATCATTGATGGTGGATATGGAATTCTACCGGTGGTGTAGGAGAAATAAATTAAATGGAATTAGATGATTTTATTAAATATGCTAAAGAAAAATTTGGCTGTGAAGTCTCTATAGAAAAATCTGAAAATCCTGATACATTTGATAAGATTTTTGGAGATGTAGAGGAGGACAATCGTATGGGAATAAGTAAAAATGCAATTGAAAACATGATGTTGGCATACATTGATCATAAACAAATTCTTATTGAATATGAATCAGAAATGGATGAACAAGAAATGGAAGAAGATGCAAATTATAACTTTCATAGAGGATGTTGTGAAACAGCGGAGTGTTGGATGAGAGCAATCGGTGTTAGTTCAGATTGTGAGTTTATTAGAGAAAGGTTATGATTATATGAAATATGGAGATATCGTTGTATATAATAATCAAATTGGAACGGTAGTAAAAAGTGAAAATGATTTTAAATTCCATCCTTGCAATCGTGGACGCTGTTCATTTAGTCGATTAGATACGATTACAGATAATGATATAAGAGAAGCAACACATGATGAAAAATTGGAGTTAATAGAAAAAGAATTTACATGGGGTGATGTGATTAAAATTCATTGCATTGGAGAATATCAGGTTGTAGAGAATATTCGTAAGAAAGAGAATAAAACATATTATCATGGATATATCAATTATCGTGATACAAATAATTCATATTCTTCTTTAGATTCTGCATTAATTGGATGTATTGGATATAAACATGAAGGTGGTAACGGCAAAGCAGCAATGTATTTTGATAAAATGATTGGATTAATATAAGTGATGAAATCTAGGTTTTATTAGAAAGGGTTGATAACATGAAAGAAGTGTTAGAACAGCGATTAGCTGCTAAAAAACAAGATTTAAAAAATCAACAAGAATATTTCAAAGTTGATATAAAGAATATTGATCAGTCAAAATATGAAGATAATGCTATCAATATATTATTATATATGAAAAAATTGAAAACAGAAATTGCAGAATTGGAATTATTGCTACAGCTTAATAATGCTTGTGATGATAAAGGCTGTGTTTTAAGTAAAGATGAAGCAGATGTATTTAATACATATCTTGAAAGCGATATAAAAATAGCATTTGGGAATACTGATTGGAATCATGTTTATAGAAAGATTGTTGGAAATAATTCAAGTGAATTTGCAGAAAAATGCATGGAAGATGGACTTGAAATTTAACTTTCATAAAGGAGATAATACTTTGAAAAACAGACAGACAATAGCAATAATAGAGAATATATCAAGGCAACACACAAGTCCGGCTGAACAGAGAGCTTTTGAAAAGGCAATTGCAGCTTTGCGGTATTGTGGTAATCTTACCTATTATACGGAAACGAAAAGATTTGGCGATAAACCAGATATGAGAGAAAAGATAAGAGAATATATTAGTGAGCTTGATACAGAAATTGATAGGCTTGAGGATTTATTAAAAAATACTGATAGTCCATATGATTTACAGATTAAAGGTAGGTTGAATGTGATAATTGAAGTAAAGAATGATATACTTGGAAGATTGGAAGAGGTGATATAGATGGAATTAAAAAAAGGAGACATTGTATTCCATAAAAATCTTAGAATGGTTGGAACTTTTGTAGGATATGCGTGGGAATCAAAGGAAGAGGCAGATGTTGATTTTGAAATGGAAGATGGATATACAGAACAGAGACATGTGTCTGTTAAGCAGTTAGAAAAGAAGCCAGATAATGAAGAAATAGCAGCATTCATTAAAAAATATAACACAAAGAAATGACGATTTCATAGTTATGGAAAGCAGGTGATATAAAGTGAAACTAACAAAATTTAAAGACATTCCTCAATTGACAAGAGCAGGAACGTACAATACTAATATTCCATTAACTCATATTTTAAAAACGCTTTCAGAATGGGAAGAAGATGAATATTATCATTTACAATTAAATCCTAATTTTCAACGTGGACATGTATGGACAGAAATTCAACAAATTGCATATGTTGAATTTTTACTACGTGGAGGAAAATCAGCAAAGGTAATTTATTTTAATAAACCAAGTTGGCAGATGGTTAAACCTATTAATGGATACGATGATTTTGTATGTGTTGATGGTTTACAGAGAATTACAGCAGTAACTAAATTCTTAAAAAATGAAATTAAAGTTTTTGACAGTTACTATAAAGATTTTGAAGATAAGATTCCTCTCAGTGTAGACCTAATCTTCAATGTAAACGATCTCAAAACCGAAAAGGAAGTTCTTCAGTGGTATGTTGATATGAATGCCGGTGGCACACCTCATACAACTGAAGAGATTGATCGTGTTAAGGAAATGATGAAAAAATTATAAGTAATGAAAAATTGCTTTCATAAGGAGAATGGAGGAAAATTAAAATGGCAAAATGTAAGTTATGTGGGCAGGAAATGTTAGCATCAAACGGATGTTTATGTGCGAAAATTAAATATAAAGAGAAAATTTATAACAGAATTCATTTTGGCGAGGAATTTGATTTATATGCAGGAGCCGTAGAAGAAGGAGAGAGATGTCCTGATTGTGGTGCAAAGGCTGGTTTTTGCCATCATTATGGATGCAGTAAAGAAAATCATCCTGTAACGCATTTGCAAATGTTAGATTATGAGTTAGTCGATGAATTTATTAAGTAGATGAAAGATTGTTTTCAAACGGAGGAAGAAATGGTATATAGAGAGTTTATGGATTTAACAGATGATGAAATTAAATACATTATCAAAGATATCTTCCCATATACTTCTAAAATTGATAACATCATAAGAGATCCACAATTTAATCAGATTTCGTGTGATATTTATATTATGGAAGAATATCCTGATATTCCAGATACCTTGGATCTTATGGTTCCGGCGTTTGGAGAAGAAGGAATCACGACTCATGACTTCTCACTTACGGATAAAGAATTATGGAAATGGAAACAGTTTCTTTTGGCAAAGGGATGTGATGAACGTCTGAAAGATAATCCATATTTAGAATTTAATGAAACAGATATCTGAAAGGAAAATATAAATGGATTTAAACAATATTAGTAAATATATGAGTTTAATTCTAAGACACAAACCAGATGTTATTGGAATTGAACTTGATGAGCATGGATGGGCGAATGTAAATGACTTGGTAAGTGGAATTGAAAAAGATAATCATGGATTTAATTTTGAATTGTTGGAAGAAATTGTGAAGACAGACAACAAACAGCGTTATTCTTTCAATGATAACATGACATTAATTCGTGCCAATCAAGGACATTCTATTCCCGTAGATGTAGAATTAGAAGAGAAGTGTCCACCGGAATTCTTGTATCACGGAACTGGAGAGAAGTATACTGAATCAATTGATAAGATTGGATTAATTCCAAAAAGTCGGCTGTATGTTCACCTCTCAAAAGATATAACTACAGCAGAACAGGTTGGTAAAAGACATGGAAAAGAAATTGTATATCAAGTAAACGCAGGTCAAATGTATAAAGATGGGTATAAATTTTTCTTGTCTGTAAATAATGTTTGGCTTACTAAAGAAGTACCTGTAAAATATTTGGATAGATAAAATTGTTTTCATGAGGATTGCATTATGGAAATAGAAAAAATTAAAATACATCCAATCGAGATGTGTAGTGAAATGGCTTGCTGTATTGCCTATTGTATTGGTGCTACATCAGATAATGTAGAAGAAATAGCTAATAAAATTCCAGAAGACATGGTATTTGAGTGTATAGATATGATAAGAGACAAAGTTAAAGATAGCTGAACGGATATTCATTATGGTGGTGAGGTGATTAAAAGTGAGTTCATTGTTAAAATGTAGGTGTATAAAAAACACAACCGTAGAAGGAATAGAAGTTGATAAGACATATAAGTTTGACAACATTGGAGATGTTTATTGCATTAAATATAATGAAACATCTACAACATATGAAACGTTGTATGGAAATAGAGAGTGGTTTTATGAACACTTTATAAGAGTGTTACCATAAAACAGACATTTCAAATGGGGGTGATATTATAATGACAGTGGGAGAATTAAAAAACATATTAGAAGATTATGATGAAGATTTTCCGGTATGTATTGGAATGGTTCAGACATATGGTTCTAATTTTGCTACAGAACTTGATGATGTAGATGAACTTATGGTTGATGACTGGGAATATGGCGAGGAAAAGAAAATTGTTTTGACGCAGGGAAGTCAAATTGGAATAGTTAATTATGAGGTGATTTAATGGACAAATCAGAAATGACAACAAATGAAGTTGTAAATTTTCTAATGAACAAAGGAAATGATATTGACAATAAAATCATTAATACAATATCAGAAGTTCTTAGGCTTGGATATGAAACTGAAAGAGGCAAAGGGTACGTAAAAGATCTTAGAAAATCGATAGAGTATACTCTTGATGAAATGGAAAGAGTTTTAAATCGATAGAATTCGATTGATGAAATCAATATTTCAATAGAAAAGAGGAAAAATGATAGAAAAATTTGATATTAATTTTGAAAAGGAACTTATCAAAGATGAGGCAGAATACACCTATAAAACCCTTATAAATAAGGCAAATTCAAGGTATCTTGAGCCGGATTTTGTGTTTGAGGAATTTTTAAAGCAATTTAATGCAATTGCTAAGAAAAATGGTGTTTTGTAAGGCTGATGAAACTGGCATTTCTTCTTAGAATGATGTAATATAAAAGAAAGATCATCTGTCAAAATGATAAACAGTAGCATAAGATGCACCGGAAACGGAATATATTTTAGGAGGATTTTGATATGAAATCATCAATGGGAATTATGGCAGATGATGTACAGAAGAGAATTTCTGAACAAGCTGTAAAGAAAGAATTTGGATGTAACACTATGGAAGAATGGTATTATATTTGCGGTCTGTGGGCGAATAGAATACTTAATGGAACAAAATGGTCTTCAGAAACACAGACAAAAAAGAGAGCAGAACTGTCAAGACTTGTTTTAGCAAAACAACCGGAGTTGTTGAAAAAACAACTTGTGAATCTCTTCACAAGGGAATACACAAATATGTCTTCTGAATTTCAGAATGATTTACTTGATGGTGTATTCTACGGAATATTAGATTGGAAATTTGAAGATGTGGATGAGAGTTTTGATGGTGGAGAGGCTTTCGCCTTCGCCTGTGTCGATCCAAGACATTGGTGGGAACAAAAGTAAAATTAAATAATGCAGCTTTAAGGCAATTAACTGTAAAAAGTTAGTTGCTTTTTTGTTACTTAAAAATAGATGTTTGGAGAATAAATAATAAGAAAGGATGTGATAGATATGTGTAAAAAAATTGATGAAAAGAATCCGGATGTTCAGGAGAAAGAAGTCAGGCGAATGGAAGTTTGGGAATATTTAGAATGGAAGATGGGTGAGAAGAATGTTAGCAGTTCAAAAGGATTATTATGATAATATTGACAATATTGTATGTTTCCCAGGAAATAATGAACCGTGGAATTATAAATCTACAAGAATGGAATGTCTTTATGATGATGAAGAGGTTAATAGATTAAATGAGATATTTATAAGGCATATTCAGATTGCAAACACGTATAAACGTAGGAAAAAGGCAATTAGAGATTTAACTATGTATCAATGTTCAATAAATATTGGTTTACGTGGAGGAGATTTTTGTAATTTGAGATGGTTTTCGATTTATGATGAAGAATGGAATATCAAGAACCATGAAGATTTTATACCACAAAAAACAACAAAAAGAAATGATAATGGTGAGATTATTAAACGGAAATATGTACGTCTGATATATAATGATAATTTCAAAGGGGCAATTGAACGTTGGAGACAATTTCTTATAGACAATGGCGAAGATATAGATATAAGAGATTATATATTTTTAGGAACAAATAAAAATTCGATTAAAGAAAAAACATGGTATGATAAAGTAGAAGAATATAGGAAAGAAGCTGGTATTGAACAAAAAATTGGAACTCATGGACTTCGGAAAACATTTGGCAGAAGATACTACATGGCAGCCGAGAATAAATGGGATGCTTTAATTCAGCTTCAAAGAATTTTTAGGCATAGTAGTCCAGAGGTAACATTATTATATATTTGTGTTACAGATCAAGAAATATATGATAATATAAAGAAAATCTGTATGGAAGAAAATCATGGAGATTTTGGATTTATAAATTATGATGGAGGTAATAAATAATGGAGATAAGCATTAATGAACCAGTTGATCACAAATGGACACCTGAAGACGTTGTAGAAGATTATAGAAAATATCAGGATAAAAAGAAAGTGGCAAAGATATACGGAATAACTACAAAAGAAGTAACACAGATTATCAAGGAGAAATGCTATGAATAAGATATATTTGTCAGAAGAAGAAATGGAATTTATCTTATCTTATAGAAAGGCTAATTCTAAAGACAAAGAGAAAGTAAAAGAAATATTAAAGACAGAAGGTGATGAAAAATGTTTGAGAGAGGAGACAAATGCTTCATCGTAGAAAATAATCGAACAGTAAAGGCTGCAAAAGTAATAAGTAGACAAGGAGAATTCTATACGATTCAGACCGTTGGATCGTGTGGGGCTATTCGGCTAAAAGAAAGCCGGTTGTTTATGACGGAAGAAGAAGCAAATAATCATATTAATGGAAAGCGTATAATTATAGATGATAAAGGTAATAATGATGATATAGGATTCATAGACGTATTTGAGGGAAAACGTTTTAAGAAGAATCCTTATATATAGAAAAGACGATACTTATTTGGTATCGTCTTTTTCGTTATATTCTTTTATTAAAGCCTTTACTCGTTCTGAAAATACTTCATCTATAATTTCTCCAAAACTAACGTGTGCATCTTTAGCGAATTCTTCTTTTGGTAATTGAGAATTATCCTTTTTTGATTTGCTATAATCTGTGAATAAGTCATTGGGTGTACAATGGAATAAAACACAAAGTTTTTGAAGAGTTTCAAATTGAATACTTGTTGCCTCTCCTTTATATAATGCATAGAAAGTAGATCTTGATATCCCAAGATATTTTATTATTTCTCCTTTTGATAATTCACAGTCGTTAATAAATTCAGAAATATTTATCTTCATCTTCATACCTCCTTTATATATGTAAAAGGATGCTCGAATTATTATAACATATACTAAACATATTGGAAAGTATTAAAAATCGAACTAAAAATGATAAAAAGTACGTTATATAAGACAAAATACTTGACAAACAGTCTGAAATATCGTACAATACATTCAAAGGTAAGCAATACATAACGAAAGGAGGAATACATATGGAAAGTAAAAGAAATTTACATCGCTACGATATAATTGAAGCAGAAATTATAATGAAAGAAACATCTGGATCAATACAGAAGAAAAAACGTCCATATGTGATAGTTGGCAATGAGTTAGGCACAGCAACTGCTCCAACTGTAATTGCTATGCCTTTAACTCATGTAATAAAAAGAAAAAATATGCCGGTGCATGGTTGTATTGAAGCTAAAGAAGGAAATGGATTACATCTGTACTCGATGGTTCTTGGCGAACAACCTCAGACATTGGACAAAAATCATGAAATCATCAAAAAACTTGGTAATATTGCAGATCAAAAACAAAGAGATATTGTAAATAAAGTTTGCTTTAATACATTGTTTTACGGTGAAAATATTAAATGGGAGGAAGTGTTAGCATGATGAGTATTAATATTGTAGATAAAAAAACAGCTAAACAAATAATAGATAATGCACCCGTAGACAAAATTACAATAATCTGCTTGGATAGAAAAACACTTATACATGAGGAACCAGAAAGAAGAGAAAAAAAATATGGAAAAGAATTAGTAGAAATTGCGAAAAGCATTTCTTATGATGAAAATGATATTTTTGGAATTCTCTCGCTTGATGGAGAATTGAAAAGTAATCGTGATATTCTAAGAAATATTCTTTTCCCTAAATGGAATAAAACAAACAAATGTTCGTAAAGATGTTGACAAGAACATTTGTTCGAAGCTATAATAAACATGTCGAAAATAACAGAATAAAAAAGGCAAGTTCACATAATGGGCTGCCACCCGTGAACTTGCCTAGTGAATTAACACCATAGCCGTTAACGACTATAACTATATTATTACATATTATCAAGAATATAGTCAAGGCAAATTCTGCCAATTTTTCGCAAATGTAATAATTAAATATTGTAACTCTGTGAAAGAGAATACGTTCTTGAACGATAAAAGACGTACAAGGTTTATTTCTTGTGTCATTTTATCGAAATCGAGGATTATTTCTCAAAAATATTTTTAATGAAAGGGTGATTTCATTGGGTTGCTTAATTGTAAGCGAAGATGGCAACCTCTATATTTCTGTGACTCAAAATGGGGATATAACTACTTCTAATAAGTCATATGCAAAAGTTTTTGACGAATATAAGGCAAAAAAGCTGTTAAAACATTTACCAAAAAGATTGAGAAAGAATAGATTTAGCATACAGCCTATTGTAAAAGAGAAAGAAGCAGAAGAATCTGAATCAGAGACAACAGAAATCGAAGAGATTGTAGTTCAAGAAGATTGTTTGGAACTGACAACAGATGATAATGATGGAGATTATCTTATCAATGAGAATTATGAGGTTCCATTAAATGTTCTTGCGTGGGTTAATAGAGTTCAAGAACAGAACAGATTTATTTCGGATGCAGCTTCTAGGTATAGAGATTTAGAGAAAGCATTGTCTATTATGGATGATCAATATCAAAATATCACGCATCATATTGAAATGGATAACAATAAAAATGGATGTGAAGGATATTTTGCATACAAAAATGCAAGAAAAAATCGACGTATAAGAAGAAAAGTAAAAGATGAAATGTGGATGATATCTAAAATATTAGAATTATCCCGTAATAAAAAGAGAATCCCAACCAACAAAGAAATGGTATCTTTCGTAAAACATTTGGAGAATAGACGGTACAGAGAAAGAAAACCAGACGACAAAGATATTATCAAATTGCTGGAAACGTTGGAAGGGGAATGATAGAAATGGCATCTTTAAAAGATATGAAAGATAATAATTTGGAAGATACTGACGAATATAGGGAAAGAGAAGCTTGGATTGAACAAATTTGTAATGAATATGCGGGTAATAATTTGAAAAAGCTCAAAATGTTCATCTCAAAAAAGATAAGCGCATTTGGAATTTCTCATGATGATCAAAGATATTTGGATTTCTTGAGTATGGCAAATTGGCAGTTATATATGCTATTGAGGACATTTGATCCAGACAAAAACGATTCGGTGCATGGGTACATAGAAGCGAAAATTGTTTATAAGATGAATACGGCACTAAGGGATGTGAGTACACAAAAACTTGTCAATTATGCTAGAGATGAGAACGGGAATATAAAAGAAGATAAAGATGGATATCGAACAATTATAACAAATGTCTCTTTAGAATATAAAAATAATGACGGATATTCTGTTGGAGATGTTTGTAAGTCTAAATTTGATATACATAAAGAAGCATTTGGCGAAGAATATAGCGATGAGTATTACAAGTATATGGCAAAGCTTGGCAAGAAAGAACGAAGAGTTGCCAAGAAAATTGCGCAAGGATATTCACAACCTGAGATTGCTGAAATTTTACATATGACAATAAATGAAGTCCAAGATTGTGTAAGAGAAATGAAAGAAACAAAAAATGTTTCGATATTTTATAAAAGGAGGTACTAGGTATGTGTATGTATGGAAGAGATAAGACAAAAAAAGATCCTTATATGATAAGAATCCTAATGAAAATGTTTAGTAGAGGTGAATTACATAAAGATTATATTCTTCAAAGGCAAAGTGGACAGTTTGATACAGAGACTCGTGATGGCTTAGTTGCCTCAGTTTTACGATCAGAAGATATCGATCCAATTAAATTATGCGAGCAGTTGATTGGAGAAAGAATAATCATTTGGTTAATTGATGGATTACAGAGAATTACAACCTGCGATGATTTTCGAAATGGAAAATTTAAAATGGGTAAAAATCTCATGATGCCATATACATATTATCAGAAAGATGGACAGGTTGTTGAATTCGACATGAGAGGAAAGGGTTGGTCAGATCTTCCAGAAGAATTACAGGATAGATTTGATGACTATTCATTTGATGTTGTAAAACATCTGGATTGTACAGATGAAGAAATTGCGTATCATATGGCAAGATGTAACCGTTGTGCAAAGATGAATGCAAATCAGAAGGGAATATTATATATGTACAAAATTGCCGGATACGTTAAAAAGCTTTCACAGAATCATAGATTTTTCTTCGATTGTGGCAATTACACATCTACTGAAAAGAAAAAGGGAGTAATAGATCGTGTGGTAAATGAAACAATTATGCTGATTTATCATCTTGACGATTGGAAACGTGGCAAGGCGATGAATATTTACTTAAATGAAAATGCAAATAAGGAAGAATTTGATGAATTCGAAAATGAATTAGATAGATTAAATAATTTTATCGACCAGGATACAACCGGAAAACTTTTTAATAGTAAAGATAGTTTGTTATGGTTTGCAGCATATCACGAATTTCTTACATACAATCTTGATGATGAAAAATTTGATGGATTTTTAAAAGAATTTATATCTACATTAAAAGATAAAACGTTTGAAGAATATGAAAACATGTCATTTGAAGAATACGGTAAACAGAAAAGTACAAAAGATAGAAAAGTAATTATTACTAAGATGGACATGCTTGAAAAACTTATGAAGGAATATTTACATATTGAAGATGTTAATGAAATTGAGTTGCCAAAAGATGTAGAAAGTGAAGAAGATCCATCAGTTGATGACGAATTAGAGCCTATTGTATTCTTACATAAGTATGTTAGTTCTGAAATTACAGAAGAGGATTTAGACGAGTACTATGATGACATCAACTATTTTACTAAAAAACGACTGTTATCAAAGGATCATAACCTTATAAATGAAAAGAACGAAGTATCATTTCTTGCAATCGTTGCATATGCAATGAGAAAAGAAAAAGATAATGAATTCGAGATGTGGCTTAAAAGATATGCTATTACTCATAGATCTGTCACTGCAAAAACACAACGAGATAATTACATAGAAATGGTAAATAATTTTGAGAGAGCATTAAATATGAAAAGAGGTGTAGTTGCATAATGAAAACTATGAAAATGAGTGACATCATCATTCCGGAATCTTTTGCTCAAACGCATCCAAGAAAAGAGAAGATTGATGCGTGTAAAGAGCATTGGATTAAAACTGGAAGACAGAGTAAATACATAGTGGTTGATAAAGAGAATAGATTAACTGACGGATATGTAATGTATTTGGTTCTGAAGGAACTGGGTATAGATGAAGCGAAGATTATTCGCAGTAAAAATGGTCGAAAGAGAGACAATCATATAAAAGAACCTGACTATAGAATGGAAAATTCTACATATGTATGGGGTGTTCATCCAAATTCTCCGGATGAAAAGTTATATGTTTGGAGAGTTCCAAATGGTATAAATTGGAATGAATTCAAAGAGAATATAACAGTAGGAGATATGATTTTCTGTTATGCGAAAGGAAAAGTATCTCCGGTGATCATTAAAGCGATTCAAACTACAGATGTTTGCCCGACACCGTTGGATGTGAAGAAGGTTTGTAGCAAGAATATTGTGAAAGGAAGTGAGAATAATACCTGATATTACGATGTGCATGAGCAAAGATTGTCCCAAAAAGAATGAATGTTATCGTTCTATGGCAAAACCAGACAAATATCAAAGCTATGCTGATTATGGAAAGATTTGCTCAGAAAATGATTATAGATATTTTTGGGAAGCAATTGTTCAAAAAAAGAAAATAAAACAATAGATAATATTTCTGGGAGTCACCAAATGACACAGTTATCGGCTAGGATAGCTGCGCCAGTGCTCACAAACATACTCCCATCTGTTACGACGGAAGCGTTTGTAGGCACGTACGTGCACTCTTTGGTTTTCCATATAGTCACCTCCTTTTAAACATGGCGAAAGGTTGTGACCTTACCACTGGGATGGTTTCTGTATGGATGGTACACATTGTACTTGGTGGCTCCCATTAATATACATTATATGTCTAAAAATAGAATAAATCAATAGACATAAAATTTAGGTTTCATAGGATAATGGGAGGTTTGTATAAATATGAATAATAGAGTTGAGTATGATTTAAAACCTCATAATAAGCAAACTATAGATAAAATTTTAGAAATTTATGAATCTTCAAACAAATGTTGTGCGATTCAAGCAACTGGAACAGGAAAAACTTATCTTATTCTAAGATTGCTCGAAATACTTAATGATAACGGGGACAAAAAGGCAATTATTTTTGCGCCGAATCATGAAATTATAGACCAAACCGAACAAAAAATTATAAGATATATGATAAAGAATACGACGTTATTAACTTATCATCGACTATTGCGAATGGAAGATGACGAATTAAAAAAAATAGATGCTGAATTTATTGTGTTTGACGAATTACATAGAGCAGGTGCTCCAACATGGGGAATAAAGATTTATAAATTATTAGAATATAATAATAAATTAAAAATATTTGGAGCGTCAGCGACACCTATTAGATGTTCTGATGGACGAGATATGTCTGAAGTACTTTTCGATGGGAATAGAGCTTGTAACATATCTTTAGCAGAAGCATTGGTAAGAAAAATTATTCCTGTAATGCCTATATATGTAACAACTTTATACACATATGAGGAATTTGAAAATAGAGAAAATAAAATAAAGAAAAATATAGTTTGCGAAAAAGAAAGGGACTCGTTGTTAAAAAGTTTGAAGATTGCGAAAGATAATTTAGATAAATCCTATGGAGTTCCGCAAATAATAAAAAAGTATGTAAAGAATTATAATGGCAAATATATTGTGTTTTGTAGATCAAAAGATCATTTAAACAAAATGGAAAATATTGTTTATGGATGGTTTAAAGAAGCCGGATACACTGGTCAGATAAAAATGTATCCATATTATTCAAATGAAAGTTCTGTAAAAGATAATTTACGTAAATTTGAAGAAGATTCTGAAGAAGGATTAAAGTTATTGTTTGTTATAGGGATGTTAAATGAGGGATATCATCCACAAAATATAGACGGATGCATTCTTTTGAGATCAACTGAATCCAATATTATATATTATCAGCAAATAGGACGTGTTATAGATGCAGGGTCTACACAACAAAGGCTTGTATTAGATTTGGTAAATAATTTTAACAGTTTAAAAACATTTAACTTGAAGGACGAATTAACAGAAAAAATACAAGAAAGGAAAAATGGCGCATTTGAAGAATGTACAAGCGATTTTGATATAACGGAATTTCATATATATGATCATGTAGAAGATTGTATAAATATATTTAACGAGATTGATAATAAGATATATGGAAATAAATATTCTTATGAACAAGGTATTAAATATTTGAGAATTTATTTTGAAACAAATAATAATACAAAAGTTCCATATAATTATGTCACTAAAGAAGGATTTTGTTTAGGAGAATGGTGTTGCAAAATACGAAAAATAGCAAATGGAACTTGGCGTGGAGTAGAGAATTTAACGGAGAATCAGAAGAGAGAATTAATTTCTATGGGATTCCAGTTTGATATAATAGATGAAAATTGGAATAAAATGTTTGCATTAGTTCAGGAATATTGTAAAACGAAAAATATTTCTATAAATGATGTTACGCATAGTGTTGTATATAAAGATAAAAAAATAGGTCAATGGATACATAATCAATTGAATAATATGAGAACTGGTAAATATATAAATTCATACAAAAATGGAGAATTGTTAAGTGTTGGATTTGAGGTAGATAGAGAATTTTATAAATGGAGAAAGAGTTTTTTGGAGTTAGAAAACTATTTGAAAGAGAAGAATATTAATATAAATAATATTCCAAAGGGAACAAAAGGTTCTTTCAATTATTATGATTATATTCTTACGTGTAAAAAAAGTTATAAAAATAATACACTTAATGATAAGAAATTTGAAATATTAAAAAATGCCGGATTAAATTTTCAGTTTAAGAAAAATAATGATTATTTATTTGAAGAATCCATTAAGGAATATTTAAACAATCCATTAGAAAAGTCAAGTTGGCTAACAATCATAAAGCGTAAAATTAAAGACTGTAAAATGTCTGAGAAAGAATCAAATTTATTAATGAAATATAAAATCATAGATATTAACAATTTAGTTTATAGTAGAACAGATCCATATATAGCTGTATATAAGTTCGGTGAATATACAGGATATATGTATGAAAGTATAAACGATTTGTCTAGAAAAAGCAAAGACGATTTAGGATGTAATATCAGTTCTAATGCAGTTTCTAGTTTTTTAACAGGAAGATATCCATATAATGTTATCCATAATTATCAATTTAAAAGAATATATTCACCAGATGATTTATTTTATGATATCAATAAACCCTACTTGAGCGAAAAAGATTTAAATTATTTGAATAATATTTTTATATTAAAAAAGATATATCCTAATAAGATAAAGAAAAAAGATAAGGTTGATGGGTGTAATATTGGTATGTGGCTTCAAAGTCAAAAAAAATATTATAAAAATAATTTAATTGTCGATTACAGATTAGATTGGTTTAAAGAAAATGGTGTAATGTCATATTTGACAACTTGATGAAAAGCATGTTTCAACGGCAAAATTAATCAATATATAGTGTTAAATAAAATATAAAATACAATATATAGCATATAAAAATAGGAGGTATACATATTGAAATATAAGGTTGGAGATAAAGTAAGAGTCAGACAGTGGGATGACATGGCTAAAGAATTCGGTTTCTCTGGGTGTACAAAAAGTAATATAGATATTCTTGGGTGTCTTTTTACAAATAACATGAAGAAATTTTGTGGCAGTGTTGTAACAATTTCTAACATCGCAAGCGATAATAGTAGATATTTAATCAAAGAAGATGACCAAAATTGGTATTGGACAGACGATATGTTTGAGAATGTGTATTATAGTTGTGCTGATAAAATCACTAAAGATCTTCAAGAGGCTTACGACAAAGTTTATAAAAGTATTTTGCCAAAGTATCCAAAACATAATGATATGTTAGACACATTTACAAAGATTCCAAAAGGAGAAATTAAAATAACAGCAGAGGAGACAAAAGAAATGGTGAAGAAAAATATTGAAACAGAAATTGAAAAGAAGAAAGTACATCCAAAAGATGAAGATCATCTGAAGCGAGTAGAAAAAATTAAAAAGAAGATTGAATATTACAAATGGAAATCTGGTTTTAATTTAATTGATGAAGTTGTTCCTGGGAGAGTTGTAAAAGTAACATATTATTATAAGAAATATGAGATGGTATGCGACCCTAGAGATGAATTCTCGATGGAGAAAGTTCTTTACTTGGCAATTGCAAAAGAAATGTATGGACACACGCTCACACCAGAAGGTATCGAAAAGAAAGCTGAAGAATTAAAATATGAAAAAGTGTATGTAAAGAAAGTAGAACAGGCAATGAAGATGCTTGCTGCAATGGAAGAGCTTGAAAAAGAAAATGCGGAATATGAAGCATTACTCGAAGCTCGTAGACAGAAGAGATGGGAACGTAAACAGAGACAGATGGATCGTCGTGCTGAGAAGAAGAGACTTCAGGAAGAAAAAGAGCGTGAAGAAAAGATTCAGATTCAGACAGAAGCATATCTGAGAGCTATGAAAGCTGTAAAAGAAGAGGAGAAGAAAGAAGAAAGCGTTCCTGTAGAAAAAGAGAGCAATAAAGTAGAGTCTAAGCCGGAAGAAAACATGACTGAAACTACAAAAGAGAGTACAAAAGAAAGTACAGAGAATACAGAAGAAACAGCTACGACAACAGAATAATGCACAATATATGGCGGTCTAAAATAGATCGCCATATTAAAAATGAGGTGAGAGTATGAAAGATTCTAGTAAGGTTTTGGTTTCTGCATGGATTTGTACCGCACTTGTGGTAATTGAATCCATGATTATTAATCAAAATACTGACAACGCATGGGTATTATTAATTCCAGGATTGATTACATTAACAAATTTTGTTGGATTTGGCGGTGACAAAAATGATGTGGAGTAGGAGTTTGGACGAAAAACTCAAAGAGAATGGATGGTTGCTGGATAAGAAAGATGACTATGGAGTCGTATACAAAAAGATTGCATCGGTTCACATTTATACTAAATATAAAGTGGTAAAAATACTCCATAATCAATTTGCTTCATATTCATCGATTCCAGGAATATCAGAGGAACCGGCAAGACTTACATACAAAGAATTAAGGTTATTTGAAAAGAAATTCAAACAACTTAAGAAAGAATATGGGTGGAAGTAATGGAAGAAATTTTAATTGTAGTTGATATGCAAAATGATTTTATTAATGGCTCTCTTGGAACAAAAGAAGCACAGGCAATTGTACCAAACGTGGTAGAAAAGATTAAAAAATATAAGGAAGCTGGTAAACAAGTGATTTTTACCAGAGATACACATTCTAATAATTATTTAGAAACATATGAAGGTATACACCTTCCTGTTACGCATTGTGTAAAAGATACTATTGGTTGGCAAATTTCAAGTGAATTAAATTTTGATATTAATAATGATATTTTAATTGACAAGTTTACTTTTGGATGGAAAAATTGGAAAGATTTTGCATTCGAAAGTGTAGAAATTTGCGGTCTTTGTACCGATATTTGTGTAATTTCAAATGCGCTTATTATTAGAGCAAATTATCCCAATATTGATATTACAGTAGACGCAAGTTGTTGTGCAGGTGTCACTCCTGAAAAACACAAGGCTGCATTAGAAGTAATGAAGAGTTGTCAGATTAATGTAATTGGAGAGTAACAAATGAATATTGGTATCACTTTTGGATGTTTTATTCCATTGCATAAAGGTCATCTTTCAATGATTGATCGATCTATAAAAGAAAATCAGCTCACAATTATTGGAGTGTGTGGATTTGATAACGATCGTGGAAAGGATTTTATCTCTTTTCGTAAAAGAATCCAGTTAATGAAAATGCTTTATACGAAGGAAAATGTGAAAGTTGTTGTTATAGATGATAAGAAAATAGGATTAGATGGGACATTTACATTGGAAAATTGGCGTTGGTGGTGTACAGAATTATTTGTTAATGCTGGAATCAACCCTTATGTGAAGTCGAATAACATTACATGGTATTCTGGAGAGCCAAGTTATTTTTCTAAGATTCAATGTTTATATCCGAAACATATTTTTGAATTATTGGATAGAGAGAACATTGATATATCAGGAACGGAGATTAGAAAAAATCCTAAGAAGTACGAAGATATGATTCATCCGTTATTTAAAGAATATTTATATGAAAAGAAGATTCTATAAAAGGAGATTTTATTATGAAATTACATCAGATTATTACAAGCTTGTTAAGTACAGATCTTTATAAACTGAGTATGGGACAGGCAATTTACCATCAGTTTTCGGATTATAAAACAACATGGACTTTTAAATGCAGAAATAAAGACGTGCATTTTACAGAAGAAATGGTGAATGAAATTAAAGAGCAGATTAAGACGTATTGTGGTCTTAGATTCACAGAAGATGAGCTGGAATATATTGATAGTATCAAATGGATTAAAGGATCTTATGTAGATTTTCTAAGATTGTGGCAACCACGCTATGAAGATTTTGATATCGGAACAAATGCGGAATGTGGATTATCTATTGAAACGAAAGGAACTTGGCTTAACACATCCATGTATGAGATTCCGGTTCTTGCAATAGTGAACGAAGTGTATTTTAGAATGCAGTACGATTATGACAAATTGATCGAAAGTTTTAAAGAAAAACTTGATTATAAATACGATATGCTAAAGAAAGGACACTGGTACGCAGGTACATTTTCAGAATTTGGTCTAAGAAGAAGACTGTCAGCAGAAGCTCAGGAACTTGTAGTTGAGAAATTCTCACATTTAAATGATACATCGCATTGTGCATCGAAATTCATTGGAACTTCTAATGTATATCTTGCTAAAAAGTATGGAGTAACACCTGTAGGAACTATGGCACATGAATGGATTATGTGCGTAGGTCAAGGCAATCATAAGCACAATCCGGCATATTCTAACTGGTATGCACTCAACGCATGGGTTAAAGAGTATGGAGTACTCAATGGAATTGCTCTTACAGATACGATTACTACAAATTGTTTCTTAAAAGATTTTCAGTTAACATTTGCCACATTGTTCTCCGGTGTAAGACATGATTCTGGCGACCCGATTGAATGGGGAGAACAGATGCTTAAACATTATGAAAGTCTTGGAGTTGATAGCAAAACGAAGACCTTACTTTTCTCCGATTCGCTTAATTTCGAAATAGCTGATAAGATTTTTAGACATTTTTCAGATCGTGCAGATGTGGCATTTGGAATTGGAACATATTTGTCTAACGATACTTGTGTAGAGCCATTAAATATTGTTATGAAAGTAACTGCAATTAATGGACAAGATGCAGTTAAAATTAGTGATACAGTTGGAAAAGGCATGTGTAAAAATCCGGAATATGTAGATTATGTACAGAGATGTATTGACTGGAGAATGGAACACGAAAGAAAGGCTGGTGTGTAATATGTTTGACGTTAAGAAAGTTACAGAAGAATTGGTTGAGTGGATTAAAAAATATTTTGATGAATTAGGCGGAAATCAGAATGCAGTTATTGGTATTTCTGGTGGCATCGATTCGTCAACAGTAGCAGCATTATGTGTAAAAGCTCTTGGTGAAGATAGGGTGCGAGGAGTGTTAATGCCTTATCATATTCAGCCGGATATTAATGTTAGCTTAAATTTAGTTCATTATTTGGGAATTAGATATTCTATCGTTAATATTGGACATACAGTCGATACTCTTAGAAAAGAAAATGCCAAGCAAGGTATTGAAGAAACAGAACAGGCGAATATTAATTTACCGGCAAGAGTAAGAATGTCAGAATTATTCTTTTATGCACAGTGTTGTAATGGTATTCCAACGTGTAACTGTAATCTGAGTGAAGATCATGTCGGATTCGCAACATATGGGGGTGATGGATTTGGGTCTTTTGCTCCGATTGAAATGCTTACAAAAACAGAAGTAAGAGCAGTTGCAAAAGAACTTGGTCTTCCAGATGAATTTGTAAATAAGACTCCGATCGATGGATTGTGTGGCAAGACAGACGAGGAAAGTTTTGGTTTTTCATATGAAGTTCTAGATAAATACATTCGCACAGGCGAAATCGATGATCAGAATGTAAAGAGAAAGATTGATGAGATGCATGAGAAGAATCTTTTTAAATTGAAACCGATGGAACATTATGAATACACAGGAGAATAAATTATGGGTAAGATTAGTGCAGTGGAGAAGATGACAGATGAGAAATTTCTAAACCTCTATAAATTACATGTAGAGAATAAAGAAGGGAAGCCATTAGAATATCTAGTGGCTTCTAGGGCAAAGCAGGTTGATGATCTGAAAGCAATTAATCATGAAGAAAAGCCAGATGCGGTGGCTATGGTTGGAATAGTAGACGATGAAAAGGTGGTTCTTATCAAACAATATCGATATGCAATTGGAGATTATCTTTATGAGTTTCCTGCTGGTCTTGTAGATAGTGGAGAAAATATTTATGAAGCAGCGATCAGAGAAATGAAAGAAGAAACTGGATTAGATTTTATTCCAATGAGGACGGGATTTTCTAATAGAGCATTTTATTCCTCTGCCGGAATGACAGATGAGAGTTGCTCTATCATTTGTGGAGAAGCATTAGGGTCAGTAAACACAGATAAAAATGAATCTACAGAAGAAATTGAGATTGTTTTAGCCGATAAAGATGAAGTTAAAAGAATTCTCAGAGAAGAAAGAGTATGTATGAAAACAGCACTTATGTTAATGAATATTGCATATGAAGAGAAATAGAGAATATAAATTGATGAAATCGAAATTTCAGGAGGTGCATCAAATGGATCTTGGAGCATACATGAATATAGAAGAATTGGGTGAAATAGCAAAAGACAATGGAATTGTAATTCCACGTATTCGTGGTTATAGATTAATGGAGAACGAGAAGCCGGTATCCAAAGAAGAAATAAAAGAAATTCAAAATGAATCTGCCATTCTGGTAGCAAAAGGGTTGTGTGAAGCAGTTCCATTCTGGAGAGCAAACCCAAAATATCATGAATATAGTTCATGGACAAATATTCTAGAAGATTATTATCTTATTAAAGACAAAGATAGTAAATATCCAAAATATATTGGAATTCGATGGGATAGAATTCATGGGTGGAAACGTAAAGTTCTAAAATTTGAGATTAAAAAGAAAAAGAAAAAGATTCAAAAGCAGTATGATCTTTGGAACAAATATACCGGTGTAGAGAATGTCTTATATATTCATTCAAGAATGGGTGGTTGGAACTGGAAAGAGTATGATAAGAAGAATGATATTCTAAACCAGCCGTGGTTCTTGGATAGAGTAGATGATTATTTTGATTCAACATATTGCGATTTTTACGCAAAGATAAAAGGAGAATAAAAATGAGTGGCAAATCAATAGAAGATAAAATTGAAGAAGCAAACATTGACAATCCGTTGTTACAATTTCTTGGCAAAGAAAATGTTGAAGATATGAAAAAACGTATTGTAGATGTGATTGTGGAACAAGTTAGAGATGATATGTATGATTATCGTGAATATCTTATTAATCCGGATGATATTGTTGAACGTCTTATGGATGACACAATTGACAGAGTTCAGGATCGAGTGCAGGGAAAACTTGAGAAAGTTGTACTGGAAAGAGCGATGAAAAAGTTAGGACTTGATGTATCAGAGGTTGGTGAATAAGTATGGGAATATTTAAAAATCACGTATCACGAAATTTATTCTGTGGTATGCCAAATGATAAGTTACAGAAATGTTATAGAAGCCGACGGACAAGTTTGATTGCAGGAGAAGCAATTGGAATTTGGAAAGATATGATTGACTATTACAAAGAATTTGTGGATTGTAGTGAACATCCAAAAGCAGCCGAGGCACTTTGTGAAGCTCATATGAACGAAGAAATTGCTCATAGATTTTTTAAAATAATAAATATGAGTAATGACTTATGCGAATTATTTGGAGTTAAAAGAGATGACAGAGAATAAACAATTAACAGATATCTATCTAATTTGTAAAGGTTGGTACAACAAGAGATTATATGATGATGAACTAGAAGCAATGAATGCTTATTATCACAAACATTATTTAGGATGCGATGATATCGTTATGGATATTCCATTTGCAATTCATTTGTTTCTAAAACCATTAGCATTGGAAATTATAAATAGAGATCCAGATAAAGCGAGATTTCTTTTTGTGGATATAACGTTAAATGAAAATACTGAACTATTTCCTAATGTCATGTATAAAAGAATCATTCATATGATTTCTCAATGTACGATTGGAATGTTTAATAACTAATTATTTGGATGCTCATATTGAGACAGCAATTAAGCAAGAAAATCTGGATAAAATATTAGACATTATTGACAATTATATTGATTTAGCTGAAGAAGTAATAAAGTTAGAACAATGACGAGGATTTATATGGAAAAACAAATAGTAGCTTTGGCAATGGGTATTTCTCTTATATATTTCATAGATGGACTAGCAGAAATTATATCAAATAAAAAAGATGCAGAATACAAATTCTGTTATGTTGTATGTCCTCTGTATATAACTTTAGTGCTGGCGTATCTGACTGCAAAATATTTGAGTTGATGACTACAAAAGTGATGGAATATTTTAGGAGAGATATATATGAAAGTAGAACAAAAAACAATTAGATTAACCGAAGAAGAGAGTAAAACGCTCTGGCGAGCAGAAATGCTTTGTCGTGGTATAGAAAACGAGGTCAACAAGATTATTGATTTAAACGATAAAGAGAAAGAAGAAATGACTAAAGAATTAAGTGTTTTCAGGCATTTGTTATGTCTTAGTCCACATGATGTGGAAGTGCGATTTCCAATCTTTTAATGGTAACTAAACGGCAGTTTTAAGTGAGGTAGGATAAATGTTGGATGAAATTACGGTTAAAGATATAAAAAAGAAATTTGTAAAACCTGAATTTTGGGATTTCATTTTTGAGACGGCATACGGTATGACTGATTCGGAAGCACTGAACAAGGCAGCGGATAAGCATTATATAAAAACATTCGATACTGTTATGAACACAAATGTAGATGGGCTGATAGATTACATTAATATACACATTCGTCATAAAGTTCTTATTACAAGAAAAGGTATAAATGATTTTGTTCTATACATGATCGATGCAATGAATAATGATGTTGAATTGACCGAAATGAAAGATGTGCGTTTTCAGATGATAGTGTCTTATTTATATGATTTAGTTTTTGAATCTACTTGGCAATATTTTCGATAGGAGAATAAAACAGTGAAAAGAAAAAGAAGGACGCATTTAAGATTCAAGACATCAGCTTATCATAATAAAGATACCAATTATTTTCAGATTAAATTTGGAATATTACCATCGTTGTATTTTGATTATGAAAATGGTAAAGATAATGATCCGGAATATGGGTTGATGATAACTTTCCATTGGTTGTTATGGCAGTTATCGTTTTGGATAGATAAAGAGGTGATTGTATGAATTTACAAGAGAATCTTGAACAAATAAGGAAGAATTCAGAGCAAATGTCATGGTCTGGGTGCGGAAATTGCAGCAGGAGAAATTTTTATCAAACCGGATATAAGGATGGACTGAAAGAATTAGAAAAAGAATTGCGAGAGCTTAGAGAATATAAGCATAAGGTTGAAAAGTTTATTTCAAAGTATGACGGTAATATTGTATTGCTTCCGGGAGAAGTTGTTTTGACTTCGAATCAATGTATTCAGAAATTAAAAGAGGAACTTGGGTATGAAGAAGAAAGATAAAATTAAAAAATTAGAAGAAGAATTGGAGTGGTATAGAAAAAATTATGAAAAAGTGTGTAGCACTGTATACGAGATTAGTGAAGCTCTTATGCCTGGATATTATATTACAGATAGTTGTAATGGGACTCAAGCGTGTGAGATTCTCTCCAAAAAGATAATTAAAGATTTTGCTCCAAAGAAAAAGATAAACTGGGGATGCTGGTTCCCAAAATGTATGAAGTGAAAATTACTGTGGAAATAAAAAATCAGATAGAAAAATTTTTACGAGTAAATAGAGGAAAATAAGCGAACGTTGCTTTCATGAGGAGAAATATATAAAACAAAAAGGAGATAAAAATATGATGAATAATTTATTAAATGGAATGTTTGGAAAAGTAGGAAGTGGAATGTGTAGACTGTCGATGAATGGGAACATTGCAGTTAAAACTTCTAATGGGTATAAAACTTATAATGTAAAAACTGGTAGACTTACAAATTGTAATAATTTTGTATTCGATCTTGGAGAGGAATTCTTCTTTGTTATTCCAACAAACAAAGTGTCTAAAGGAGATATTATTCTTGCAAATGATGGAACCGGAAGAAAGCCAAAATGCGTTATGGAAGTAGAAGAAAATAAGATTACTGTTATCAATTATGAAGATTCTACAATCGAAACGATTCTTCCGGAAAGACATGTATTTATGGGGAATACATATTTCTATGGAAAAATTGTATCAATGTTTGGAAATGACGCTGTGAAAGGTAAGAAAGGTACAAACAACATTTTTAAATATATGATGTTATCTCAGATGATGAAAGGCAATGATGGAAGTGCAACTGGTGCAATTAATAGTATGGGTACAATGTTACCGTTTATGATGATGAGCGGTAATATGGGCGATATGTTTGATGGAATGTTTGATTTCGATATGAACGACGAAGATGAAGTAGAGAATACAGAAGAGGAGGACGTATAGTATGGGATGTGGTTCATGGACAAGTGATAGTTTTAAGAGTTATTCAAAATCAGTAGGAAGATCTGTTTCGAAGTCTGGGGTTATCGATTCAGACTATAGTAATCAGGAGATGTTTAAAGCAAGATATCTTGATTCGGCATTAGATCCAAAAAATGTTATTAGAGAGTGTTGTGATTCAGAAGAACATCCAAATACATTGCCGATTATTTTGGCTTTAGATGTTACTGGAAGCATGGGAAACGCAGCGGTCGAAGTTGCTAAAAAGTTAAATGTAATTATGACAAAACTTTATAAGGACGTAAAAGATGTAGAATTTATAGTTATGGGAATCGGAGATTTGGCATATGATGATTGTCCAATTCAGGCATCTCAATTTGAATCAGATATTCGTATTGCTGAACAGTTGGATAAAATTTACTTCGAATTTGGTGGAGGCGGAAATGGCTTTGAATCATATACGGCTGCATGGTATTTTGGTTCACGTCATACAAAGCTTGATTGTTTAAATCGTGGCAGAAAAGGGATCATCATTACTATGGGAGATGAACAACTTAACCCGTATCTTCCATTGAGAGGTAGAAAAAGTGGATTAATTGATGCAACTGGCGACAATCTTCAAGCAGATGTAGAAACAAAAGATTTATATGATGAGGCTTCTCAGAAATTTAATATTTATCATTTAGATGTAAGTCATGGTTACAGATGGGATGAAGATGAGATTGAAAAATCTTATAAAAAGTATCTTGACGATATCCATTTTAGAAGAGTAACTATGGATAATATTACGAATGAGATTGTAAATATTATCATCGATGAAGCAAAGAATGATACAGTAATAAGTAATATATCAGACAATAACGGAGAAATTACTTGGTAAGATAGGAGAACAAAAAGATGAAAGACATTAAGATTGTAATTGGTGCAAACTTGGGAGACGAAGGAAAAGGTCTTATGGCAGATTATTTCTCGCAAAAACCTAATAGTATTGTTGTTTGTTCGAATGGTGGTGCTCAAAGAGGACATACAGTTGTTACATCAGATGGAATCAGACATGTCTTTCATCATTTTGGTTCAGGGACTTTCAATCAAGCGGATACATATCTTTCAGAAGATTTTATTTGCAATCCGATTGTTTTTAAGCAAGAATACAATGAATTAAAACAACTAGGCTATTGTCCGAACATTTATATAAATCAACATTGTATGGTAACAACTCCATATGATATGATGGCTAATCAAATTATAGAAGAGAATCGTGGAAAGAATAAGCATGGAAGTTGTGGTCTTGGAATTTATGAGACAATCAAAAGATATAAAGCCGGAGTAACTACTTTGTATGTCTCCGATTATATCCGAGATTATTACTTAAAGATTTTCGACAGAGAAGGAATTGTCTTAACTAAGAAATGGGAAGATTTGTTCAATGATTCAGGAATTTACGATCATTATTTAGAAGATTGGGATTTTATGAACGAAGTAGCAACAACGATTTCTGATGAATGTTTTCTCAATGAGTACGAGAATATAGTATTTGAAGCTGCACAAGGTCTTTTACTTGATCAAAATAATCTGAAATATTATCCACATCTTACACCTTCTAATACAGGAATAAAAAATCCAAAGCAAATAATTGAAAATGTGAAATGGAACGATGATATTAACATTGAGACATGTTATGTGTCAAGGACATATTTAACAAGGCATGGAGCAGGGCAATTCCCATCTGAATGTGACAAGTCGTTAATCAATCAAAAAATGTATGATAAGACTAATGTTCCAAATCCGCATCAAGATACTTTGAGATATGGTTTGCTCGATTTAGATCAATTATACGATAGATGTATAAAAGATGTTGAAGGTTTTGGACATAAAAAATCCATTGTGTTTACACATATAAATGAATACTCCATGAGTAAAAAAAGAATTAAGAGTCTATTTGACGATTGGGACATCTATTTTTCAGATGGCGAAACACATAATGATATATATAGAATAAATAATTAATGAAATGTTGGTTTTAATGGAGGAGAGACTATATGTCATGTGGTTTTAATTGGTTTAAAACATATAAAATTACAATCCACAGAGGAACGGTAATGTGGGATTATGATGATAAAAATCTTGAATATATTGGAGGAGATAGTACTTCTCACTCATGTCATAATATTGGGTTAGTTCAGGATTTAATTGAAAAATATAGCGGAAAAAGAATTCCTGAAATAGAACCAGATTGGATTAAATCTGAAGACGAAGATTTACATTTAATAGAGCCAAAAGAAATGTCTGATATTTGTCAGAGAATTTTAGACGAAACAGAAGTGGATGAAGTAAGAATGAGGGAACGTATTGAATGGTTTAAGCAATTGTCGGATGAAGGATATTATTTATCTTATGATTACGAATAAATGCGTGTTTCATTGGAGGTGAGTATATGGCGTATAAATCAAAAAAAGATGTTGCAAAAGCATTAATAATTTGTGTCAATGCAGACTCATGTGAATTATGTCCATATAAAGATTTTGATTATGCAGTAGAGAAAATTCATTGTAGCGAACAAGTAATGATGGATGCTGCCGAATATTTGAGCGAAGAATAATTTTGTTTGGAGACAGAAATGAATATAGAAAGATATATAGTAAAGGCAAAGACGCTTAAAACAGACGAATGGGTAATTGGTTATTATTACAAAATAGCAGAAACAACACATTGTCCGATCGGTGATTGTTCTCCTGTTCCGGTACATCATTACATATTACATGAGACAATGACCGATTGGGAACTACCAAATCAAATGTTACAGTATGAAATCGACCCAGATACAATTTGTCGGTGCATCGGATTGAAGGATAAGAACGGCAATGTTATTTTTGAGCACGATATTTTAAAAGGATTTTTTTATCCATATGAATATGATGGTGAATACAATTATTATGGATTATGTGGCTGGATTGATGAGGCAAAAGCTTTTATGATTTACACAATAAAAAAACCTAAATCAGATGTCAGCGGTATTTCTCATGGCAATACAGAATTAATGGAAGAATGGAATTGTGCAATGTGGGAGATTATTGGAAATGAATTTGATAATCCTGAATTGATTGGAGAATAATCTATGAGAAATGAATTTGATAAATGCTTTTTCTGCAAATATTATGATGAATATGAAGGTTGCGTAGATGGTTGTAGTAATCATGAATCATTTTCACCAAATCATGACCACATCATCAGAAAAGCAAAAGAAAAGAATATATCAGTACAGGATGTAATTGTACTAATGAATTTATAGGGAGAGTATAAGAATAAGATGGCAGAAAGAGAAATACATATTTGGATGGACAAGGTAGGATTTGACGAATTCGAGAACACAGCCTATCTTTGTACCACATACGCAGAAACTAGAGTAATGATCGATGCAGAACAGGAAGTTGTTCATACGACACAGACACATTTTTGCCAGTTTGAGTTTGGCAGAATTTTCGTACATACGAATGGTGAAGTACATGAGATTACAAAAGGAGAATGTGAAGGAACAGAGCGTGAAATTCGACAGGCGCATAATCTTGAGAAGATGTTAATTGCCGGTGAGTTTAGTTGGTTTTAGGAGGGAATAATTATGGCAAGTAAATATATCAAAGAAAATTTATTAAAACTTTCAAAAGAACAACTTGTGTATATTATAGAACGATATTATGATGCTTGTTTTATGATTAGCGAAACTCTTGTAGAAGAAAGTAAATGGCATATTGAGAAGAAAGATGCCGTTGAAAAAATCAGAGAATATTTATCTAATACTCATATAGATTTATATGATGACCATCTTGGAGAATATATTGATATGAAACAAGGCAAAATTTCAGGGAAAGAATATAGAAGAATTATATTAGGAGTAGAAGATGAGTAAAGCAATGTTAATTTTAGATACACCAGAAACATGTTTAGACTGTATGTTTTGTTTTGAATTGGATGAAGGTGCTAATGCTTGTTGTTCTGTTATGTCTGACAAAAATGATAAAGGTCTATGCAGAGATATTCAGTGTGATGGTGGTTATTGTCAAAATAAGCCAGATTGGTGTCCGTTAAAAGAATTGCCGGAACGTCGAAAGTATAATGAAGAATATTTCAACGGTAATGTTAAGGGCTGGAATGATTGTTTGAGGACAATTTTAGGAGAGAATAACAATGTATAGATATATTGCAGATTTACACATAGGTTGCACAAATTCTTTCGACAATCGTACATTAGAACATGATGAGATTCTTGTCAAGAACTGGAACTCTGTTGTTAATAATAATGATATAACATTCATTCTAGGTGATATTGGCAGATGTGGCAATAATAAAGATAATGAATATTTATGTTCTGTCATTTCAAGACTCAAATCTAAAAAAATTTTAGTAGTCGGAAATCATGACGAGTCAGGATTGAAAGATTATAGGGTAAAACAATTATTTGAAACTGTGGTTGATTATTTTGAACTTACTGATAATTACAATGGCATCAATCAAAAACTTGTGCTTTCGCATTATCCTATCTTTTCATGGAATGGTTGTTATAAAGATACAGTTCTTCTTTATGGTCACACACATGGTAATTTCGATGATGACATCTATCAGGAATCTCTGGAAAAACTCAGATATAAAGTAAGACAATTGAATATAGAGAATAAAGAAGTGAAAAAATTCAAAAGCCTTCCATATGCTTATAATGTTGGTGCAATGATGGAATGGATCAATTATTGTCCTAGAACATGGGAAGAGATTAAGGATGTTATGTTTTTTAGAAAAAATAAGTAAAGTAACGAAAGCGTTCTTTCATTGGAGGTGGATATATGGAGAATAACATTAAAGAAGCAATTAAACTATTGGAAAACAATGGATACTTTGTAGCAAAAGTACCGGAAGATAAAGATTTATGTAGCAATGCAAGAGAATGTATGGAAACAGGACATGGAGAATGTATGGACTGTAGTTGTTTCGCATGTCTTTGCGGTAGTGATATGTAGGAGGTTGTATATGAATGAAATAGAAAGAGTTATGAGATATATTAAATCAACTAGAGATGCAAATATTGATTGTACTATTACAATTGATAAGAGAAAATCTTGGGAAATTTATAATGCTCTTGCAAAGCAAGTATCAAGACCTGTAAATATATTTGACGAAGAGATCTCAACGTGTCCTACATGCAAAAATGAATTAGATTTCATTATGTTCGAAGGAACTGCTTATTGTTCACATTGTGGACAAAAAATCAAATTTATTCATTAGAAATATTACTTTTATGGAGGTGAATTTGCATGGGATATGACGGTGGCATAATTATTGTAAAAAAGAAGGCAGTCGAAAAAGTAAAACATCTATTGGTTGCGTATTCTTTCTCAGAGCTATACGAAAATTATTTGTATATGTGGGAATATCCAGAAAATTATGACATCCCAAAAGACGAAATATCAATCGTAGCAGATTGGTTCAATGAAGATATTTTTGAAGAATACTTCATAAAAAAGCCTCTTGGGAACGATGAAGCAAGAATTGTCACAAAAAATATTTATGAAGACTTCGTAAAATGGATTGAGAATAAAGTAAAAACTACAACGTTATATGATATCGCAATAAAACGGTTGAGTGATAATATGGCACACACTTATATAGATGCGTATAATTCATTAAAAGATTTAAAAATTGATTGGAATAAGGAATATGTTGTTTTTAGAAATGATTGGTAGGAGATAGGAATATGGAGTTCAAATTTTTTTTGTTATTAGGAATGTTATTTTTACATCTTGTAGACGATTATTATTTACAAGGTTGGCTGGCATCAGCAAAACAAAAATCTTGGTGGGAAAAGAATTCACCGGATAAATTATATTCGCACGATTATATTATGGCTTTATGTGAACATGCATTTAGTTGGACATTTATGATCATGTTGATTCCGGCAGTATTTAATTATATGTGTAGTCAAAATATCCCAATTGATTATTTCTTATTTTTTGTTTCAAATTGGATTGCTCATAGTATTATTGATAATTTCAAAGCAAATAAAAAATATATTAATCTGATTCATGATCAGTTATTTCATATTATTCAGATTGTATTAACTTGGTATGCGTTGATTGTAATTAGATAGAAATATTATTTTCGTGGAGGTGAAAGATTATGGGAAATCCTAGATGGTCTTATGATGAGATGGTGAGAGAAGCAGATAGAATTATTACAGAAAGTATGAAAGTAGATAAAGATACTCCAATAGAAGACTTAGAATTAAGATTAAAGGCTTACGATCACGATAATAACTTCTATTTTAATTGTGGAATTGCAGCGTCAGACGTAGCAAATGATATTTGTATGAATGGCAGTTGCGACGAGATGAATACAATGTTTTGTGGATTCGCAATGTTTAGAGATTTAATTGGAGTGAAAGACTCAAATGGAGAAAAGGTTAAGTGCAGACGCATTTTGTATGATTTAAATGATAAACCATATGCAATTAAAGGTGATTGTCCTCGCTGTGGTAATGGACAACTTGTATCTACATTGGAACAATATTGCCCTAAATGTGGACAAAAGTTAGATTGGAGTGAGTAAAAATGATTAGTGCAGAAAAAATGAGAAAGTATTTTTCTAGAAAATATTCTGATAGAAATACTGCAAAAATGATAACAAAAGAGATAAAAATTAATATCGAATATGGTGTAGTTGATCCTACATTTGTTGGAAAATGGTATAAGGGATTATCTGAAGGCACTATAAGAATTCTAATGAAAAAAGGATACATCATAAGGGTTGGAGAAGATAGGCATGAGGGTGAATTAGGCGTATTATTTAGAGACGTTGATGAAGACAATTATATTGGACGGCTTTATACGTTACCGGATGAAAGAAACATTTCATTCAGAGAATATACAAGAGAGGTGAAGATATATGAATTATAGAGAAGTGGAATTTGATTGTGGAATCAATATTAAGAGTGCAATGGAATATTTATATCGCATTTCTGCAACAGATAATTATAAATATTGTGGCTCATTTAATGGACATACTTTAAATTCAGATATGACATTAGATGAGGCATATACGGAATGTCTTGGAATGAGTTATAAAGATTGGATTAGACATCAAGAGAATCAAAGAAAAGAACTTATAGAAAAAGAAGAAAAACATAAAAAAGAAATTCCGGAATTAACCGATTATTGGATTGAAGAAGGTCATAAAGTCTTATCTGAAGATAAATGGAAACTTTGGGATGAGTGCGTTCCAATTAGACTAAATGATTTGTATGAAGGAATGGAGCTTGGGTGTTGTTTAGATATCATCAAAAGAATAAAAGAAGAATCAATTGAGGCAGGTATAGAAACAATGAGAAACCAAGGACATTCTGGAATGTCATGGGGATTAATGAAATCAATGATAAAAGCATTTTGTGACTGTGGAGATGAGTTTTTAGAACAGTTAGGTGATTAAATGAAGAGAGAATATGTAATTGTATCAAATAGACATAAATCGGTGTTCTCAGGATGCATGTTATTTTGGGGACATCATACGGAAGATGATGAAAAAAGATCTTTTGGTGGATATACTTCTGGATTAGATAAATGTGAAAGATATACATTGGAAGATATCCATAAGAATGGACTTAAATTCCCTCTTTATAACGGTGAAGATGAATACGAATTCAATAAAATCGATGACGTAATTGTTAAGATTGATGATCTATTAGCGTGTGATTGGTTAAAAACAATGACTGTGGTTTATAGACCATAGAGAATAAGATAGGAGATTAAACATGAAGGTGACAATTGATTTAGAAAATTTAGAAGACATCGTAGAACAAACTTTAGAAAATAATGTTAAAACTGTTATAAAGGAACAGGTTGATGCAAGCGTAAGAAAATCTATTGATGATCTTGCTAGAAAAATAATTGCTGAAAAAGTTAGTGATAATTTTCAGAGATTTGTTGACGAATACATTTCAACAACTAAGATCAAAGTTGGCGGAAATTATTGGAGCGACGAAGAAGAAAAAGAATATACGGTAGAACAATATATTAAGAAAGAATTAAAAGATAGACTTGAATCAAAATCTCTTAGAGCAAAGAAAAAGGGACGATCAAGCTCATATTCTGATGACTACGAGCAGGTAACTTTTGAAGAATATATTCAACGTCAGTTTGATTTCGATGAAATGATTACTAAACATATTGATAGATTTATGGATGATATTCGTAAACAGGTTAATAAAACTATGAAAGAAACTTTCGATCAATCCACAAAGAATATGTTATCAAATGCAGTTCTTAATATCCTTGGAGCTAATGAAACATATAAACAGATTGAGAACAATATCAAATGTATTGCTAATGCAAGGAATTAGATATGGCAGAAGTTATAGTAGAATATCATATCAATGATTGGGAAGAATGCGAATATTGTAAATGTGTATATTGGGAACATGATACAGGATATGGTGAATATGATTGCCAGATGCTTGAATGTGAATGTTTAGGCGATGAATGTCCATTATCATTTGAATATACAGTTGAAGAATAATAAAAAAACACACATTTTATCCAGAGAATTGAGGTGAAAACAGTATGGATTTAGATAATTTAAGTTACGGAACTTTTATTGATGGAAAATATATGGAAGTAGAAACAGTGGATAACTGTATGAAAATGCTTCGATATAGATTTGATGATCAGAAGAAGACGATTAATAACTTACGAAATCAAATTAAAGAGCTTACAGATTCTCAGTATAAAGACAAAGAACTTCAAAAAATGAAAGCTGAATTAGAGAAAATGCAGCGAGAATATAATAGAGGATTCCCAATCACAGATAAAGAATGGGATGCTATTGAAGCTTGGAAAGAAAAGCATGATAGAGAAGTTCACGGTCTGACTGAATGTAATGAAAGAATTGGTGGAGCAATTGGCGGTCGTTATACATTTGAGTTTATTCCAACGACCATCGGAATTATTGG